AATGCGGGCTTCGAGTTGCTCGTTGTTATCGGGAACGAGTTGTTTTCCAATTGGACTGTTTATTTCTCTCATTTAATTCACTCCAAATTGACAATTCACGAACACATAGGTATTGGTTGCATTTGGTTTCACTAATCCATTCGCTTGAATCGCAACAATTCCAAACGATGCCGCACCCCCAACGCATGGAAACCAGAGATCCAAAGGTGGACGCAATCCTACGGGTAATGTAAACGCCGCAGCATCGACTGTCCCAGAAGCAATTGTACCTTCAATATAGACAATTGAACCGATCTTTCTGAAACGAAGCACTTGATATCCTAAATTCAGATTGACCCAACTGTTTTCAAAGGCGGGCTCATTCGTTGCTCCGACATTATGCCATGTTTCATAGAAAGTTGGAAGTAGATACCCCGAACTACTATTGAGAAACCCCGCCGCCGTGATCTGCCCCGCATAGAGGTTGCGGAAAGCTTCTGTTTGGGTTGATACGGCAGAACTTAAGGCATCAATCCAGAATGAATCGGTGTTGGCATCTGCAGATTGGAGTCGCACATAAAACTTACCTAAATCATAATCATTAGCGGTAAATATTGGTTGCGGGACTTGATCAACCCACCAATTAACCGTACTGTTCCGAATAATGTAGAAGCAGAAATGATGCCATGCGTCGAATACAATCGTTGACCCCGTGACCGTAGCCCCAGACCCATAGGCAGTGCAAGCACCAGTTGTTTTATTAATGATAAATGCAGCAATATTGTTAACTGCGTCTGAATAGGATATAAACCAGAGATCATCATTCAGTCCTGAAGGCACATAAACCCATAGCGAAATATATCCACTACTCACATTGGTATGATCATAGATAATAGTAGGATAGGTATCCGTTCCAACACACTTTACTGATGCAGAATGAGATGTCTTCGTTTCCACGGTTAATGTTGCGCTCGAGGCAGTAATTAGTGTAGGGGTCCCGCTTGTGCCCCAGATCAGTGCCGAGCCATGTTTATAGTTCTGGGGATCGCTCACGATTACATCCAGATGAGTTGTGGTTCCACTAAAAATTGGACTTGTAATTGGAGCCTTTAAATTTATAGCTCCACTCGAACCTGTATATTCTTGATAGAAACTGTTTATAAAGCCACTAGTTGCATTGTAATTAGTATTTAAAGTGTTGAAAGAACCGGATGTTGTATAATATAATCCGCTTAAAGTCTGGAACGCCGTCAAGGGGGTAGTTGTGGCAATTCGATTATCTACATAGCCGCTTATACTAATATGCGCTAAATTGTTCGCGTCTGTTAGGGTTTCAAATGCAGCGACATGTCCACTAGCGACGTGGTATTGGTCGCTACTTCCCATTACGTTCGACAAATCACTATGCTGTGTAGCGGAACTATAAGTAAATACCTTTGCAAATGCCGATACAATTTCGGTAAACGTAGACGCATTTGCTTGAACTATTATCTTACCGATAAAGATATTGAATTTAGAAATATAATCCGGTAGAACACTTTGTGGCTGCGCAGCTTCGGCTTGCGCGAGTGTGTAGTCGCCCACACCCATAATTACATTCAAATTACCTTCTGCACACATATAAATCCAATGCACGCCGTACCTATTCGCCGTTAGAGTTTGTAGCGAATAATCCGAGAGCCGGTTATATTGTGTATTATTAATCTGGTTAGTGGCGCTTAGAACACTAAACGTGGATACGCCGGAACGGTAATAGTAATGGTCGAAATTAATATCGCCGGTTAAAGCGCTAATTATAACTTCCGTTAGCCCGACATAAACTACACCGGCAGATAATGAAACCTTCCGTGTTGCGACTTCGCCTATAACTAAACCATTCATTCGTTCTCCGATACCACGCGCTAATAAACGTTCAGTTTCCGCCCGTTGAAAGTTTCGTAAGGTGGTCCCTACATTGAGAACTTCTATTTCAGTTCCTTCCCGATACGCGGTTCCGAGTGTGAACTGATTGGTTCTCTTAACGGTTGAACGGTCAGTTGTGACACTGACTATAGGTGTTCCGGCGTTATAGTCAACATAAAGATAGTTTATCGAATTATCGGTTAAAGCGACTTGCCCGCTGGGAATGTGGAAAAATACTCCTGTGGCGTTTTGATAATCGTCGGTCTTTATAAAGCCTTCGAGATCGGTATATGCTGCACCACTATCGCTATTCCATGTAATCTGTCCACCACTTAAACGTCCGGATGAATTAAATTGGTCAATAGCATCTCGAATGTTCGTGTATTTTGCGGCGCCGGTATACATTGAACATAACTCATAAATCACACCTTTGGAAGGCGATATATTTGACACTCCGGACCATGCCGTTCCGTATGGAAGATTAGATACTATTGTATCTACGTATCCACTTGTGTTCTTATATCCGGAATAGAAGGTGTTTATAAACCCACTTGTTCCGGTATATTGTTGGTAATGTCCGCTTTCAATACCGGTAAATATTTGGAAAGACGAAATTGTAACGAACGATGCTAAAGCGGCGTTAATTGTGGGTGTGGAAATGGATGAAGATGTATTATTGAGAATGGCTATAGTTACATCCGGGGCGCTACCACCTGCTACAACTCTCGCATAAATCTTTATAACAAATCTATCGGTAGCCAAAACTGTTACTTCGTTTAAGTAATTAGAGAGATCATATTCCGTGTCCGTCGCCGTTAATGCTTCGCTAATCGTCGTAGTTAATAGAAGTGTTTCCGTTCCGGCGGCGACACGTTTTGTAATCGTCGCATAAAGTTTAGTTTCTTGAGTTCCAGAGGTCTTTTTCGCATGAATATGAATGTTTCGTAATCCTCGTGGTAATACCGTTGCGCCCGGTTCGCCTTCTTTAGTAATGAAACCCTTTAGAAACGTATCGCCTACGGAAAGCGATGAATAAGAATATTCCACCAATGGTAATGCTTGGTAGTATCCACTCATGAGTTTATAAGTATTTCCGCCTTCTACAATGGCGGAATCTTCATCGGTAAAGAAATAATTATAGATGTTTGATAGAGATTGTTGAAGCGTATAAAGATTCACGGCGTCGGTAGAGTCAATAGGATTTCCTACATTACAAATCTTGTTCCCGCTCATATTTAAATTCGCGCTATATTGTGGAAACGCGTCGTGTAAATCCACGTAGCCGCTGGTATTTAAATACTGACCGCTAAGAACTTGAAACGCTGAAAGATTTGCTTTAGTATCTAATTGCGCTTTATTCACGGCGTCCAATGCAGTTTCGCCCGTTCCTAAGTTAGTAATCTTATTATCATTCATATTAAGCGGACCATTAATAATATCCACTTCGGTAGCATAGAAATCCAAATGGTGTTCCGAAATAACGGTAGTATCGCCGGAAACGTCTTGAATAATAGCGGGATTGTTAGCGCCTATAACCCAACCAGAATAACCGAATCCAGCATACCAATTACCATTAAAATACTGTTCTTTAATCTGCGCTCTACTGGTTAAGAATCCGCTAATCCAGATTGAATTAAGCATTCCAATAAAGAAGGATTCAACCGCAACACCACTTACATACGCGAATTCGTTTCCTGTGAAAGTTTGAAATGTATTTAACCCTAGAAACACATTATCCTTAACCTTTAACGCGTTTGAAGATACTTCAATCGTGGCATTATCTACTTTCGCATCTAAGAATCCGGGAACCAAGTCCGTTAATGATGCTCGCACTTTTTCGTCTATTGAGACTATCGCCCCACCGCTTGTAAGGGGAAACCATGCGGCACCGGATTGCCAATACAAATTTCCGGTTACGTTTGTTAATGCGTTACAGTAGGATGATGGAAGTGTTGCCAATGAAACTGGAAAGAATACTTGTGGTCCGACGCATATTCCACTTCCATTTAATTCCATAAATCCACCACTAACTCCAGCGTTCATAATCCACTGTTTTGAGAAGGGTGGCCCAGTATAGAGTCCACTACTGGACCCTAATGTAGACATATCAAAACTTGAAGCCGATGAAAATTCACCGTCAAGATTATACTTATATACCATTATGTTTGCACCTGAGGAATAGGGTCTTTATCGCCTAATAATTTCTTTGTAATAGCATCCGGTTTAGATGTTTTTGGTCCGGTGGGCATTGGAATAGCCTGAACCGATTGAGGAGCGGTTGGTGCTCCGGGAGCCGTTGCTACTTGAATATGATCATATATATGAGTATGCGAAGCCAAAGCCAAAGGTTCAGAACCGCAGATTTTTACACTGGTTGAAGTAATTTCTATATAATTTGAATCCGGACTTGGTACACCTGTAGAAGTAACGGCATACTGTCCTATTAAAACTTTTGTTTTCGCTGCTAAAATCCATGCTCCGGCAGAGTTATCGTAATATAATGTTCCACCGTCGGGAAGTGTTAAACGAAAATCTTGAGGACTATTTCTCTCCGGTGCTTCATCGGGTTGATAGATTGCGCCGATTTGAACACCTAATTCCTGTTTGCCTTGCGGTGACGCCACTACTACTACATTCCCCTTCGTTTGTGGAAATTGTATACCAACGCCATCACCGGCGTAAGGGGAAGATACAATAACGCGAGCATCGGAGCCTTTATCTTGTTGCACCAAATTTGACGCATCATTACTAGTATCGCTAAAACGAACCTGTTCTTCATACGGTAGGGCGTCCTTTATGGTGTTCACCTTTCCAATCTTAATAGACTGTGGCTTAAACGTAATCTTCGCTTCTAACGCCTGACGCGTAATAAATGGAAGCGTATGTAGCATTTCAATCTCGCTAATAGATGCATCAATTGCCGTAAAGAGTGTTTTTATCTCTTTCTCTTCGTAGCGGTATTCGACATGCACACAACGCGTTGATGGCGGCTTGGAACCTTCTACGCCGATGGCGAAACTCTGACCCGGCGGCGGAATAAGGTTTCCGATATTCCGTCCGGCAGTAATATTCTTTGAACCATCGGTATAATGTACGATTACATTGTCTTCAACATAAAAGACACGATCCTTTCCTTCAAAGATATAATCTTTTACGATAAGTTCGGAACCATTCACGAAAAACTCAAATCCATATTCGGCGCATAATTCCGCTAACAATACTTCCCCTACCCCTGTTCCATGGTAGCCATTAAACTGGACGTTTTTAAGTTTAGGGGAAAGTGTGAGTGTGGCTTTAGAATAGCAGTTTTTTATTATTTCCGTAATGACGGTATCAATTGTTATCTTACCGGCTTTATAAACATCGACATGCGTCTTTAGATACCGCCATAAGGTTGGAACGAAATAGAACTCCCAGCATTCCATATGAGCGTTCCACGTAATAGAATCTAATGCGATTTCCACATCTACATACGGTTCGGCGTAGGAATATTGATAGAACCAAATGTTGAACGTATTCCCAACTACCATCTGGCTTAAAAGTGCTTTATCGCTTTGGTAACAATACCATAATAAATAGTTCGGACCGCGAAAAAGAGAAAGATGCATGGAAAGCGAATCATTGTTCTGATCGTTATGATTTGTGCCCCAAATAGGTTTGCCACCGGAAGCAATTGCCCATGTCATGTTGATAGCCTACTAATTATCAGTCCGTTATCATTGTATTCGAATAAGAGTAGTATATTACGCGCACTACCTAATACGAGACTATAATTATTCCCGCTATATAAAGGTTGTTCCTTGGTGATACCGTCACTGTCATTTACCGTGAGTTTTTTCAGATCCCATCCTAAAATGCACCGACAATCCTTGGAACCGTTATTGTAGGTAATACTTAACTGACTTGGCTCTAATAATGTTTCAACTACAGCCTTATAAACTTTGTGGAGTTTAGTTCCGTCATTAAGCGTTAAAGTTGTGTCATTTACGACCGCATATCGGCTAAAGTCTCCAATAATATTCGTTACCGTTAAATATGGCGCAGTAGCGCTTTGGTATGCCTTAGATAATGAAAATGGATATAATTGTGCCTTCAAATTCGCCGAGAACGTTTTAATCTCTTTGTTTGTTGCGAAGAGTGATGTTAGCGGTTTAGTAACGGTTATAAATCTTTCCGTCATTCTATTTGTATCGGATCGTGAGAGTTCTAATGGTTTAGCAGTATAATCTGCCGTAGCCATAATCGCTCTATGCGCTGAATTGATTGCTATATTAAAATTAGCGGTAGTTTCGTCTTGCGCTTCAAATTCTACATCCCATTTTAGTGTTTGTGTTTCCGTTGCAAAGTAAGTATATTTACCGGTATTTTCCTTTTCACGACTTAATCCCGGAGTAGTTATATCTACTAATTTTACCTTTGTAGGAATTGGTGGTGGAACATAGTGGCGTAGTAACATACTACCGTTTATAATACCCGCGCCTTCCTTTGTATTTCGTGAATAGATAAGTGTTTCAATATACATATCGAAAAGAACTTCATCTTTAAGAAATATAACCATAGTTTTATGCGTTTTACCTTCCATAAATGAATAATCATTGATATCGTATAATTTAGAATTATCACTGGAAGTTGGTATAGCATTACTATTTTTTAACTGCGCTTTTTGTTTTATTAAGTCAATATTAGTTACATTGGGTATACTGGCGGGAGTGGCTAATTGTGGAATTATAGCGGTATTGTCTATATCATATGACTCTATATCTTCTACTCCTTGTAAATGCGCAATTTGTAACGCAACCAGTGTTGCTGCTTGATAAATATCGTTCTGGAGAGTAAAATCTATACGCAACGCAATATTACCACCTTTCTGATGCGCCATGAACTCGCCACGGATAGCCCGATACTTTAAGATATCATGTGAACGGGATACTTCATAGTTCTGCACAGTATATAAAGGAATGTACCCTACAATTGCATCTGGTCTATTCAGTGCCCAGTATGCAGCTAAGTATAAAGCATACTTACGGGAATTGTTTAAGTTAGTAACACTGGTTCCCATTTGTTTTGCTTTCGCTTCAGTAGTTAAATTCTTGTCAAATAATATCTTTGCATTTTTTTTAACGGCATTTATAAAGGGTTTAATCGGCATTATGTTCCCACCATCTTTGGCGATTTATTTTTTAGGAGTTCTTCTATTTGCTTTAATATATCTTTTAAACTATTAACATCATCATCCGTTTTAACACCAACATTTAATAATCTTTGCATACTTCCACTAAGTTGTCGTAAAGGATCTCCTAATTGCGTTGTTGCTTCTATTCGCGTAGGATCAATATTCTCAATTGGTAACTGAACTGCATTTTCCCCTATAGCAGCAAATAAACGAACTGTATTGGGATTCTTTAAATCTTCCTCCGTTTGTTTTGTTTCGGTAGCAAAACGCCCAAAAGGAATATTAGTTCTCACCATTTCATTGGATTTCTCTATATTCTCTGCAAACTCTTTGGATTCCAGCATACGTATAACACCTTGAGTGTATTCCTGTTTACCACCTTGTAATTTTAAGAAATCAATAAGAGTTTTACGTTCTGGTGTATCTTTCTGTAATGCTTTCGCTATATCTTTCGGGAAAAGCATACTTTCATCCGGTCGGGTGAACTTCATTAACTGATCCATAGTAATCCTCATAGTCGCTTTCTCATCAAATCCTAATGAAGATAACTCCTTTCCTTGCGCCGGACGGAGTAGTGTATCGTATACATCCTTTGAAATGTTCAATGGTGTTTTACGCGTCTGTTTTATCCAAGCGTCTCCTTCTTTTATAAGGGGAAGCATTGAGCGGATAACATCGGGTGTAAGTTCTCCTTTCCCGCCTTCATAATCAGAAATCTTCTTATTTAGTTCATCGACTGCGCTCGCACTCATCTGTCGTTCTTTCGCCTTGTCGTAAATATCCTTAATTTGTTTCATTTCAGGTGTTAGGTGTTCCGGCGATGTATATTCCGGATTATACCGCGTTACTTGTGTAAATAGCGTCGAATTCTCCAAGCCGCTAATGGTTTGTGTATTGGTAAGATACCGTCCCGTCACTTTCCCCTGATATGTTAATTCGTTAACCATTGCAGTGAGTTGTTTAAATAGAAATGAATTATAACCACTAGTTCCCGTGCCGGTTTTTAAAAGGTCTAAACTCGCGAGAATATTACCTAATCCTTTATTCTGTTGTGGATCATATCCGGCATTAAGCATATCTACGGCATTTTTTATAGCATTCTGAACTACTGGCGTAAATTGTTCAACCATATTCTTTTCGGTATCAATATCGAAGCGATCCTTTTTGCCTTCCAAGTAGCGCTTTATATAATCGCCCGCATCGTCATACATACCGAGATATGTTTGAGACTGAACGGGATTAGATGCAAAGGGAAATATGCCTTTAATCATCAATTGATTAAATGTATTCCCAAATTCCTGACGCAATTGAGTGATCTCATTGCTAAAACTCTTATCTTCTTTATCGGGCATATATTCTTTAAAAAGTTTTTCCATAGCTTGCATTTGCTGGGTTTTATCCGCTGCCGCCTTACTACCACTTTCCCCTTCTTTGGCTTTCGTCTCCTTAGCGGCAATAGAATCCTTTTTAGCGTCTATTTCCTTTAACTTAGTAAGAACAGTATCTAAATCCTTGACTTCGTCGGCGACGAAACCGAGAGAAATAAGAACCTCTAAATTATTTGCCGACATTCGCTACCGCCTCATCTAATGAATTCACAACTTTAGGTGCATTCGCACTGGTCCAGAATAAGAACTCTTTCTGAAGTGGCGTGAGTTTCCAAGCGGCATCGGTAAGGGGAATGTGATAGTAATACACTATCTGCGCTAATTCGCGACCATCCGGAGTTTTTATAAGTTCTACTATTTCCTTGCGAGAACGCCCAGACATCTTTAAAACTTTATCCGCAATTTCATGAATGTATTGCATCTTTTGCACATCCTCTAAAGTTAAGCCATTTATAAAGTCGCGCATAGAAATAAACGCGATATGGTAATCTACAGTATTATAAAATCGTCGGATCTTGTCATAGTATTCTGGATTCTGCGGCATATTTTTGGAAAGTTCCACTTTCCCTAACCGGATATCCATAATCGTTTTAATAATCCGAATATCATTAATCTCGCCATAAGCGGCATCTTGTGCTTCATCCAACTCAATACTCGCTAACGGACGCAATGTAATTGTAATGTCATTATAAGAAAAAAATTCGCGGGCTAAGATGCCCTTGCGTATGTAGTTTAGCATGTCGATCACACATTAGTTGGTAAATCAGTTGCTTCCCATTCAGCCATTGCTTCAGTGCGATTGGTTTCAATTTCTGCCACAATATCGGCACCAAACATATTGGTGAACGTTTTATAAGTTGTCGAATCAGGAATACCGCGTTCATACCGTAATGCAATACCGGAGAACGTTTTATAGGTAACTTCGTTGATAACGTAGGTTCCGTCTACGCTGGTTATGTAGCATTTATCCAGTATTTCCGTGAACAATTTAAATGCATTAGCGCTGGAACTTTCTTTACCAACGTTAAAGATATCAATCTTAAATGCCGTTCTGGTATCGGCTAAGGTATCCATTAATCGAATAGCTACGGTATGAACCGGGATTGCTATGGTCCATGTATAACGTGGATACTTAATATTTACACCTTGATTTCCCGCTTCCAATCCGTCAATAGGTTCAATATCACGACGTTTGGTAATGTTAATCCTATTGGGAATAGCTAAATCTATTTGCGCAGTTCCGGTTGTTTTAGGATAGGTAATTCTTGCGCCTATCCGAATTTCTTTATAATCCAAATTATCGAGTGACATTTTATGCTACCTCCAAAGGATTAATAACTAAACCTTCAATATCGCTTTCCCATTTAAACTTTACGGCGACATTGTCCACAATCTTCGTGGCTCTCGCACGCGCGAGAATAAGTGCTTGACCGGTATCTAATGAGTCTTCATTCGCTAAATACGATTTAATCGGAATAGTCACGCTAACGAATCCATCACAGTATTTATCGGCAACGAGTTGATTCATTGTAGCGCGAATCTGTGATTCTATAGCATTAATTCCTGCGATATTGTAGTGAAGATTGCTATTGGCGATTAATGCCTGTAGATCATCCATCAATGCGGCACGAATAATATCCCGGCATCGAACAAAGTTTAAGTTGCCTTCATTACCATTTCCAAAGGTGTTCCCATTTCCAAAGCATGGAATTTTTTCGCTTGGTCCGTTATCTCGTTCAATATATGGGTTAATTTTAGATGCGCGCCAAGTAGAAACTTCATTACGTTGTGGATAAACGGTTTGTGTTGAAGTTGTCGCGGATTTATACATCAAATTATTGCGCGGATGTTCTCTTAAGCTCACACTAAACGCCATGTTATCCATCGAAACACCATCTGTAGTCTGGTTCCCTTGTGAGATTGTTAGGTATGGATTAGCGCCAATTAAACTCTTTAAATCGGGATACTTCGTTGTAAGATATCCGGAAGCGTAACCTGACATTTTGGTTGTGGTTCGAACTCCATCGGGTAATGCGCCATAGAATACGCACGCATGCGAAGCGCCTTGATAAGAAGTAGCCATTGATGCGCCTAAACGGATATCTCGAAGCCAATCGGCGTCGGAATAACATTGTCCCGAAGCATACTTATAGGAACCCGAAACATTAGGATCTAATGGTTGCGCGAGATTCTGGTCATACGCAAAAGACATAATATACCAGTCTTTATCCAATAAAGCGTTATATGCGCGACTCATGGCGCCAATACCTACATCGGCACGAATTCCATCAAATACGAAGAGTCCGCTGAAAGCACCTTGATCGGCACCCGAATAGTAGAATCCTGTTGCGGCTGCAAAGTTTATTGCGCCATTTAATGAACCGTCGGAACCTAACCCACTTTGCCAATAAGTTCCTTCGGCGACTGATACCCATCCACTATTTGAGTAGTTAATTTCTACATTTGCAATTGAGGTAAGGGGAACATACGGGCATTTAAATGTTAAATTACTCGCATTTTTTAATCCTTCCAAACCTAAGTCTTCTATCGTTTCCGTACTTCCACTTAAAGCATAACACCATACTCCGGCGTTAGTTGAACCTTTATTGGCTAAAAAATCAACCACGCTTTTATATAGGGCACTTGAAGTATCGGTAAGATAACTGTCAAGTTCCGTTTGCGTCCGAACATAAAATGGATTTTCCGTAGGTTGTGTTGATACTTTCCCTATAATTGCTCCATTGTTTAATGTTCGTGCTTCCGGAAGAACGGCAGTTGTTCCATAATTTACTTGTATAAAGTTTACCATCATGCATCAACATCCAATATTATTCCGCTTATTTCAGTGCCCGTAGAAGCGATTGCAGTTGGGGAATCGGTCCATATCTTCATAGCATTTACGGTAAAACTCAGTTCATACCCGTAGTATTTATCTATGAAGTCTTTACCTATATCCCGCGCAGGCGCCATAGCACGATCAAGCGTTGCACCAGTAATTATATTACGCCAATTAGTCTTTAAATACGTTTCCACACTATTTACCCATGCTTCACTTAGATACCGACCTTTAATCCATGGATAATCCTTGGAGAATGCGCGAACATACACATCTTCTTTCGTTCCATATCCATACCATGAATACATACCATTAGGCGCGAGATAGTGGTTGAATCCTTCACTATATCGTTCTTTGCGCGGTAAAAAGGAAACTACAACGAATGGATTTTCGCCTTCATAATCTTCTCTGGAACGCATAATATCCGGAGTATAGCCGGTATAGGAAACATTGTGTAATCCGCTGATTAAACTACGTCGTTGAGTTTCGTTCAAGTTCATCCACCTTCAATACTAAGTTATAAACGCTTAACCATGGGAACATACTATAGTCCGATACCGCAATACAACGCCACCGCTTTCCCCTTCCTTCAATATAGGTAGTCTGAGGATGTGGTTCGTTGCCGGAAACGAATTTAACCGGAATAGTCATTTCCGCATCACCACGAATGATATTACCATCCGCATCATGAACTAATTGGTCTGTACCGGGACAAAAAAACATTTCAACTCCGGTGTAGCGATAGTCAGTGTGGTATACATCGCCATACATATCTAATGCACCAGAGTTCTGGATATACGTATATCCACTATTATATTTGGTATTAGAGTGAACCCACATCATAACCACGGTCCGTTGTATCGTCTTCTACAACTCCGGCAGCTGCAAACCGACTCTTCGCCCGTTTAAAACGTATCTGGATAAATTGTGTAACCTTAGCAAAGGCTTGCATACGATACGTTTCATGCGGAATTAACCGTAAGAATGGTTTAGGACTTCCCGAAGCAAAGAAGAACATAGGTATAGAATTGTCATAAGATTTTTGCGATTTTCCCACCTGTTCGCTGCGAACATTTGAGAAAACACTTTCAATTTCACGCGCCATAGCCGCACGTTCCAGATAATACAATATCTCTGCGCCCTTTAAAAGGTTGTATAGATCGGTAGTAATATCTAATGGATCTACCGAAAAATCAACCAAATTTCCATCAACATCGGACGTGGCAAGTTCATGTCGTGTCGCGTTAATGGCGGTATACTCAGGGTGCCAAAATTGCATTACAGCAAGAATTTCTGCATCTGTAGCATACATCTCTTACACCCCATTGACACACTCAAAGATCCAATTACCCGTGACTGCGCCGGTGATGTGAAGATAATGTGTATCGTATCGTGGAACGTATTGCATACCGGAAACCGAAGAATAGTAATCCTTTTTATCGGTAATCGTTTCGAGAGTATAATAATTACCAATTTCCGAATTATAAACCTTTCGACTAAGGGTGCCGGTAAATCCACTTTGGCAGAAAAATGAGAAGGCTAATAGCGGTGATGTATTTGAAATGGATTCCGATACTTGATTACCCGAACCCTTTATAAACGAATATTCTGTTTTTATCATGTTCATCACCTTTAAAAGAGAAAAAAGGCTTACACCAAGTGTGTAGCGATCTTGTTAACTTTAATTACCCGTGCGAAATCTTCCACTGCGGGAGAGAACCCAAGTTGCACATTTGAATAGGTTTTCTCTGTTTCTGGTTCCATCCAAGTGTGACCATAAGGAACTTTAACATCAGAATGCTTGTTATTGGTTCTGTAGCAGAAAGTGTTTCCAATCGGTCCATCGGGGAAGAACATGGCATATTCATAGGTTACCGCAGAGTCAACATGTGTCATAAAGTCGTATTTCAAACGGTCACTCCAAGTGTCTTCACGTAAGTCACCCAGACCCGGATATCCAACCTTACCACTGTTCACGCTTTGATCTTTCGTGGTTTGATTCGCGATTACATCAAACGTAACACCTAACAAAGATGCTCCAACAGGTTGCTGTGTAGTATCAACAAAGTATTTCACTTGATCTTTAATCTTAGCGTTGTTCTTTAATGCGAATGCGGTATTAACACCAATTAAACCTTTCTTGGTGGGTTGTCCACACATTCTCATCATGTTACGGTCGATCTTGGTAATATCATGCATAGGGTCGGCAGTCCAATTATCCCAAGCCACACCACTTAAATAATCGCTTTCCGTTGATGTTGCTTCCGCGGCATCAAAGGTAAACCCACGAGCAGTAGATTGGTCAGAATATTGCGAGATTGCCGCAGCATTCATAGCAAGATAGTTTAATCCTTCGTATTCAACACGTCGTTCTACACCTTTAAGACAGAAATCGGTTAAAAGTGCATTACGCATATCCAAGAATCCGGCTTTAAATTGGTTGGTGAATTCCTCGGTTCGTGCCGGAGGCATCCATTCCTTAGTTAAGCGACCTTGGAATCGTTCCTTTTTAAATCCAACACTTCGTGCCTTCACACGTTCATCGGCATCATAAAGTTTGGACATAAATTGTGGATCGGCGACGATTGGAACCATAATTTCGTCTTCAATACTTGCAACTGCACCGTGAGCTAAAGGCGCGGGAGTTCTGGGCAAGAATTTGGAAATGGTAGGTTGCCATACCCGATCATAAATCTTAAATGCTTGATAAACTGCTTCCTCGCGCATCCATGAGGGTTTGTTCGAGAATTCGGTATTAAGCAGATTATCTAAAATACCATAATAGTTTGTCATTTTTTATATCCTCCTAATAGTAGGTATAGCGAGTATACATCGTTCCGGCTCCATCTGTTGCAGAGACTCGAAGGGCGAATTCACCGGTCACTCCACTAAAGTCCACACTTACTTCCCCTACATTTTGTGCATATCCTGAAGGAATGACATTGTAGGCTTTCGCTCCACTAGCGGACCCTGAACCATACGCGAAGATAATATCAAAGGGAGCATAGGTGAGCGACGCTTTTTGTGATGCGAACGTAGCGGTTTCGGTGTAAGTTTTCATGCATTTGCTGGTATCAATTGCTTTCATATGGACTTTGCCGTAGGTTCCGGTATGAATTGCGGCTTCTAATGAGAACCCATATTCTGCCATACCCGGTTTCCATTCTTGAAATCCCGAAGGATGTGGTGCAATTCGTGCTTGTGCCGGTAAAGGATTGGTTCCTTGAACATAATAAAGATCATGAATTGCTTCTAAATAGAGTCGAATATCGCGTCGGAAATGTCCGAGACCCATGCGATCATTATCCACGGTTCCACTTGCAGCCCGTGTTTTATAAGGTAATCCGATTGCTTGTTCAATACCGGATAAATCCGTATAATTTACAACTACACGTTTATTGGTTCCCGATTCCTTTTCGTCAGTAATCTTTACCGGGCGACCGATAAGTGCCCATTGACCGGATTGCATTATATAATCGCCGTAGGTGAATGTGAATGGCGGTTCGGCTTCAATACCTTCTGGTAACGTTTGACTCATTATTTAGCACCTGTAAATTCTTTCATCTTCTCGTCCATACGTTTACGGAAGTCTTCCAATTCTTTGGTCTTGGAACTCATTTCTTGCGCTTTGTGTTGTGCTTCTTCCATCGTTTCGGTGTATGCTTCCGGAGGGGAAAGTTTGCGCAATTCTTCATAAGTTTCGTTAATTTTCTTTTCATCCCATTTTCGCATATCAGATACAAAGGCTTGCGTCTTTTGAATCTTCGCGATTTTCTGGATGGTAGGCTCAATTCGTGCTACACGGGCTTCTTCCTTAATCAATTCCATTGCTTTATTACTTTTCACAATTTCCTCGGTAAGAGAAGTAAATTTGGCTTCATATTCCTTATGAATTGATTCCACGGTAGCTTTCACCTTATCTTCATATTGCTTTTTCTCGGCTTCGTAGGTCTTATTCTTCCCGACGATTTCGTTCAAAGCGGTTTGAAGTTCGGCGATTTTTGCTTCATATTCTTGTTTTTCTTTGTCTTCCATTTTAAACACCTTGGTTGCTCGACATGAATCACAGTGTGGAATATAAGTTGTTGAGTATTCATAAACTTGCATTTCACTGGGACTATTCTCATCACCATACTGTTCCCAACCGGGTGAAAATCCTACCGGTTTGCCGGCAGCAATAGTTGCCTTGCAGTATTCAACGTGATTCCTTTGCGCCTTTGTTTTATCGAAAAGCTCGGCGACTATTTCTTGATAATGGTTGCCCGCGTCTTCAACAATTTTAGATTCGACAATGCGCCCGAAAACGTTTGCTTTCTCATTCGCTTCCGGATGCACGTGTCGATATAGAAGGGGTTGATTGACTGCATACTTATTAAACATCTCCAGTCGTTTGATACCTACGTCTTTTTCAGACACAGCCCGACCTTTAATATAAGTTTTCCCTTCCTTTTCAAAGATCATATATTTAATAACCTCTTATTCCTTTATAAACCTTCTTTACATGATCCGACGTGGTTCGAATGGCACAAACTTTCTGAACGTACAGCCGGCATGATTAATAAAGTTGGAGTCTAGCGATAACTTACTTTTCGAGTCGATATTGTTCGGGCATCCGAACGTATCGCATGTCATGTATGCGGCTTGTCCCCCTAATACGTCTCCATATTCATGAAGGGGAAATCCGCAGAATCTACATGGGCACGTAAAAGTATGTGTATCGACTCGGTTAAAGTTCTCACTTAGATGGGGAATCCATTTCGCAATTACACGGGGATTCAGTGGTTCGTATTCCTTCATATGCTTTTTTCACCATTCTATATGTTTCTTGCGCAATTTTAACTGATGTTAGATTATCAAGTTTCCGCGCTTTTAAACGTTTGTAGCCCTCTAAAGGGCAATATACTTCTTTTTCTTCGCTCATAAATGCTTCACCAATTCCTGTATTATCTTTTCCTTTATGGTCATCGCAGCGAGAATGAATCCCGATACGACCAAATCCATACCGTCAATCCGTTTGGCGGCTTCCCAATACTGTCCCTTATAACGCAAATGGAACCCTTGCGTGAGACACCGCAAATAACTTCGCTGTGTTCCATCGTTCGTAACCATTTCCGCCTTACCATTGATACGTTCAAATATCTTCGGACGTTCAATTAGGAAGTTCTCCTCGTCTCCTAATGAAACACGATTTCCTTCCTCATGGGCGCTATTCACTACCGCCGTTTTCCGTTTTGTGTCGCCGGCAAGTCCACCGGCAGGACTCTTTCTCGCGCCATTAAGTTCGCCGATACCGATTACTCGCTCATTGAGAACCTTCCAGTTCTCGGAAAGAAACTCTCGAATATCTTCCGGACTCGGCATATCCCTTGTAGCGTCTTCATTTTTGAAGTTCTCCTGAATGCTATTCACAGTTTCCCCTACCGCGATTTCCACCATCCAATCCACACCGTCCTGTAAAAAAGTAATAAATTTAAGCGCTTGATTTAGGTTTACTTGAACCATTAGAACTTACCCCCTTTGCTGGAACCTTTGTTCCAGCAGGCTGCGATGGTGTGTCGATTTCCTTGAGTTCCTTATCTAATGCGGCTTCATCCGCTGTTGATAATGGTTCGTTTAGGAAGGGGAAGCATGGCGCTAACGCTTTACGGCGTTCATTCCCACCATTAAAGACTCTGCCTTCAACGCCCGCTTTAAAGGCATTCGCTATATCGCCGAAGGATGTGGTTCGTAGTTCGCTCCACGTAATCTCGATATCGTCTTCCGTTAATTGTGGCGTCAGATTGAAAATGTAGAAGCGTTTTAAGGCGCCTTCTAATGAGTCGCGAATATTCTCCATGAAATGTATTAATGCTTCATCTGCTGCCTGTGCACCTTTATATACTCCGGGCGCGTCACGTAGAGACATAGATGCGAATAAACCATACGCGATACGGTTATCCATATCGGACATGAATTTTAAGTAAATCTCGCCGCTATTCTTCGGTTCGGATACTTCAACTCTAGTGTGTCCCGGAAAACTGGCGCTGGAGAAATTGTTCAAGCGTTTTAAGATGGTATTCGTCTGGGTTAATTGGTCTTCCATATCCTCGCTGTTGGTGGGATACTGTGGCGTTTTTGGATCACCTACGAATGCCATCCGTAATGGCGCCCACATTTTCTCGGCGTATTTCCGGATAAACCACATAATCCAATTCTTCATGACGATATACTTATTTACCGCATTCATCGGCGCCCGCTTAAAAAGGGAAATATATATGACTACGCGCGGATCATCGGGGATATTGATTACCGTATATGGCACAAACTGCGTTGGAAGTTCCGACTGGAGAAAATCCTTGTAGGAACTATACTTTATAAAGCCGTTCGGATACTGGATAAACTTCCGCCAGCCGTTATACGGATCTGTCACCGTCTTGATAGTCGAAGGGGAAATCCGCAGGATCTCGACTTCATCTGTTTCTTCATCATCCGGACCGGCAGCAACCCGTCCAACGCGGTAGAGTGATGCGGCATGATTGAGATTATCAATCCAGACATCTTTCATCCAGTCGGTAATACCTTCGTTGCGGTTATTGATATGCTTATTAAACTTGCGCAACTTTGTTTGCGCGACCAAGTCTTTCTTGACTTGCACGTCGATACCCTTGCCGATAATGTTGGAAATGGTCAGTGTCGCCAGACTTTGCGTCATTTCGTCCAGAAAGAAGCAGACTTCGTTGTTATAGTAATTTCCGTCAATAGTCATATCAATAATCCGCTTTAAATCCGGATCTAAGTTTGGATTATCTTCCGGATCGACCGAGTCATCAACTTGCGGCTTATGCTTGTTATTATTCTTGTAAATCGGATTGTAAAACATACATATCACTTTCCCCTAACTTTGGTGTAGACTTCACGAATGGACGCTCCTTAAGTGCCCAGAACATAAGCGCAAGCGAGATTACGCTGTCGTCGTGGGTACTTTGCGTTCCATATAAAACTTTACCACTATTACTATAATCAAAAGAGAAGTTTAATAACTCTTCCCATAGGATGTCGGTGACTTTATTGGCGTATTGTGGCGGGATACCGACCGTTCCGCGGGCGAACTCGTTAATGGCGTTCTCAATTAAATCGAACTTGCTATTGGTATCGAACCAGTAGCCGTAATGATTCTTCTTATTACAATACATTACCGTTCTTAAACCGCGTTCCGGCGGAATATAGTATGAAATCTCTTTTTTCTGGTCCCCATAATGGTATTTCCCCTGAACACCGATAGTCGCCAGATCGCGCAAATCGTAGAAGATTTGTTCGGCAACTGCATCGCCAATACCGGTTGGATCAATAATCAACCATGCCGGTCGCCATTTGGCGACTTGCTGCAAGATAAAGTATCGTAACTCGCTATACTCTTGTCCTCCGCGTCCGGGATAGTGTTCCATGTAGTCTAAAACGCGTCGCGTTTTAGAAAACTCTTCACCATTGTGTCCGATACAAATGACCGTGGCATCGTGCGTCTTACCTAAGTCCACCGCCATCGCGTATTGTATGCCTTTTAGGGGAAAATAGCCGTTAAAGAGTCGTTTATCGCTGCAAACATCGAGCCATTCGCGTTTAAACACACCTTCCCCTTCCGAAATAAACTCGGCAAGTTTCTCTTGGCGCGCTAATGGCGTGTTCCCTTCTTCTTCTAACTCCGCTTCAATCTGTGACCGCGTCTTGAATGGATGATCAAATGGGTCGGGATGCACGACGGCGATACGTCCGTCCACATATTCATACGCGTTGGTGCCGCACATTTTACACGGTGGAAGCGCCGGCAGACTATTTCGCTCCCATTTAAGGGCGCCAAAATCCGAGCGCTGATACAATTTCTTACAGTTTTTACAACCAATCTGGCGCTGTTCCAAGCCTCGCCGATAATAATTAAAGAATAAACCGTGTTGTCCACGCGGCGTTGAGGTTAGAATGATGCTAGGTAACCCGAATTTTCGTTGCACTCCGGCAGCGGATATAGTTGGAAATGCATCACCTTCCAAGTTTGTATCGGTAAATTGCGCGGATTCGTCGATAAAAAGCCACCAAAATGAATTTCCCCTTACGTTTGCGGTTTGTCCGAAGGAAAATACTGCTGAACCATTCTCTAATAGGATACGGTCGGATTTCACACTTTTCAACTGATCCGCGAACTGGGAGTTAACCAAGAAGAATCTAATACGTTGCACAAATTTCTCGGCATTATCTTGGGTGTTAGACATAACACCTATCTGTGCGCCTCGATACCGGATGAGTAGCGCTGCAATTAGGCTCGCCACTCCTTCAGTTTTTCCTATCTGACGGGCAAAGACGATGACGAGGACTTCAACAGGACGCGAAGGTTTTATAACCTTCGAACTAATGTCGTAGCCATAATCGACGATGTTATAAATGGTTGTTTGTTGTTTATGCGGCTTCCACATATCTTCCGGACGCGGGTTCTGGTAATCCGGCACCGATGCACCGGGTGTGATGAAGTATCTCGTCGTGAAGAAGTAGGAACTAAATGCCGCGGTTATTTCACTCGTTTTGATTCCTCCAGTTGCATTTGGGCACGTATATACTCTTCCCGTTTCTCTTGTGGAAGCGACTCTAGGATGATGGATATCGCCTTGAGTTTATTTTCCTTCTTACTTTGTTCCACATTCGCAGTTAAGGCGCCAATTTTCGCCAGACAATCCATCGCTAACTTAGTCCATAACTTTAAATCGGGGTGATCCATTACCACAACCGTCGGGCGTCCGTTCTCATCTTGCCCACGTATTTCCCGCGTTTGCCGGTGGAGTTGGTCAACATGCGTCATGATCTCGATGTAAAGTTTGGTAAGTTCTGCCGACGCTAAGACTGGAACCGTTAAATCGGCTTCCGAAGGGATAGCAAGCACATAATTACGAGGCATACCCTTTGAAAGAGATTAAAGGTTTATAAACCTTCGCTAAATCGAAAAAAATGTTATTTTTTCATTAGTTCCGGAAAATCGGTAAATATACCATGATTAATACTCGCCTTTTTATAAAGAATATTAATACCTCTATTATTAAGTTGGTAAGTATGATTAATAGAACCTTTAGGAATAAACCCAACTTCCATCATTGCATATTTCATTGTTTCATTCCATACATACCGTCCAATCATATTCTCGCACTTATGTTTTAATCCATAAGATGTTGTAGTGTGATTATATGTTTTTTGTTTTAGGGGAAGTATGTATAATCTTACCCAGCGCAAAACTAAAGGATATATCTTTATCTGAGATTCTACAAATTTTGTATCACTCTCTTTATCCTTATCAGACTTTATAGAATGTAGATCATCTACATTCTCCATTAGATACTCTTTTAATCCTTTCATTTTTATTCTTCCCTTGTATAGTATTCTTCTAAATCATCTGACTTTAATTCTTCGTGTTCCAAACCCAAAAAAGATTTTAAGATATTTAAAGCCATCTTTCCATACCAATTTGTAGGTGTAGTTCCATTATTGTAGTGGATTATCGCATCTTTATTCGATAGTTCTATCTTATCACCGTTCTGGAGGATACGATTCGACATTACAATGATGGGTGTATTGGGATGGATAAATGGTCGGACTCTATGCAGTGTTTGTTCCACTTCGGCGCGTTCAAGTTCCTGAAGCATATCAGAACAATCGAATCCTAATAGGATACCTAAGGCGTGTTTAAACTGCGGTGGATAATGGAATTCGCCATAGATAACCGCCAAATCCCACTCTTGATTGAACTTATTAATGCCTCTTGCGGCACCATAATGCGGATCTTCTATCTTATTGTCGCACCATGCCTGTTTAGTTGCAAAAAATACCTTCTTCCCGTCGCTACGAAGTTTATTAACGAAGGTTTTTACATTAGGAAACCACTCTTTTGACGCAACTTTCGTGAATTTTCCCCTAAAATAGAGAAAAGGGTTGTTAATCCGTTCCTTAATATCAATTGTTTCCACACGTCTACCCATAAATAAGCGTTGGAATGATTCCGGAGTAGTGGCACAGTTAAAGATAACACGTTTAAAACGGGTAGTGTCTAACTTATTTAGCGCATATAGTGTGTGACCGTCGGAAATTACGTTCTCTGCATGATTTATAAAGCGATAGAGACGAAAATCTTCCAATGTTTGTGGTTCGTGTTTGGTTACGCCAATAACTTGATTGTATACCCAATTACGGTTATGGTCTTTAATGGTAATTGGTTCGCCGTAATGAAATTGCATGGTAGGGGAAATCTGCAGGGTGGGACAAATTATACGGTCAGGTATTTCTTCTATCACTAAATTAAGTTTTGTCTGGCTATATATTGTTAAATCGTCATGACATTTCCCGATCATCTCGTAGGGACAGAAGATTAACGGCGCATTAAACTCTTGGGTGTAATAACGACAGGTTTTGCGGCATTCCTTTGAGCATTCCATTTCCCACTGATTACCATGTGTACAGAACCACTTCTTGCCCCAGAGATGAACGCCACCGTATTTTGTTGCAAATTCGCCGCAGAGATCATGATTTGGCATTGCGATAACCCACCGTTCATTTATTCCGGACGCTAACCGATAGACTATAACATCGCAGGTGGTTGTTGTTTTGCCGGTTCCGCAGATACTTCTATTGCGAATGAACTTGCAACCATGCTTATCAATAGCAACTAATACTAAACCATACTGAGATTCTAACTTCTCAAGGACGGTTGTCATTATTTCCACCGTGCTTTTCCATATAGGAATGAAGGTAGTTGCGTATCAAGGCTGAAAGATTAACTTCTTTATGTTCGGCAAAGAAATTTTTAATATCTTCGTCAACACGAATAAGAATTTGTTTACTCATAATATATAATAATATATACAGGGTATTTAAACCTTTTGTTTTTTATATATAAACCTTTGATGATATATCGAAAGTTTATAAATAAACGGAGATAACGAGTTTTTCCATCAGATATCGCCGCAAATATGCGATGATAGATTCTGCCGGATTATATGAACGGGCAGCAAGTTAGACTTTTGTCAAAATCACTATAATATATATAATAGCAATTTTGATACATGCCTTAGATTCTGCCGGCTTGGGGGGTTTGGCAGAAAGTTAGAAAGATAATTTCGAGCCTTATCTGATGCTAAAAGTGCACAGAATGGATGTAAGTGGCGAGACTGATGGTGTGTGGGAAGAATGTGGGATATATGTGTAACCAGACCCCGCCCCAATTTGCTCATTTTGGCTCACAAAAAAACCATCCTATGGGGGGTCTCTCTGTTTGGAAAGGCTCTTGCCTTTCCAATCAATTAATCTAATAAATCAACACAGCATATTGCTTTAAATAGCCTAAAGGCTATTTAAACCTTAGATCACTATGATCGCACAAGAAACTTTCTGCTTAGTGCAAATTGCGCGCCAATACGTTGACACTATTTCGAATGAATCTATTACGCTTTGTAATAGTAATGATGAATCTATTACGTTGAATATCTTAGGGGGAAAATATACTAAATTGAGCACTGAATTTGGCTTAAGATTCCATTTTCGCACCACACTTTCCCCTTCCATCTTAGCCCGACGCTTAGAATTTGGGATAAAGAATATAGGATTTATGCCAACATTAGATTGGCATGGCGTAGACTTAACCAGTGAAGACTTAATGGGGTTGTAAACTAATGAGAGATACAACTATTTTAGGGAAATTAATTGCAAAATGCTTAACTTGCGCCAATTGCGCCCAATCAGTTGAATGTCGAATGTATGATATAGAAATTCAAAAAGTGGCTCTCAAACGCTTAGATTTTCTCAAATCCAAAAATTTGCATACAATCAACGCCAAAAACTTAGTTTGCTCAAGGTATAAGGTGATTCAATAAATGTCCCATTCCACTTTCATTATCCACACTAAAACCGTTGACATAAAGGTTGTGTGCGCTAAGTCTAACGTAAAGACGTGTTCCGCTTATTTCAAGATCTTCTCTTATACCGATCGGTATACGCTTAAGTGCGCTATATTCAACGCTAAATCCGCCGATCATATCTGTGAGAAGTTTGAAATGCTCATCCGAGAAGATTCATACCAATCTAAAATACTCCAAAAACTTATTCTCTCTTCAACCCGTAAAGCGCTTATCGAAAAAATTTATTCCACTTTTAGCACACTTAGCACCAATCGCTAAGATTTTTTACGTCGTATTTAAATCCTTCAAACCGAATATAATCATAGCGTTTAAAGCGCTAACCACTTTTTTCAATTCAATCAAAAATAACGGAGACAAACCAAAATGGAACAATCTGTTTTAGTATTTGCGTTATTAACCTTTGCGTTAATAGCCTTATTGCCGGGCGTTGTGGAAATTCTCAACGCAAAAGAAGAAAAGTTAATGGGTTTCTCACGAAATTCATTAAAGAATCTAGCAAAAATCAATTCCAAAGCGTCAAAGAACAAATTGCGCAAAGCGAAAAAGGCTTTAGCACCAAGCACAAGCATTTATAGCGAATTACGTGAGTCCATTCCAGAAATTGACGCTTTAATCAAATCCTATGCCGACTTTTACGGAAAAGAAATTTCAACCGTAATAAAATACATGAATAATGCTTATTCCCAAAAAGGGTTGGAAAGTGTTATTTCATCCTTAAGCCTATTCAGTGAATTTAAAACCATGAACTATGCTTTATTGCCTTCATACTTTGCCGAATGGTCTGAAAATTGCATTATGAAAGACTTCTTAGCGAACTTAACAAAGTCGAAACCTATGGTTTCGACAGAACACGTAATAGGTTCAACCCACAACTTTAGCGTTGTAAATTACCCAATTGCCGACTTCTTTAACAAATATTCATCAGATCAAATTGAGAAGCACCAATATCAATACGTTGATTATTCCCACCCCATACTTTCCCCTTCTTCAAAACCATTTACCGAATTAGATGTTATCCAAAAAGCCAGAATTATGAAGCGCTTCTTGCGATTATACCCTTTCACTTCACACAATAGCGTAAATGAACCACTTCGAGATTTTGAGAGCATAGTGAAGGTTGAAATGCTTTCATCTAATACCTACAAGAACTTTGTATCAGAAAGTATTTGTGTGGATTATCTCAACGGATTAAACGTTAAAATTCCATCTTATGTTGATCCAACCAATCCTACCAATTTAGAACACAGTTCAATCAAAAATGGTATCTCTTTCTCACGTGACGGTAATGCTTTGTTAAACGCAACTTTAAGCGCTAATCCAGACTTTCTTGCTTCTTTGTGTGTTCAAGATTATATCGCTTATCAACAACGCCAGTTATTAGCACAACGTAAACATTTTTCATCCATTCGAGAAGTGGGTAAAGAATTGATGTATGAAACAATTCCTAACACACAAGAATATACGTGTTCATACTTGGGCAATATCAATAGTAGATCCCGTAAATTGATTCGTAAAAATCGAGAAATTTTGAAGCAATACGGTTTAGAAACACTCAAAATTTGTGAATATGCTGGATTTGCGAAAAATTTGTTCTTTGGAATTGAGAATGGGAATAGATTTAGAAATGTTGTGTTTGAACAACCATCAAATCTAATCGAAAAACTGAATATTGCTGACTACGTGCAAGATTATGATTGTAATGTTGAGAAGAAACTTATAGTGTGTGCTCCCTTATCCCTATTGCATTATATCCCTAATAGCATTAGGGTAATACGCAAAATGAAGTTAGGAATGAAATTACCAAAGGAAATTGCCGAATTTCAAAAAGTTAATGCTAAAGAACTATTTGCGACAAAGGTTTCATCAACACAATTAGAGAACTACTACAAATTTACCATAATTGCTCCTATTGCACAAATTAAGAAGGTTCCCGAAGTGAAAATCCTTTCAAAATTACCCAGCATAACAACCTTTGATCGTGAAGGATCTGATTCATTCATGAATAGCGTTAATCCCGATTACCGAGTGGTTGATCGCAAAGAAAGAAGCGATTTACAAGCACAATATGGATACCTATTTGATTTAGCGCAATTTAAGAAGAATGTAGTTGAACTTAGCGAGAAGCAATTACAACAAGAAGCATATAATGAGACTTTAATCGGAGACTTAGCACAATACAAAGATTCAAGAGAATTGCATAATGCAATTTTAAAGCGAATCGGTTCCGCTAAAGAAATTATTGCTGAAAGTAAATTAACGAATCAAATCGCTAAAGTGAAGGGAGATCAAACACAAAAAGATGATATGATTCGCGCGTTTAACCGATTCAACCAAACCTTAAATGATGTATGCAATTACAGATTAAGCGTTGAAAAGTCTAGCGATATGAAGAAAATAAGTTATATCAAAATCAAGAATGGTCGAAAAGATGGATTAGGCCGCCGATCAGATTTGTTAGCGCAAAATTGGCAATTCTATTATGATAGCGTCGAGACTAATTGCCTACAATCAAGAAGTCTGATTAGATTAGATGATAAGTTAGGGAGACCACAAAGGGGATCTTCAAATCGGATGTTAGCAATTTCTATCGCTAAAGAGATCTCTAATGATGAATGTTTACATACCTTGGCGCAAAAAGTATCAACCGAATTGAAAGATCCAAACAATTCAATCGAATATGATTCAATCAAAGAAGAATTTAAAGCCTTTATGCAAATTAGTTTAGCGCAAAAAGCATTAAATCTAATTACATTAGAACCAGAAGAATTTGACGTTTTAATCGAATATGGCTTAGCGCACAATATAATCTCTAAAACCTTCTCATATTTCGCTTTGAAATTACCCGCTAATAATGAGACAAAATTAGGAATGGTTCGACATTTATTAGACAACGCTAAAATTGAAGAACTTTCTTGGGATAACTTCAATTCTCAAAGCGATATATTCTGTATCAAAGAAATAGAAAGAGATCTAACCGAGAAGGAAATTAGAATCCGAGAAAAAGTTCATATTTCTTGCGAACAATCCGATAAAGACAAGGAGACTCTGAAGGCAAAGAAAGAAGTAGAAACATATCTTTACATTAGTATCGCTAAATCTAATGAAGATAACATTAATGCCATAGTTGAATTGCTTTCAAAAAGCGATAAGGAACAAAGAATTGAATACATTATGAATATCCTAAACGTTTCATCAAAAACCGAATGTTTCAACCATATTGCCTCAATTCTTAACGCTAATTCCGACAAAGAAGCAATACAACAAATCGCTAACCTTCTAAACGTTAAATCCAAGAAGTTGGATACCATAGCCATTTTGCTGAAAGCACAAAAATTATTCGACGTCGAAATAGTGCAAAAACCAACGAACTTTGTTCAACCTTTCTTCAATTTTAAGCCTACATGGTTTGAACACGTATTAGATTTAACGCTAAACGGAAAAGCGAATAAGAATTGGTGTTTCAAACAGTTCGCTAAGATGTTTTACGCTAAATTACCAATTAACCCTACATTCAAAGAACAAATCGCTTTGTGCAAAAAAGCGCCTAATGGTAATGCTATTTGGGTTGAAGGTAATAGCAAAGCACAAAAAGCGGAATATATCTACAATTGGAATATACCTTTTATGCTTCAAAATGCCATTAAAGCGAATCCACAAAAAAGCGCTTTGTTGAACTATTACTTTAACAAATTTAAGTTCAACCGTGCAATAGCGAATTATCTTGTGCTCGTATTAAGTGAGAACAACAAATTAGCGGTTGAGAAACAATTGAGAGAAGTGGGATCTAATGAAAAATTATATACAATTGATCCATTCAATTTCATCAATAACCACTTCAATTCAAATCAATCCATGAGAGAATCATATGAATTGAAGCAATATCTTAAAGGTGTTGAACAAACTGAAGAAGATAAGCAAAAACTGATTGTATATAATCCAGTTTATTCAAACAATAGTAAATTTATCGGAAAGGTTAAGGACTTCAATATTGAAGCATTAAACATCAATAACCATACCAGATTTAACAGAGATTTGTTAATCAAAGCGTTAAATTAATTTTTTTTTTCTTTCTTCTTTATTACTTAGTACGAACCTATGCCATACATTTCAACGCAAATAGGGCTAAAATCAATTTGAATATTCAAAGCATAGTTTCATCCTTTCGAATGTAAACATTCGAAAATAAGGGATATTTTGGTTAAAGCATTATAAACTTAGTTTCCATCAAATCTATTGAAGATCTTGTCGATTATAATGGGTTGAATAATCTCACTTTCCTAAGATCTTCAATCTTTTAAGAGTAAATTAAATTTGGTTCGCTATATTTTGACTACTTCACTTATTCTATAGTAATCATGAGAAAAATATTATTCTCTCTCAAACAAAAACAATTAATTGAAGCACAATTCAAAGCATTATTCAAAGCGATTAATGAAAAAGTAATCAATCTACAATTCGAATCATGTATCTCTCTTATCAATCAAAGAGAGAACAATAATTACAATTATCCCTATTACCACTAAGTAGAACTAACAACTAAGTATGTAGAACTAACAACTATGTAGATGAAACAATATAGAAAATGAAGAATATATCAAACAAATAACCGAACAATTCAAACAACAAAGCAATACAATTGAAATGTATAATGCCTATTTCTATTCAATAGAAAGAATCAAAGAGAGTAATTGCTAAATCCATAGGATTTAGCATATTTTTTTATGAACAACAACAAGATCGCTAAAGATTTGAAGGATTTTAAACGAAAGAATGATATTATCTTTGACTCGAAAATTGTAGGTAGTATGCTTAAAGATGGATTCAATTTAAGAGAAATACTACTCAAAAACCCTTTATAGTCGTTTTTTTATCTCTAAATTTGAAGGGATATTATGAGTGAACAACCAACCGATAATGTTGTCGCTAGTACTGTCGGCGATAAACTGTCTAAGCCCACCAATCAAACTGGGCAATTTTTCAAGATCGTTAAACAAGTCCTTGAGAGATTTGTTAATGTATCCACAAAAACAAGCATTAGTGTCCCCCAACGGTTCGCTAAAGGTGTGGATAAGGGAACAGTGGAAAAAGCGAACTACTACAAGAAATTCTTCGTTGATCTCGAAGAAGATATTCCAGAAATGCCTACTCCATTAGGGGAAAATCCAACCGAGAAAGATAAAAAGAAATTCAATCTTGCCATAGGTAAGGTGGAAATGTATAAGGAGTGTAAAAAAGCATATGAGTCCGACGCTTCAGAACTGTCTATTCTAGGCTTATGCTTTAAGGCAGTAGAGTCCCAGAGAGAGATCCTTGGTTCTGAATGGGTTGATACCATCGAGAAAGAGATCGATCCCCCAGAAGTAAAAGCAGAGAACTAAGCCTAAATCCGTTTGGATTTAGGCATTTTTTCATGGTAATTGTAGTAATTTGTATACTGGCAACAATCTATATGTTGAAACAAGGAGTCGGCGAAATAAAATGATAGAACTAACTATACCAATCGAAAATGCTCCGGCATTTGGCGTTGAAGGGGAAATGGCGGATATAGTGAAATTTATATCGGCTACTCATCCACAATCGAATAAAGTGGATATAGAAAATACATTACTCGAACTTATATCCCGCGAACCTATTAGAGTCGTATTTCATCCCGTTGGATGAAATATTCACTTCATGCTAAGGCATGGAGTATATTTTATGGCGAGATTTTACATAACTCCAAAGGGATTACATTCGGATATAATCCTATTCGGTGACTCGTATAAGTTTGAAGATAACAACCTTCTCGTTTATAGCGGAGATACCAAAATTGCCTTTATCAAATTAGAAGATATTAATTGTGCCAAACAAGAAGATACCGTTATCTGGGATTAGTTTTTTTATGATAATACCTCACACTAAGAAGAGATATGAGCATCCATGGCAATTTCTATGTAGAACATGGACTGAAGTTATCAAATATTTAGAGAATGATAAACTACGTCATTGGTATTACTGGAATGATGAAGAAGGATGGCTTTTTGTATGCACTGAAAAGGCATAACATTTTTTTATCTACTCGAAATATACATGAGAACCCTAACACTCCATTACCCCTATTAAGCGGATAGTAAATCCTTGCGCAAGGTCGCTTATAGTCGTTATATAGCGGTTTCCGATAACGTAATACCCTTCGAGTTCATAGCGTGGATCGCTATATAAATGCCTCCGACTTTCGACGGAATTTCGAAAGAAGGGATACTCGGTATCCATCAGATACCGAGAGACTAAGTAGTTAAATGCCTAACCGTGCTATGTAGATACGCCAAGCTTCACTGCGGCGAATGTTGAAACGGATATAAACTGTCCCTTGATTCTCCATCCTAAACGGATGGAGTATTTTTATGAGACGCGAACCTACTACGCCTATTGAAAGACTAAAGGCATGGAAAGAGATTGAATATGATATGCGGAATATGACTGGTGATAAATATAATGCCTCGCAGATTAAGCGCTGGAGTATTAAATGCCTTAATGCGTATAATATTGTATGCAAACATTTGGTGAAACTCCATATATTAGAAAGTCTACTGCTTAAGTAGATTTTTTTATGATCCACTTAACCGATGATAAAGTCGAAAATATGCTAAGTATTAGCGATATAAAGAATGAAACTAAACGGCATAACCTTATTCGGGCCTATACCGTTGTTATCTCCAACAATCTAACTCTTAAGGAGTTCGCTTCATTGTGCGCCAATAATGGCGTAATGTATGTTGACGGCGATTATATGATAGAAGATGATGATTAATCCCTTTTTTTATGTATCCAGTATCCATCCAATACGTGTTGGATAGGTTAAGTTTCATTAAGCATTCATCCGATAGGTGTTTAGAATGTGAGAATAGACTATTCGCATTAATAGCGTTAAAAGGCGCTGATTATACGGTGTCCGACACTACCGGTCTCGATCCATTTGACGCTAAAGTCGTGGAAATGTATAGTAGAGAGAAACAACAACTCGACGAGGTCGCGAAGATACTATGAGAGTCCTATTTAAAGCGCCATTATCTATTGCGCTTTATACGGCGATCCATGAAGGATTACATATAGTCGCGTGCCTATTATGTGGCATTAGAGACATTACCTTCTTCTTTAGCGTAAATAGTCTAGGTATTAGGTATCCGCATACAACGGATTTGAATTTGTTCTTTATATCCATACTTCCCCTTCTTTTCCAATTCGCGTATAAGAACTACTACTTCTTAGGCATGGCGTTCGGAGATATAGTCGTGAGTTTACTAATATCCGCTTCGGATATATCCCAGTGTATTGCCTTACAGCCGGAATTAACGTTGGCGCTATTCATATACTTTATTGCCACTTTCCCCTTCCGTTTAGAGAAGGGTATGAAAATGGAATTTTTTTATGAGCAAATCGCCTCAAATGGAAGCCTTTCTAGACGATACCACAGAGGCTATCTATGGTATCAAGCGCACTGACGCTATCAAAAATAGTATTTGTCCCGCATGTAAGGGGAAAGCAGTGGAATTTAAAGATGAAACAAGTAAAAAGGAACACTCAATTTCTGGTCTATGCCAGAAGTGTCAAGACGACATTTTTGGCTAATTTTTTTTATGTTCGAAAAAGAGTTCATTTGTGCGGGCTGCGGGAAGGATATTCCCAAAGAAGATATTAACATAACGGATCGCAAGCAATATGCGTGCAAAGAATGCCTATCCGATATTCATAACTATGGCGAGCAAGCGAAAATCTTGGAGTATATAAAAACTAATATCAAATACACCAAGTCGTTTAATATAGCGCTGGGTGAGAAGGAACCTATATTTACGGAAACCTATTCCACATATTATGATAAAGACAAAGCCTTTATAGTCGTATCCCAAGGCGATATTATTATCCGCGCCGCGAAGAGTTTGAAGCTTCTTCTGTAAATGCTTTAGCATTTACAGTTTTTTTATGTTCGACTGGTCTATATTTCATGCTGCAATGGCGGAATTTCACCGATTAATGGTGGATATAAAGCGGAATTTAAAAGCGCTAGAATCTTTGCGCAATTCTAAATGCGTTCGCATTTAGAACTTTTCTTATGCCACAGTATTTAGTTGTATTCGGCAAAAGCAAATTGATTGTGAATGCCGATAAGATGTTTGAGGCGGACGATGAATTGCACTTCTTAAACCGCACTGAAACGAATGAAGAACTCGTTGCGTTAATAACCAAGCCTAAAAGATATAGTGTGACCGAGACTAATCTGTGAATTTGCTGTTGAAACTACGTTTCAACAAAATTCACTTTTTTTATGAATCCACAATTATGTGAGCGCTTATGTGCCATATTTAAAGACGCTGACTCGATTAAGTTTGAGACGGCATTACGTACCATAGAAGATTATTCCGTATCTGTATACGCCGGTGTAGTATCTTATGGTGTGCAAGATATTGTGTGTCAAGCGCAGTATCCTACAGAAGATAAAGCCTTTGGGAAATACATGACTTTTAGGAAAGAGTTTACTCGAACCGTTAAAATGCAAGGCTTTCCGCTTATTACATTCAAGAATGGCGCTGAGGTGTATATCATTAAGCGACGAATATGGTTTACCTACCATGGGTTAACCTATTATACCGCCACACACAATCTTAAACTAGTTATGGAACTTCCGTAGTGCATGCTTTGGCATGCACTATTTTTATGAAACAAATAATATTTGATACGGAAAAAAAGGTTATTGAATGGCTTACGAAACTTCAGCCATACTATGCTGATAGAGTAAATGAGTTTGGATTCTATGTTCTTAGTAGAAAGGGGAAATTGGTAGTAAAAGAATGTGTTCAAGGCGACCAAGAATCTGTAGAACTTCAAACCCCATATAAGGCGCGATTTGATGTTCATACTCATCCATATAACCCTTTGTGCTCTATGTTCTCATTTGATGATTTTAACAACTATGTCAAAGTGAATGCAGATGGAATTATGATTAATAAATTCGGTTTATGGTTCTGTGATACTCAACGTCTAAAACCATTATATAGCGCCTTAAGAATTAAATATGATGTACATAAGGATACCGATATTGGTATAGTTAATATGAATGTTGAACTCTTCGGTCTAGGTATTCTCTCTAAATTATGTGCTACGTGAGTTTGTTTTACAAACTCATTTATTTTTATAGGTGAATCCTATTATGAAGTTTAAAGAATTAGTAGAAGAAACTATTGGAGAATTAGAGAATGGAATTGCTAATGCAAAGCAAATCCTTAAGGTTTTAGAAGCGAAGAAAGCCGTTGTTGGTTCTAAACTGATGCCGAAGGACAAAGAACCCGAAGATCCCGAAGGAAAATTAGATGATATTATTGAAGGTATCAGAAACGAGACCGATATTAAAAGAATAGAGAAGAAAATTAAAGATACGCTATATAGTTTAGCGGGTTTTGAAGACTGTTTAGCGGGCTTCAAAGCGATCAAGTTTGTTTAAATGCTTAGAGCATTTAAACCTTTTTTTATGCTTCTTAGTTGGTTTTTAAAGGGGAAAGTGGTGGTAATGGGTGGCTCCATTACTGTATGGTATAAGGATGATATTGTGCTATATATTTCAAGTGATAATTGTAGTGATATCGTTTATTTCCCGTGTCCAATTTGCAACAACGCTAAGAGTAAAATATGTCTCATCTTTAAAGAAGATACGGTGCTTAATTGTCAATTACTGCCAACTTCCCCTACCTTTCCCGTTATCTGCTATACATGTGACGCTATTATGCAAGAACTACCTAAAGCCAGACATAGTCGCTATAGTAATGCGCAAATCATAGAGTTTTACGAGAAATTGGCGACAACAACTATTTAGCGCCATTTTTTTATGCTCAAAATATATCGCAACAATGTCTTTTATAAAGAAGTTGAAGCGGATCTGGTGTGCGAAATTCCCGACTTACAGTATGGCGATGAGGTGCACGACGCTGATGATGTACCTTTATATCGCGTCGGATTAGTTCCATGCCTTTAGAGCACACCTTTTTTTATGATGCGAGAAGAATTTGAGCCTTTATATGGCTCAAAAGTGGAAGATACTTTCTGGAAGACTGTGGAAATGGTTTATCACCATCCATACTTTAAGGATATGAACAAGGAACAGTTCGCACAAGCGATTAAGTCGTTTGGAACACTAACTATGGCGTCTATGGCACAAGAAGGGGAAGCCGCATTGAATGCGTATAATTCGATAATCGCCGCCAACAATGAGTCCTATGAAAAGGTTAATAAGATCAAGAGTGACTATAAAAAGACATATGGAATTGATTTATAATGACAATCGAATATGCTGAACTAAAATATGATCCCGATGAGGATTGCGAAGAAGATATTGAAGAGTTTGACCTCGTCGAAGAAGTTGTTTACGGCGATAGACGCTATACTAAGGCTTTTAATGGTACGCCATTTAGGCGGGAATAAAGTATGCAGCGAGTATTTAAAAGGGAAACACTCGATGATTTTTTGTCTTCTTTACCTTTTCACTACATGCTCCCTTCTAATCTCATTATCGAAGAATTGACGCCAACACTTCTTGAGATGGTGACTGCATTCGAATGAGAAATGTAGGCAATTTTGATCGCTTAGATGATTATCTCGGAATACATATCGCTAATTTCTGGGATCTATGGGACAATTTCCGTTTCCAAGACTCTTTTGGCGATTTTGAGGACTGCATTATAAACGCTTCATAACCTTTTTTTATGTTCGAAGTGGTTCAAGCCTCGTTGGAAGGACTATATAAAGGTAAAAGCGTGAAGGTTTTAAACGTATTAGATATTATTCCCGGTTATGCGTACGTGTTGTTTGAGATAAATGGGGAACGCATTAACAAATTTTACCATCACAAAAACTACCACTTAGAGTTTGAGTTTAAAAGAGAGAAATAGGGCAGTAACACCTTTTTTTTTTTTATGGAAACTATTAAGGAATTGAAGGCTTATGAATGTCCATACTGCCATAAACTATATAAAGATGAAATCAACGCAGTTGAGCATTTAAAAGATCATCTTAATAATATAATCGCCAATCATTACTGGGAACGGGGATATAATCTTAGAATGATTAAGTATTATACTGGATGGCATTGGAACCTAACTGAAGAACAAGAGAATATTACCAAGGATTCGTGCTTTGTTATTGAATACTGGCAATGCAGTAAATTACCATGCTATAGAATTATTGGATTTAATGATGAAAAGATTAATCTTAACGGTAAAGGCGGCTATAGTGGTTATTATGGCGATTATCTTCCATTAGAAAGTCTTCCTAAAGCACACAAGAAAGAGGAGTTTAAAGAATATGAAACCGAAAGAACTCATTAAGATCTTGACGCAGTTTAATCAAGACGAAGATATCACCATATACAACACATCGGAGTCTCAATCGAATGTCTCGAATGGACGTCTCGTGTATGGCGATAACGACAATTTAGAGATTAGTCAAAAGACGCAAGGCTATCCTATTCTCCCCTACTGTAAATTCTTCTTCCCCGATCTCCATGAAACTAAACACTTCTTTAAACGGGAAGCGGATATGCACAAACTGGAAGAAGTGTTTGTATGGTTTACGCCGAAGAAAACATACTTCCGAATTGGTTACTTATTGTATGTTTCCAATACACGAGATATACCCGCTACTGCGGAGTTTATAAAGGGTATTCTCTAAATGCTAACGTATTTAGAGTCTTTTTTTATGAAAGTTGTAATTAATCACTGTTATGGTGGTTTCGGACTCTCTGATGAAGCATATGAATGGCTTTTAGCGCATGGTTGGAAATCAACCGAAGACGGTAATTGTAGAGATGAAAAAACACTCTATAAAAAGCCAAAAGGAGATCAATATTTTGGTAAATACTATAAATGTGGTGACGATTTTAACCGTGCTGATCCGGATTTAGTAGCATGTGTTGAAGCTTTAGGAGAGAAAGCCAATGGTAGATTCTCTGTATTAAAGGTAGTAGAAATTCCCGACGATGTGCAGTGGGAAATCTCTGACTATGATGGTATGGAATGTGTTGACGAGAAACACCGGAGTTGGTATTAGAGTATTTTTTTATGTCTCGCACGAAACGTGTATATAATCGGATTGACAAGAACTTTACCAAGCAAGACGGCGATTGGTATCGCTTTAAGACGCCACCTAGATGGCGACACCCATGGAAACAAGACATAATGAACGAGCCTTCATTATGGAACACTAATCGGAAAGACCATCGGATACATCTACAGCAATACCTACTAACCTTTACTCTGCACGCTCAAAACGTGCAATATTTTTATGTTAATTTGCTTGCAAATTAACAACGGAAAAGGGAATCCCTCTCTCAATTTTTGTTTTGTTCATAGTATTACCTCTTTCTAGCGGTTACGTGCCGCTTCCCTCCGAGTTGCTGAATGCTAAGCGCATTCAGTATATTTTTATGGAAAAAGTAAACTTCTTTAGGGGTATTAGTGAGATTATAATGGAACTGCCAATTCCCTATAATAATCCATTAACTGGTGTGATTTTACATAGTGGAGATGTGAATATAACACTCACTACCGGAACTAATGAGAACTGGCATCTGGTGCAAACATAATGGAAGAATATACTTTAATGCGTTCGGAAGATGAAATGTACGATGATCTATTTTAGATCATCTTTTTTTATGGCGGAACAACCTCCTATTGCTAATGTTTCCGTGCCACCAGTGGATGCGCCAATTCCAGACGCGCCTAAGAAACATGGACGGAAAAAGAAATCTACAGAACCCATTAAGGCGACTGTTTAAATACCCTTTTTTGTGTGTTCATGTAATGAACACACCTTTTTTTATGCACGTTTACACTTATGAAATATCTCGGAGTAAAGTAGAAGAATTAAGATTAATTCTTTTACCTAAAATAAATGATATATTAACATCTTGGTTAGAACCTTCAATTAAATATTATTCTGTTAAGTTAAATGATCCAAAAATGTGGTATTTTACTAGTTCTACATGGAATGAAGATTATACACCCGAAGAACGAATTTTAGATAGTATTTTATGTTCTCTTGGTGATTGTATTTATTCCTAATATACATTTTTTTATGCTTCAATCAGAAATTGAACGGGAAGTATATTATCGCCGAGATAATTGGGGTGATATTGATACGAAGATTAACGCCTTCGATGTAAGTAGTGGCGTTATAAAGATGGGCGACTTGGATTTTACTATTACCGATGCCGCCAAAGCACAACTCTATAGCCGTTTGGGAATGCCGAATACACCACGGGATTTTGAAAAGGACTCGGAATTTCTCCAGAAGGCGGCTGATAGAAAGATCTCGCTCTCGGACGGTCCGAGTAAGTTCATTGTGGATAAAACCAAAGCCATCATTAAAGGCGTAATGAGTACCGACTATACCCGTTTGCCCGACCATGAAGTCTATCAGCATATCGTGGATAAATACGGGAACAATTTCGCTAAGAACTCCTTTATAAGCGATAATATTATGCGGCTGAACTTAGAGGAAAAGGAACGGCACGAAACCACCAAAAAGGGCGATTTTATCGGCTTCGGCTATGGTGTGTTTAACTCCGAAACGGGACACTCCTCGCTTGGTGCCACAATGTCCATCATCCGTTTAGCATGCTTAAATGGCGCGGTAAGTCGTAAAGAATTGACAACAGCAAGAATTCCACATAGAGTCGACCGTATGCTCTCCAAAATGGATGACAATATTCTACTCACGTTTAAGCCGCAAGAGTTTTTGGAAGTATTAAATCATGCAATTAATGGGAAACCTATATTAAGTGCGCCGGATCAGTTAGCGGAAGAAGTATTTAAACGATACAAGATTGAGGTGCCACAATACCATATCGACGGAATTATTCCACGTTTCCAAGAAAGCGATGTAGTAGATGGCGGCTATAACGCGTATGGTGTATATAACGCTATTACCAATTACGCCACGCATATCGTAAACGATCCAATTGCTTCTCACGATATCATTTATAAAGCGTATCCAGTGCTTAAATTGTAAACAATTTAAGCCTTTTTTTATGGAAACTATTAACGTATTTATCCGAGAATTTCGGATTGGAAGACACCCAGATCGTAGTTATTGGTGTATATTATTGGATTTTGATTATGGAATGTTTATGTATTATGATTTATCCAAACTGCCGCTAATTTTAGATGTTATTTATGGAGAGAAATATCCTAAACTACAATTCAACGCAAATGGACAGTTGATGTCTATTCTAAAGAATCCATATCCATGCCGTATCAAAGAAGAAGATAGAACTTATAAAGACTTGGGTAATTTCCAAAGCGAAATATGGTTATCAAGTATTTAAACCTTTTTTTATGATTCTTATAGATTTCATTCGTTTAGATATAGGTATTAGTGCCATTCCGGACGTTGATCAGTTGTATTATAATAATTTACACTCCATGCTCTCCAGAATCTATAAGCAAACGAAACTCAAGGAAATGGAATCCGATCCTGTTCATATGGCGCAAGATAGTAATATGTCAAAGATATCGGATGATTTATATGGCGCAATATCTATGGAGTTTATCGGATACAAGGTGAATAAGAATGTTAACAGTCGTTGAGGAAATCGAGACACACCATAAATGGATTAAGGTGGAAACATTTAGGAATGATCTCATTATAGTCGGCATGAGAGTCGATGGAATCGGCAAAGTCCAGAAGGTTTATATGGAAGGATATAACCTTATTTTGTGTATCTCTAATAAGCATAATGTTTTAGTGAAGAAAGGGGAAGCCTTGGATATTCTGATGGATGAACCGATATCTATGCCGCCACTTTCCCCTACCAAAAAATGTGGTGTCGAAGGGCATCTCGTCGGCTATGGAAAGCGTGATTGATTACATTTGCATGCAAATGTAATCTTTTTTTATGAACTCAATTAGTGATTGGTTTAGAGACATAAAGATTAAATCTATGTCTAAGGAACAAATAGTCGCCGTAGCAAAATATATCAAAGAATATGCTGCGAAGCATTTGGAGTTTAAAAACTTCAACGATGAGAAAGCCAAAGAATTTGTGAGATATATTTATAGTTATAGTAATCTCACTATGCCGCAGATAATCTTGGTAGATACGGTAACTAAGATGCGGATTATCGGTAAACTATTGGTATCAATGGAAGAAGTTCCCTTGAATCTCTACGAAATGGAAACTATGACAAAAGAACAACTCCTTGAACTCCAAGGCGAATCCGATAATATACAAGAGCCTTTCGCATGTGATCGCGGCTTGGATGATCTAATGGAAATGGGATACTATAAATGGCAAGTGGATAATTACTTTACCGAAAAGGGAAAGCAAAAAGCTCATAAGTTTATTAAATATGAGAAACTCTTTAGAGAAAGCAATTTCTACTACTTTATCGCCTTTGATAAAGTTGCCATAATCAGTAGACCACCGATTTATATTGATAATGATTCTGAAGGAAGACTGCATTCGGAAACACGACCGGCGATGAAATGCCGTGATGGAACAGAGTATTATTACCTAAGAAACGTAATGCTTGGAAAGGAACAATGGGAACAAGTATTAGCGCACAAGATACCGGATACCTTATCGCCGGAAGATAAAGAGAAACTTAAGGAATATGTTTAAATACTAGGTATTTAAACACTTTTTTTATGAATGGCTACGAAACAGTGTACTATCTATTGGATTTAAATAGTAGAACATTGGATGAAGCGTTTATAGTGGAACACGAAACATTTACGCAGATATTCTACCCACAAAAGCCATTCAGATATAAAGGCGAATGGATAGTAGTTCAAGGCGTATGCTCCTTTTTTTATGGAACCCAATATTCTAATCTGCTACTATCTGAAATACGTCTACATCTTTGACGCTGATGGTAATTGCGGACGGTTTTATATGGAAGGGGAAACTGTGAAGTTCGAAAAGTATGCCAAACTCGCTACTAAAGATTCCCCCGATTTCTGTTTTGATCCTATTGTAACCACCGAGTATTTAAGCGAATATTCTTTAGGCGAAGGTGCATATTCATATGTGGCTAAAAAGTATTTTGATATGCCTATTAGTATTACATTTAAATACGTTCACGCAACCGATATTAAGCCGGTTAATAAATTCCTTTTAGAGAATAACCCTAATAAGGAGTATCAGTATCCGTTAGTTCAGTCTTGAACCATGCTAATAGCATGGTTTATTTTTATGATTCAGTATCATACTATTTTAAAAGTGAATAAAAACAGTATTGTTGTTACTTCCAACGAAAAATTTGCACCTTCTTATGGCAATGAAGTTATGGATTTAAGAAGTAGTAAATTAATAGGTCGCGTAAAACAATCATATCCTTATGATGGAACAGATTTATCTGAAGGTTCTTGGGAAGTTGTTGGTGATTTTCTTGAACCTTATATAGGTGAGAAAATATCCATAGAACACTATAATCCGAATTATAAGTTAGTATCTTCTTAGGGCATTAATGCCCTATTTTTATGCAAGAATATACTCTAACTAAGATTGAGTGTATTAACGTTACATTTATGTGTGACGAAAATATACGTAATTCAAAATACTTAAGTAAAATATATCTTAATGATATACCACAAGCTTCTATATTAAGAGTACTTGAATGTAAGGGGAAAGTGTTAGTATGTGAAGTAATATATCATGAATATCTTAAAGTAGGTGTAAAATATAAGATAGGATATTATGTTGATGAGTATAGATTAGTATCTTCCTAAACCATCCTAAACGGATGGTTTATTTTTATGAGCCAACGATTTGCCGATTTTCAGAAAACATCGGAAGATATAAAGGAGATTGAGTCTTGTATCGAGAAAGATGCAAGAACAGTCCTTTTAAAGCGATTTAGAAATGTAGTAGCGTTTTGTGTGCCTATATTAGAGTTAGAAGGCGAGAAGTATAAGGTTCCCACCGGCGAGAAGGATCAGATGGGTAATATGAAGTATATCAAATACAGTTTAGCCGATCCGAACTTGGAACAGGGCGATTATATCCCGCATATGGGCACTTTAGACCTTTATAAACTCTTTAAGCGCATTGAAACGCTACTCTTATTCATGCTTAAAACATATAAGAATGACTTACAAGATATGAATACTCACGTCTTGGATCTTAAGGAAGGGGAAATCTGTGGGAAGGATTTAATGCCTTAAGGCGTTTTTTCTTTTATAAAGGGTTCGTGAGCAAGACTGGTTCGCTACGTATTATGCATTGCATAATAGGTGATTCGGTGGTTCAAATCCACCCGAACCCACTTTTTTTATGCCATTATTATCAAATGGGAATTCGAAGTTGGGTAGAAATATCTACTCATTTTCCCTACCAACGAGTACGTGTAAACATAAAACGGAATATTGCCGCAAGTATTGTTACGCGAAAAAGGGGAACTTTGTATTTCCAAACGTGGTGAAACATTATGCGTCTAATCTACGACATAGTTATGCTAAGAACTTTAGTCGGCGAATTCGAGAAGAAATTATACAGAATGGAGCCGAATATATTAGGATACATCCATCGGGAGACTTTTACAATCAAAAATACTTTGACAAATGGCTTACAATCGCCACATCTTCCCCTAAATGCGAATTCCTCGCCTATACGCGGAACTACGAATTAGACGCTTCAAAGATACCGCCGAATTTCCATCTCTACTTTTCTATTGATTCTTCTACATGCTTTATAAACACCACAATTACGCATTACGCATTAGTAGCGCCGCAGAAAGGGAAACATATGGAACTTAAGGGCGCTTTTAGAGTCTGCGATTCCAAATGCTATAAATGTAAGGCGTGCTGGAGTTCAAAGATAAATGTTCTATTTCCTATGCGAGGTTGTAAAATTGAGGAATGAAGGAGAAAATATATATGTTAGTGTCGCAGCGTCTCGTTCAAATGAAACTACATTATATAGTCTTGATGATATAGAGTCTATGCTTGACTATTGGCGTGAAATTATTACAGAAATGTCGTTAAAATAGACGATCAGAGAATGTTCGAACTGTACTTAATTTAAGTAACAGTCGGCGAAAGTCTGATCGTGGAATTGCGAAAAACGCTTTAGAATTGATTTTCTACATTTTTGTAAAAAATTTTTTCAAGTCTTTAAATATACATGGGCATGAAATTTCCTACCCTTAGGATTTTAGGCGGAAAAGATAAAAATGCGTCTAATAGGCTCTAATAGTTTGTAATCGGCATTCTTGATTTTTTTATGAAAGTGATACAGAACTTAGGATCATATTGTGATAGAGTTTTTGTCTGGTATCATCCTTTTTATAACAGTTTTTATACTACACAAGTGTGGTTAGGAATTACACTTTCTGTACCCGAAGTATATGAATATTCTAATGTTTTATGGCGTTTCAGAGGCGATTTAATCAATGAGGCGTTTAAATGAGAGAAGTTGATTTGCATACAGTGTTTCTTATGTCTAATAATCTACCTTACAGTAAAATAGTAAATAATGAATGCTGGGTATATATTAATCAATTTATAATGCAGGTGGAGATGAATTTAGATGCATTTCGTAGGTAAAATAATAGGCGATAGTATTAAGGATATGTATAAAGGAGTTTATGGTAAAGACTTTATCTTTACCGAGTATCCTAATGGAAGAGTAAACATAGTAGAATCTACTCCAATTTTCCAGCCGATTAATCGCGGTCAGCCGTTTAAGGTGAGAAAATGAAACTATTAGATTTTGATTGTCCCCACATTTTCCCCTACGTAAAGCACTTTTTTGAGGTAAAACAATTCTTCTATTTAAATATTGATCTGGGAATGGTGTCTTACATATGAAACTCTACGATATGGATTATAACTTTATAACGGAGCATACTATGAAACTTAATAAAGTAATGGCGAAATGCGCTTCTGTATTTGTGCATAGTATTCCGGACTTAGGTCGCTTTTTTTATGATTAGTAAACACTATAATCTATTAATGCAATTAGTGGTGAAGGAACGCGCCGAACTCAATAAGAAGTATGAACACGACTTAACAAATGCCGACTACATTCGCGCAGATACTGAACTACTTTTTGTATTAGAAGAACTAAAGGAGGGCGTCCAACGTATAGCGCTTTCCAGATAAGTCAACTCACACAACGCTTAGAAGATTTAAAACTTATCCTTCAGAGTCTCACCACGAAGGTAGGGGAAATTGACGCAAAAATATTAGCATTAGACATTCGTCTCACAAGGGTTGAACTCAATGAATAGTGAACGGAAATGTCTCGCGTTTCTGCTGAACCTTATCCTTTTAGTTTGTGCCGTTGGATTTTTCCTCTATCAAGTCATGCCGGGATTCTTCGGCTGTGTATTCGGTATCGCTTATATCGGCGTTTCCATCTTTATCGACGATACACAAGACTTATAAACCTTTGCGACCTTTATATAGTATGGATGGAAAACAGCATACGAAATGGTTTTTATGGGCACTGGTCCCATTTTTTTGTTATCTTATCTGGCAAGGATTATGGCTTTACCTACCTTTAGCCGTAATTTCTAGTGGCATTGCCGATCCCGATGAAGACCAGAAATGGTTAAAAGGGAAAACTCATCGCAATGGCTTGACTCATTCCGCCATACTTCCCCTTCTTATAGCATTCTGTTTCTGGCTACCAAATCCATTAACACCATTTATAAACCATTTTAAGGTGATTGCATATCCGGTCATGATACACTTATTCTGTGATATGAAGTGGGAAGGGAATAGCGGCAAGGCGCGAATCTGGTTAGGCAAATACTTATCTCCGGGGTGGAGTCTCATATGGCTTATTGGAAATGCATTAGGTATTTTAGCGTTTATAATGCTTTAGTCCCATTTTTTTATGATTCTTTACAATATGATGCGATGGTATATTACAGGTTTTTCGTTGATAGATTGGCACGGTATCCTTTATAATCCATTTAATAGGAACGAGACATGTTACGATGGATTGGTGAGTTTTACATGAAAGTTATAGATTTTATACGTTGGAATTTAGTTTGGGAGTATAAAGATATAATTTTTAGTGTAATATATAATCAAATGTCTATTATTAAGCAAATGGATTATTGGGGATATGATAAATTAAGTATGAAAACGGTGATATTTTTATGAAACTATTAGAAATGGATCGCTGGGGTTCTAGTTCTAATCCTTCTTCAAGAGTAATCCGTGTATTCGTGGAGATACGAGACCTTCTTAATGCAGTTAGTAAAGCGATTTATTCTGGCTATGGAAATACTGAAAGAGTTTATACTCATATGGTGAGATTTACATGAAAGTAATTGTATTTGGTTTGTGGAAAATATCACCTGCTACATATATAGATGAGTTTTCTATACTTAGAAACATAGCATATATCGACGCTTTTCGTAATGGTAGTATTATTGATAAAGGTGATGCAGTATTCATATGGTTCGCATAGTTTTTTTATAGGCAGATTTCCTATGTTCGGTGATAACAAGAAATTAGAAGCCGTTCGGGATGAATTATATGCCAGAATCTTGGCATTAGAAGGGGAAACTAAGGCGTTAAAATTGGTTGAGCATAATACCGATCCGAAACCCCTTTTAGCGGAAATTGATGTGTTAAAAGCATCCAATTCCGCTTTGCGAGTAGAAATTGATTCGCTTTCATCCAGAATAGCAAAATTAGAAGTGAAAAAGAAGAAATCAAGTGCCGCAAGTGAAACCTAAAACCGTTTTGTTTGCGATCTTGATTTGCATTTTAGTTTATAAAGCACCATATACAGTATTGTGCTTTTTACCACTTTTGTGGCTTCCTAAGCGGGACTTACGGGTGTACGCTTAGGATTTTTTTATGGAAGTTATTGATTTTGTAACCAATCTACGTTTTCCCAATTTATTCGATGATTTGTGGTTTAAGGCAAGTCTTAGGGAAATTACTAAACATGTAGTTACTTATTCTTATACCGCAACCGATTACCATATGGAGTTGGGAGAATGATAAATATTAGTTTTTATTCTGATATAAATTTCTTGGGTATAGAAACCTTTTCACAAGAACTAAGAATGATTATTAGAGGAATTATTACCTATACAGTTTATAGGAAAGATTATAATTTAAACTTAGAAGATTAACTTTTTTTATGTCCAAAAGCTTAAATACTTAAAAGCTTTAATAGACATAAGTGAATTTTATGCCAGCACAAAAAAAGCGCACTGCATACCGACAAGGGGATATCCTCTTTATCGAGACCGACGCAGTTCCATCTACTGCAAAACCGAAAGGCTCCTTAGTTATTGCTGAAGGAGAAGTTACCGGGCACAACCATCAATTCGTTGATGCGACCGCGGTAAAAGTATATACCACTGCCAACAATTGGCAACAATATGCGGAAGTTACTAAACCCGCAGTTCTTCACCACGAAGAACACCAATCCTACGAGATTCCAGTAGGTACCTATGAAGTGCTCCACCAACGTGAAGCCACTTTAGAAGATACCGAACGAAACGTATTAGACTAAACGCTAAGGCGTTTAGCCATTTTTTTATGATACTTTTAAAGTCTTTTTGTGTAACAATTGGGATTGTAGATTATAATCCGACTAACGACTTTAACTTTAAAACGTGGATGGTGTATTTCTGATGAAGACATGCGATTTAAAGGTTCTAAATGAAACGTTAGGTATGAATTTTAGCAGTGCTATAGTAAGTAAGTATTTTTCTTCTTTTATGTTTAAAGGCGATTGGAAGTGGTTTAGTAAATGAACTTATTTAATTTGACACTCTTTATAAGTGATTTTAACTATACATACTATCGCGAGATTATACCAGAAACATTTAACCACTTGGTTTTTAAAGGGGAAAGTGTGCGTGAAGAACATTCCACGAGTATTAAGGAAGGTGGATATTATGCGGATAAGTTTCATAGCGGACTAATATTATGGAGTGAGCGAGGACCGTGATATTATATCAAATTTTAACCTTTAGAACGGATTTCCCCTTAGATCCGGATATAGCGATACTGATTAGATATAGTTTTAATGATGATATCTATAACTTGGAAGGTTGGAAACATATAGGTATAGACACCGGATTACCGGATTTTAGCGGGTGTTTAAAGAAATGATACTCTACCAGTTTAATACACTGTGCAACTACCTTTCCTTATTGGATGGTATAAACTCATTTGCTTTAAATAGAATGGTTGTTTCTGATCGATTAGAAACGAAGGTAATAACCGATTTAATAATAGATTCATTAGAAATCTATACAACAGGTGAAATAAGGAGGAAGTATGATACTCTACCAGTTTAATACGTTATGTAATTTCTGTAATGTCTTGGAGAGTTTAAATTTGCACCATGTATCTCATAATAAAGTAAAAGTAAAAGCAATAGTAATAAGTGATTTGATAATAGATTCCGGAGATAAAATAGTATCTCGTGAAATAAGGAGGAAGTATAATGATCAACTATCAATTTAACACACTATGTAGTTTTTCACGGCAATTGGAACTTTATAATTCGTGCGCTATTAATAGTAGGTTTGAGAATTCTGACTTTCAACCAAAGATGTTTAGCGATTTAATTATACCTTTTTGTTCTACGGAGTCAAATGAAAAACTATTATCGCTTTATAGAGAGGATACGCAATGATTAACTACCAAATGGACACGAATTCGATTCGTATTGGCACTATCGCTGCAATGTGGAGTATCTTTAATGCTAGTTACCACGAACCAAAGATGTTTTTCAATGTTATACCAAATATGTTTGATAATTGGAATTCTATTCCAATTGAGGACGTGGATTTATGATTAATATACAGTTTAATACCATATGCGGCTACTGCGAACAGTTAGATATCTATAGTTCCTTCAATATTAATCGTATGTTCGATGGTAATAGCACTAATATGGTTAATACATCACAGATTATAGAATTTAAAGATAGGATTGGATATTGGGAAAAGTCTAGTCCCCATTAACTTTTTTTATCGGCGAATTTTATGATAGAGAAATTAACTCCCGAACAAGAGAAGCGCATGTACGAATTGCGCGATGAAGTGATTGCCCATGTGTTCAAATGGGAATTTCATGAAGAAGAAACGAAAAAATTCGTGGCATACTGCTATGAAGTCAGTAATTTGCCCGTTCCACCTATGATCGTGGTTGACTCGCCCGCAAAGGCGCAGTTAATCGGTAATATCTTAGCGCCCGTGGACGACTATCCCAACTTAAAGAGTCTGGAAACAAAGTCCTTAGATGAACTCAAAGCCATGGTCGGTAAAGAGGAACAGAAATATATCTCATTCTGTTGGAGAGATTTTTCCGATTGGGGTTGGGTGGCATTCTACCGATTCTTTACGGAAATTGGCGAATTAAAACACGACAAGTTCAATAAATACTATGAACTGATTAAAGCCAGTGGTGTGTTTATCTGGATTGCTTTCGATAAAGCCGCTATTATTGTGCGCTCCCCTACCAAAGTGAACTTGGAACCGCAAATCCCCGGTCGTAATGTCAGACGCTTGCATTGCACATCGGAACCAGCTATTTCATTCCGCGATGGTGTAGACTACTATTTTGTGGAAGGAAAACTCTTCACGAAAGAATTATGGAATAAATTCTTCGGTGGTCCAAAGGCGAAAGGTTCTGAAGTGTTGGGTATTGAAAACACGGAGCAACGGACGGCAGTTATAGATTCATATGGTATTGAATATATGATGGATTCATTAGGCGCCACAGCAATTGCTACGGAGAAACAATGGAGTATCCAACACCAAAAATACGTTCCATGTGAGTTACTGGAGTTTAAATACAATGGGCGCTCAAAGGTTGCGCTTAAAATGATTGATCACACCAAACTTGAAACGCATATACACTTAATCGGCGACAATACCATTAAAACGGTTACCGGCGCGTTAGCATGGAAGTATCACTTAACCGAAGAACAATATAAAGCCTTAAAGTTAAAATATGAGAGCTAGTTTAAATGCTACGCATTTAAACATTTTTTTATGATAGAGTTATATTTTTATATTAACCACGAAGATTTTCCTGTATTATCAAATAAACTAAATAATATTAGAAATAAGTTTGCTTATACTCTTGGGAATAATAAGTGGCGTAAAGTATTAATGTTTGTAATGTGATTAGTATGAAAGGAATAGTATTCCAGTTTAATTTTAGTAGATTTTCTAACAACGAAACTATATTTGATGGTATACCCGAATCATTTTGCCAAATTAGCAAAACCTTTGATTCTCCAAGTGATCTTTATATACAACATATTAAGGGTAGAGTAGTAGATTTCGACTAACATTTTTTTATGAAACCATTATTTGAAGAACTACCAGAACCGCAAGTAAATAAGGAATTACTTGCCAAGATTGCCGGATTTTTTGGAATGCCTATTGCCGATATGAATATCCAGCGTGATCCGAATGAGATTGCTAACGTTTCAGGTTGTAATAATTAGATATCTAGAAAACGAAACTTTTGCCGATGATATAGGAACAATGTTAGGTAGTATACATGAAGCATTTTCTCTTTATAGATTGGATGCTTTTATAGTAATTATGCTGAGGATACCATGAATCTACTACTTTTTACTGTTAAGATGCCGTCTTGGCTCGCTACTGATTCCATTTTTGATGGATTAGATTCTACATTATACAATATTGAACAAATGTGGGGTAGTCATTATGCCGCTAAAGCATATAATGTGTTGGAGTTAATATGAGACTTATAACATTTGGAGTGGATAGACGGCAATGGAATAAGACTAGTATTGATATACTTGATGATATATCTCGAACACTTGTTCAATTCAGAGATCATTTTCAGCGATTTATTATTGATCCACTTGTATATACTATTATGACAATGCCTTAATACTATGGATACCTATTATATTATATGATGTGTGAACGGTGTAAAATGGAACACTTCGAGGAGTATTGTCCATCTTGCGGCTCGGATAAGGTGGTGGATTTTATGCCGTATATACTAATGGTGTTTATCGCTATTTTTTTATTATTATGAGACTACTTAATTTTGAAGCACAAGGAAATACCGAACGTACGCTTCGACTAATGCGTAGTAGTATTGTGCAGGATAAGAATAAATATTTAGGAGTAGTAATTCTAATGGACTTGCCAAGATATAAATATAGTAGAATAGAAATAGCCGAGGTGTTTGGTGTATGAGACTACTTTACTTTAATGCTGGTGGGAGTGGAGATCACCTTTTCCGTGTATTACATAACAATATCACACTTCATCCACACAGCGATTATGTTCATTTTGATTCCTACTCACTGGATTTACCGGAACAATCTATATGGGATACAATTCAATTCGAGGTGTTCCAAGTATGATCGCAATAAACTTTAGTGCGCAAGGTAATACGCAATCTATATTCCGTTGTATCCATTCTTCTCTATCTGCTAATGAATGGTATGAAACTATGACTGAAATGGGTTTGCCGGTGGATATATATAATAATTTAGATATGGAAAGTATCATTTTTAGGGTGCTTCAAGTATGAAGATATTAGATTTTACAGCATATGGTAATATTGCGTCTGAATTACATATTATCCATGCAAATTTAGTTGGAGTAGCTGGATATAATAGGGTATATATGGATTTGCCAGATAATATTATGGATGCTTATTTGTGGAGGTTCTTTAGCATATGAAGATATTAGATATCGTATCATATGGTAATCCTGCTACCGGATTACGCGATATTCATTTAGCATTTGTAAATAAACGTGAATATGGAAAAATGGTAGATATATGCCTACCGAAACCAATAGATTTAAATATATTTGGCGAAACTATATGGAGGGTATTTAATCCCTAATTTTTTTATGTTGATTAAAATAGTATCCGATAATTTACGGTTCGAAACTGTGAAGGAATATGCCGAATTTGAGACCACAAAGGATTTCGTGCTCTTAAAGAAGATCCAACAAGGAAAGAACGAAGACTGTGAAGGAAAGGAAACGGTTGAAGAAGTTCCTCGTGGCAGCGCTTTCTTCCTCACGGGTGCCGGCTGGGTTCCTATCTAATGAACCTAATAGCGATGCGTTATCTTTGGAAACGTAATTGTGGCGAAGTATTTAACGAAATTAGGTTATTTGCATCAGCCGCACATCTTATAAATAGAATTATGAATGATATTGATTATAAATTTGATATGGGGAATTTAGACGATGACATTAGACGTAAACCTGTTAATTAGAATGAATAAATACCCTCGCAAAACAATCTACGCCATGACGGGAGTCCTTATAAAGGAACCGACGGTAATCTGTGTCGGTAATACGCTGGAACGTGTTAAACTTGAACGTGCTATCTTGGCGCACGAGGACGTCACGCTTTTTGGAAAGGGGAAGTTGACGGCAGTAATGGAAATTTGCGATCGTCTCGGTTTAGATTATAAAATTAGTTATGGAGTGGAGATAACGGATGAAGAATGTGTCAGAATCTATCGATGGGTATCAGGTAAATATGCCGGAATACACCTCATTAACGACAACGAAAATAAGAGTACGTACAAAGGATTGTCTATCACTCTTGTCGGACTTAACCAGAGAGATATGGTGGAATATACGCGGTTAAAAGGCTGCCCGCCAATACTTCCCCTTAAAAGAACAAAAGACGCTGAATCGGAACAGTTTCAAATCCAGAAAGGTTTAAGGGATGGCTTTAAAACGTATATCCCAAACGCGGAACTCTGGATAGCCGAGAACCTTTATAAATCACCGGGTGTAACACAATTGTGTGCGAAGATTTACGACCAGAAAGATGAGTTCTATAAGTTAGCGCTATTAAATATGTTACGGGTGAAGCGTCCGGTGGCGCTGGCGTATCCGAAATGGGTGAAAATGAAATGAACTTATTAAACCATTCGATTTTCACCACTTATTTTTCGACTTATGAATTTTATATAGTCACGAATATGGTTTCAACTATGGATTGTGACTTTGAGTATGAATTTAAGTCAATTTGGTCTGCTTGGGGACTGTTTAGATGAATAACCTAGAAAAATTTAGTCTCGGTAAACCATGTATTTTTCATTGGAGTATTTTAGCGTTCGTCTTTAATATATCATTAGATTTAGGAAAAGATAGCGATGGTGGATTTAGATTGAAGTATGAAGATATGAGGTGGCTAGGATGAGAAATATAGGTGATACTAAATATGAAGGATTATTTCTTCAATGGTATTCCTTTAATATGGTACTTAATCTTCCAGATACGTATTATTTTTATCCCAGACAATTTAAAGCGGATTGTAGCATTTTTCGGTGGTTGACATGAAAAACATGGAAGATTCTTTAACGAGATTACGGTTTATACAGTGGTATAGTTTATCTCGTGCATTAGAATTGACAGATAAACTCTGGTATAACATCGGTCACGAGTTTAAACGTAGTATGGGTGGATTTCATGATTGTCATTAATAAGGAGTGGATTTTATTCGTTTGATACAATTTAAAATTAATATGGCTCATATACTTATGTACAGTGATACATTTGAAGAAATAGGAAAAAGAATTGGTTATGATATAATTCCTATAATGCAGTTGCGGCGCAGACAGTTTAGACATTTTATAGTTCCTTTTGATGATATTTATAATAGGTTTATATTTTTATGAAATTTTTACAGTTTAAAATTAATATGTATGCGACTACTTTTACCAGCACAAATATATTCTTTGATCTTATATTTCCGTTTTCTACTGGTATACATTCAAATAATGTATTTACGATGCAGTTGCGTCGCCGACAGTTTTATAGAACTGTTCCATGGGAATTAAATGATAAGTGGGTTGATTTATGAAACTTCTACAATTTCAGGTGAATATAAAGAAAAAGATTATGGGTTCGGCTATTATACGATCTCTAAACGATAGTAAACGTTTTATACTATTAGACTATACCGTAATCCATATTATGAAACTTCGACGGAAACAATTCCATATAGTTCCCAAATCATCGATATTAGGAAGTGTATTACAACTATGAAGAACTTACTTGATGGGAAAGAAGGTTGTGATACCAGAATATTTTATAATATGTTTATAGACAATGTATTTGGTATTCATGGTTATATATCTCGTTTTGTAACTAATGACGCCGTATTGCATAGGATGGATTGGTTTTAAAGGAAACATTTATAAACCCTTCTACCACTAGTAAAGGTATGGACTTCATAACTTTTTATTCTTTTTTGCGCCCATTATGGGAAGCAAATGCTAAGAAAAATCTACGCCGTGAACTTGTGGATAAGAACGACTATTTAAAGGCGATGTTAGATGCTATTAATATCAAATGCGCTTCAGGATTCCGCTTAGGTGGTTTAATCTACGATAAGGATTTAGAAGATCAAGCGGTAATTTACCTTGTGAAGGATACGCCACATAAGTATCGTTATACGCAATACGAAGATATAGCGACTAACATGGCACGAATTAAATCGAAGGGTATCTCGTTTACTGATAGTGATATTATTACGTCTTATAATGAAAAGGGGGAAGTGGGTTGCACGGTCTATTTGCCGAACATCGACTATCGCCCGTTTTATTTTATAGACATTCCCTTTATAAAGGAAGAGATTAAGAATGATAATACAGGAAAAGTTGAGACCGAAACAGTGGAAGGATCTGCGGGGATTGGAGAGAAGAGTAGCCGGTCCACAAGGACCAAGTGATAAAGAATTACTCTATGGCATTATTCATAGAAATGACCTTTTTTGCCTTAAATTTATTGGACCTCCGGGAACCGGCAAAACTACTGCCGCAGCGTTAGTTGCGTCAGAATATCTTGGAATCCCAGTAGGAGAACTCAAGAATAGCGGTATGTATCATATCTATAATTGTTCGGGCGAAATGGGTGTTAAAGTCGTCATCGAAGAAGTGGCGCCGCTTGCAGCTTCCCCTACAGAAACGAACAAGCGCCGTATAATCGTATTTGAAGAAGCGTCGGGGATGACCAGACAATCACAAGAAGCACTGAAAGAAACGGTAGAAGTATGTGCGCCGTATTGCATCTTCATCTTTCTCATGAATGAAGAACGGGAACTAAACGATGCCATAGATTCTCGCTGCACAATATTCTATTTCAACAAGATTTCCTTTGATGAGTTTAAAATCTGGCTCGGCGAAACATGTGTTGAATTAGGAATTGAAATGGCAGGCGATATTCCACAGAAGCTTTATAACACATATGGCGGTGATTTGCGTTCATGTATCAGCGACTGCCTAACACGTTTTAGGGGAATGCGGATTACACAATGGACACCGGATGTAACTTATGCGCAAGAGATATTTAACGCCCAAGATCCCGTTCAAAAGTATCTGGAATTAGGCGCTAAATATTACATCAACCCCTATAAATTGCTCCACGATTTGCTAATCTTGAACGGCTATAAGAACTCTCAAATCTTTTCGGAGAATGTTAGTCGCATCTATCGCGAACCAATGATTCCCGTGATTGATGTTCTGAGTAGGGGACTGGTTAAGAATGTACCTAATAAATAAGCCTATATCTATAGGAGTATTTTTAGGAATATACCTTCCATGGTATTATTCATTAACTTGGGCTAATAGATTTAATGGATGTGTGGAATTTACAGCGGTGGATTTAAGATGATACAACTAATGCGGACGTCGCTAAGACATTTTCTTGATATTGAAATAGATAATTGGAATTTAGATTATATTAAGAAGAATTTACCACTTTATATAGAAGATGTAATAAGCGACGTTAAATTTCTTTTCTAATTTTTTTATGCTTTTAGTAGAGAATAAACAGTATCCTATTAAGCGACTGGATTTTAGCGAGACGCGTTGGCACAGAGTACTTATTCTAACTGTCGATGGTGATGACTACCTTTATCGCCACCTTTATATTGGCGCTTCATATCCGTTCCTCAATAAATCCATGCGCCTTATAAAAATCCATACCTTTTTGGAAGGGGAAAGTGTGTGCACGGAGTTGTATTTCCGATGAAAAAATGTTTAATATACCAAACGTGTGCTGTAGATGGTAGATACAGTTTAGGGTGAGTTTTGATGAAATTAATAACAGAAGATGACGATATTGTTAGACCATACTATCCTACAATAGAATTTAGATATAGGATAACGATATATGGTATATTTCCTTTGTCGCGGTATGATTTTTATGGGTGGTTTTAAATGGATATAGCATTCATATATTTTAGCACAATTATACCGAATATTACAAAATGTATGGCAAATTATACTAATTTAGCGTCTATATTTAATATTAGCCAGATTAATAGGTATGATCTCAAATGAGAAACTTATGTGGTATGTTCTATTGGAAATCGTTGGACCTATTTTTGGGCGAAATAAGAACTATTCTATTTGATAATTTTTTAGTCTATTATTTTAATAGTATGATTGAGAAGAATAGGTGGTTTTAAATGAGAAACTTATACGGTAAAGGCGATTTTGGTCGGATTCATCTCCAAGCATTCTTATGCATCTATAGTAGTTGTCTTATGTGGAACTATGGAAATAAAGCTGTTTATAGGATGTTTAAGGTTGAGTATAATGCACTGTGAAGATTGTGGGAATGAAATGGGCGAGAATTTTATATGCGAACGATGTGGCTTCGATGGGATGAAAAAGGCGATAGAACAACTAATAGGGAACAATGCGCCATTATGGATGATCAATTCTCTGCGCATACAATTTCCCCTTTTCTTAATTTCCGACGCCGGCAAGGTAAGTCGCCGCTAACTTTTTTTATGGGACAATTTACCGAAATATTAACTTCATTAGATCGCTTTTTAGATGCGAAGAATAAGAAGTATGGCAACAGCGCTTTAGCTCCATTAGAAGTCTTTCCCGTCGGAGCCAAAAATACCGGTATCGAACAGCGTATCAACGATAAACTTTCGCGGATTAAGAACTCTACGGAATTACGCAAGAATGATATTGTGGATTTAGCCGGCTATTTAGTTTTGCTCATGAAACGTGAAGGCTGGACAAACTTTGATGAGATGATTGATTAGTGAAATACGTTGAAGAACTTGATGTTAATATATATACAATGATTGACTTACCTAATCGCTATAATTTTGTTGATGATCCGTTAGCCTTTAAAAACTTCTTATTAGGATCAATTTTCTCTTTGTCCGACACAGAAGGTATTAACTATAGGGAAGTATTTGAATGTTGAACCTTGTAATAGCGATTACTAATTTCCACTGGTTCTCATTACGTTTCTTCTTGGATTTGGATGAATATTTCTTTGGTTTATTACGTAAATATAATGTGACTAGAAAGGTTAAGTGGTTCTAATGCGACAATGTAGTGAGATACGTACGAATTTCGCATGGCTTTCACTGGATATCTTTCTGGGAGTAAGTGGTTGGGGAGAATATATTATAGCACGTAACTATTATTATGATTCAATGATGATGTATAAAACGGATAGGTGGTTCTTGGGTGGATTATGGTGAGAGTAGCAAATTACGTTGGGGTGATCTATCTATGTTCTTGTGGATATGGCATACAGCAAATATGCTTCAATATAAAGATTCCATTCAATTACTGTTTAGGTTTATATAGTGAACCTTTTTTTATGTTCGAAGAAATATGTTTATTCTACATGAAGGTAATGAAAGTTATCCTTTTTATCGCCGTAAGATTGTTGCCGCTTCTTGTGTTCATTCCAGTATATTCGCTATGCGTTAATTTCCGCTGGGAAATGCTTCTATTGGCTATAATCGTTGTTCCGCTGGGGATTGGCGCATTTTGCGATTTAAATAGGAACATTGGAACTAAGTTTAAGGAATGGATGGTGTTCGAGGATATTGATTATGATGATGGGTTTTAAATCACCCTTTTTTTATGTTCGAGAAACATAGTAAAGATAGTTATGCTATATTTATTGTGATTATTATATTTATTATTGTTATTACTAATATTATTGGTTGTGAACTTTTTATTGTAATAAGAAGTATATTTGTTGCTATAATATTCGCATCTTTTTCATTTGGGATTTTATATTTAGTTTGTAGATTTTGCGATTATTATGAGAAAATGACTTAGACGGTAAAGCGAAGAAATGGAAGCATACAAAGGAAACTATTTGAGACCTTGTCTCTATTTTTTTATGAGTTTAATATTCTCAATAATAGGTTTTATACCAAAAATTTTTGGTATAAATAAATATTATAAAATAGTAAAATTTTGTGAATTATTATACAAAAATAAACTAAAAGATATTGGTAAAATGCTTTATAAATCAATCGAACCATTCGATAATATATTCTATAAAATAGAACCTGCTATTTTTGAGAAAGAATGGAATACTATTGTATTAGAAACTAATACAGTATATCTAAAAATAATAGATAAACATATATACCTAATTGATAAGAGTATTAGTAATGAGCAGCATGAAAAAATTATTAAAGATAAAAAAACTATAGGAAAATTTAAATTATTAAAATATTTAATACTACGCTCTACTAAAAATAATAAAGATATTGAAGAATTTAAAATAAAACAAAATATTAAAGAAAATAATAATAAAATAGTAATGTATATGAATATGTATAGTTAATTTTTTCGCATTTTTTTATGCTCACAATATTCTATGGAATATATGATGTAGCCGCGACCGACCGCCAACATTTTGAGGTAGACGTTCCGGCTCCATTTGACGCCTTTTTATGCCATTTACGAAAATCTAAATGGTATGACATCGAATTTGGAATTGGTAGCGAAACGGTAGGCGATTGGGTGGTGGAGATTCTCACCGTAACCCGTTTTCCCGACCAGTTTTGCCGCAAAAAATCCTATGAACTTGCCAAAAAACGCTTGGAAGTCGCAAAGATTATCCTAAAACAGGATAACTTTTTAAAGAAGGAATCATTACAACGCTGGTGGCTACATGTTTATAAACGATCCGAAGACAATAATGCTGATGAAGGCGCTCTCGAACCCATTGCGACTCCGCTTGATTGAGTTCTTAGGTGAAGGGGAAGTATGCCAGAATGTATTAGCGCAAATGCTCGGAATAACGCCGCAGAGTGCTTCATATGACCTTAGCGTATTACAAGATGCGGGCATTATTAAAGTCCGCACGGAGAAAGGTTCGGGTAACAAGAAGTTTATCTCACTTGCCATCAAAGAACTCGTATTTACCATGCTACATACTCCCGACGGCTGAGAAAGTTTCTCACGCCATTTTTTATGCAAATTCTACAGTTAAGAAGTATTATGAACTCTATTCCCTACCTGTTCCGGACAATCGGAAAGGAAAAAAACGCACGGAACCATTTTGGACGGGAATTAAGATCGCTATCGCTCTTTCGAACAAACTTTGGAATGAACGAAGAATCCGATATTACATGGAGTCTTTTAGACCTAGATTTTATCGTATCACTACCATATCGGAACCCCAGCCGATGGGGAATCTTATTGTAGATATGAAACTACTACATAACTACTACACCTGTCGCGTTGACTTTCCGGATTGGCATAAAATTATCCGTCGGTTCTGTTCGATGGCTCCACCCGGTGCCCGTTTATGGGTGCTCAATGAATACTTCCCCTTTAAAATAAATCAGACGCTAAGGGGAAAATGGAAATATAATAATGCGCTCGGATGCTATATAAAGCAGTATAAAAAGGAATATCATTTGTTGGTGAGACCATGAAAAACGAAATGGATGATTATACGTTATCAAACTTTCTTGATATGCTTGCGCGTTTTGGCGATACCTATATCAATGAAACGTTTGGCGGTGGAGATATACGTGAATTTGGCGAACATTTAAAAATGGATGTGGTATAATGAGACAGATATGTGATGGACCAATAGCGTTCTTTCTGGAACTTAGAACAACATCGTGCGATACCCAGATACTTGTTCAAATGCTAATAGATTTTGGCAAACTTGTGCGTTCAACTATTCACAATGTTCTAATGGTGTTGGTATGAGAATAGAAATGGATCATTATATGCTATCAACTTTTGTTAACTTATATAAGCAAGGTAGTATAGTTGACGGTCTTGTAACACAAGTTATTAGAGGAAACGATATACGCTTATTTGGTGAGATTATGAAGGAGGTATTTAAATGAAACTATACACATTTCCCGGCTACTATGGGGATAGAGAATTATTTCTATTTAATTCGGTAATTAAAATGTCGTATTCTCCCTGTGTAGAGCCGGAAGGCGGAAGAATGCTTATCTTTAAGAAATTAAGCGATTTGAGGGATATGATATGCTAATAGTGCAGTTCGGGGCATATAGTAATGCTGTTCGTCAATTGAGCATCTTTGACGGTATAAGGGGTGATGTATATGGATCATATCCTTATAAAGCAGTATCTGACACTATAATTTACGAAGGTATTCGTGAAATAAATAGCATAAAACTGAGGCTTAACATTCATTGATTACTAATTTTTTTATGAGAATCTATAACTTTTTAGCGTTTACTAACCATAGTTCTATTTATTATTATATTGCTAATACGTTTAGAGAACCCAATCTTAATATTACTAAAGGTTTTAACAATTTACACGATATCTTTGAGAATTTCCATAATCATATGCATGACGAGTTGTATCAATATGGATATTGAAGTAGACTTCGGGACATACGCACTCACGGCGCAGATTCTTAATGGATACTATAACATCTTCCGTGAGAAAGGCTTTATAAAGGATTTTACGCTAACACAATCGACGTTTAAGGTAGAAAGAACATGAAACTATACCAATTTTGTGCATATTCAGCACCTATTAATATGTTTCATAGTTTTAAGGAGTCTATTATATCTATATATACTCCAGACAAAGATAGTATTTGTAAATTTAATACATCTGTTACATGTTACTTTAAAAGTATGGTAGAAAGTGTTTCAGAAAAAGGATGTAGATGGATATGAAACTTTACGATTTTCCGGTATACTGGGCAGATAGAACGCTTGATGCTTTACATAAGTCTATTGGAAATATTAATAGACGTTCAGATTTTAGTGATAACGATTTACAGTATTTTAATCTATATTTTTATGATTTAATATCGCCTATAAATAGATTACGTCAAAAATGGGGTTTAAGTTTATGATTGAATTACACGATGCTACTGAACCATTCGCTTTAAAAGGCGTTAAGATGGTGTATCTCGACCCACCTTTTTATACCAATCGTGTTTTTAAAGGGGAAAGTGGAGACTTCGGCGATAAATGGGACAGTCTTGGGGCTTACCAAGACTTTATGACAAAAGTGTTGCTTAACTGCTACGATGTGATGGATAATAAATCCGCGATCTTTGTTCATTGTGATTATCACGCATCGCATTATATCAAAATTATTCTGGATTCAATTTTTGGCTATGATAATTTCGCCAACGAAATAAAGGTTCGGCGCCAACCGAAAAATATGAATAATATGACGTGGCGTTTAAATACTACATTGGATAGTGTCTTTTTCTATTGGAAGGGAGAACATGGAACATTTAATATTAAGCCGACCATACCCGCAGATAACAGCGTCGCAAGATGGGCAACCATCTACGCAGGTGGCAGTGGCGGACCTATGGTCGTGGGTGGAACTTTATGTTACCCACCTAAGGGACGACATTTTATGTGGAGACAGGAGCATATAAATGAAGCGTTTAACACAGGCGACGTTCGGGTTACCGTTTCTGGAAGAGTTGAATATAAGGTTACCCGCGATACGATTGGAATCGGAGATTATTTCCATGATATACCCGGTTATAGTTTCGTTGACGGATATCCTACAGCTAAGAATGTGGAACTTCTACGAAGATTAATCCTTATGACTACTATAGAAGGCGACTTAGTATTTGACCCTATGTGTGGTTCGGGAACAACTCCTTTAGCCGCAAAACTCACCAATCGGCAGTATGTTGGCTACGATATCTCGCAGGACGCCATTAACTTAACTTTAAAACGTTTAGGAGAAAATAATGAGACTACTTAGTCATATCTTTGAAAGTCCTTCTCAAACAGTCTATTGTGGTGGATTTGATGAGTATAGTTGTGAGTATCTATTTTTAGATATATTTACACATTTTCCTAACTTTAAATATGGAACAAATACAATTAATACATTACAGTTTATATATACACGTTCTGTATTACAGTCTACTGCTTCCAATAGTTTATATCACAAGCGTTAGATTTTTTTATGAAGCATCTGGATTTTGTATCTTCTAATTTGTATTTATATAGGGAAAGGCAGAAGTTTGTGTTCTATGAGTTATGGGGCAAGAAATCTAAGTTTCCCGCAGAAGCGCACGCTGATTATGTTTTTACCATGCCACAATTTAGGGAACTGTTTAATAATTATTACTTTTTTTATGAGACAGGTTAATGTTATGCCGGAACCGGTTATCTTTGTAGATAAAAGGGAAAAATATGAGTATTACCGTTTATTCGGCTATAAATGCTCCGATAAATTCCCTATCAGTGCCGGTGAACTTTATGTTAAGATTATGCCACAAATTGCTGGATTATATAACACATTTTATAAAGGGATTTAATATGAAACTTTTTACCATGGATAAACTTAATCATATAACTATTAACGGGTTTAGTTTTAATTATGCCGATAGTGCTATAACCTACACTAAAATGTTTTTAGGGGAAAGTGTGGTTGTGGCATCGGATTTCCGAATTCCTGAGTTTACAGTGTTGTCGCTATATAAAGGTGATTTAAGATGAACATAGCGGCTATTTTCTATGGTCCTTCAGGACTCTGTTATAATGATAAAGAGTATACTTATAAGTTTTTGAAGCAGACTGACATATTTCCCGCATTAGTTTATAATAGCATTATATCTGAGCAGTATCAAAGACTCATGCTAAATATTCATCCTAATGAGGTGCATTTAAAGTGAAACTTTATAAAATGTTTAGTAATATTTATTGTTGGAATTTTTGTTGTGATATGGAATTATTTGGTGAAATTATACCTAATCAAACGATATATAATACTCCAGATAGCATAGGATGGTTAGATGCTTTAATACGCAATGAGGCGCATTAAAATGAAGGAATGTTACATGGAAATATCTGTATATATGAATCCTATAAGAGCTGGGATACATCATGAATGCGATAAGATTTTATGGGATTCTATAGGCGATAGAGTATTGGACTTAAGAAGGGTATTTTAATGATAAACTACGATATGCATTTTACATCTCAAACGCAACATATGCAGGACATGGTTTGGGCTAATCAAAATTTTCTGGACCATCCATTCTGGTTTCCCCTTCCTTTCGTAGAGTATGTTGGCGACAACTACGCCTATTTAGCCGACGTGGTTATGTTCGAATGCTCTGATATTAAGCGCACGAGAGAAAATGGTGGTTTATAAATGAAGCAAATTATATTCGGTACCAATGGAATATTCGGTAGTTTTTATAGAAACTATAGCATAATCTTCAATGACTTTTTACATTTATCGTTTGTATCTAACAAAGATGTTAGTGTTGTATTATTCGAAATACCTAATAAAAACGAACTGAGGCATTTATAAATGAGAAATTTGGCAGAATTAATAATAGGAAATAGGGAATGTATGTGGCAATTTAATATTTTTTATGCTACTGTTGGTATTTCAAATGCATTATCTATAAGAACGGTTAGTTATAATTTTGAGTTTGGATTCGGTAGGTGGTGTTTCTAATGAATAATGTTATGGATTTAAAACTATTAACTATAGGTATTTATTTTCACTCAACACCTATACAATACTACAATTATGTCACTTTATTCGGATTCGATAGACTTAATTTGACGTCATTGACTGCAAAAGATTTCACCAAAAAGTGATTTTCTATATAAAGGTTTGAGACTTTTTTTTACACTTTTGTATGATCGCGTTTCTGGCGCTCTATAGAAAGATCCATCCTCAGAACTTCGCCGGACGTTACTTAATTATAGTACTATTCGAACAAAGTCTGATCGTAATTGAACAACTTTGTTCCGTTTTCAGGGTTTCTTTATAAAGGATGATCGTTTTCGATCATTGCCCTTATATAGAACGTCGCAATGCGACGATGTCTTTTGCATCACAGTTTTTTTATGAAACTTATCAAGAATGAAATTTTTGCTACGTATTTAATATTTCCTTATGTTTACGATGTACTAAAATTTAATGGTCATTATTATGATGAAACATTTGTTATAATGGAACCGATGGTGTTTCACTAATGGATTTAGTTAAGTTTAATGTTTATGCTATGGAGATAGCATATAAAGGCGTATTTAGATTAAGTATTGATTGGGACTTTAGCGGTTCACATCTTTCTTTTAGCCACGAGGTGTTTCACTAATGAAATTAATAGTTGATTGTGATGTTATCCAACGTCTTTGTAGGAACTATATATGGTCCTATAATGGTGTTATAGGATATAAAACATTTCACTACTGGGAACACTTATTGGATTTAGACTTTTATCTAATGGAGTTGAGACAATGAAGAATTTAGAGGATATATATTGGTTACAAGATTATAGTATTAGTTCTACATGCGTTGTAATGAACGAATGGACGAATATTAGTACGGAACTTTATTACAAATACAGATCTCATGCGCCATTTTATACCATTAAGAACGCAATTGTAGGTGCACTCCAATGAACTTGGTTAATCTTAGTATTAATTCGATGAAGTATGAAATGCTGGGGACAGAAATAGTGTTTCGGACGTATCTTAGACCTATTAGTAATATGTTCGATGTCACTATTTTCCCCTTTAATAGAGAGGTGTTTAGTCAATGAACTTGATAAACATGCGTTCATTAGCAGCTCAAATAGTGATGCAAACTAAGTTTGGCGTTGCCAAAGCATTATATTTCGCCGATCACGTCGTATACACCAGAGACTTTAGAGACGTATTTTTTACATTACCAAGGTATGAGTTTCCATGAAATTAGAAACGATGTATGGACTATCTTTTAAATTTCGCGTCGATGGAATTTATAGGGAGAATCGGGCATTGACGGTTTATTTCCGCTCAATCATTTTCCCCTTAAATAAGGAGACGCTTAAATGAAACATATCCAATTCGCAGGACATACTTGTTGTGGATATTGCAGTAGTGACTTAATGATCGGATGTAGAATAGAAGGATGTTTTAAATTCGCTTCGGATATTGTTATTCCTATCAATCTTATGACCAGACAAGTTGATCCACATGAAAGAAGCAAATATTATAGAATTTGGTAAGATTATGCGTATATACACAACATATAGTTATCCGGGCTTTAAACCTAATATTCATGGCGTTTGTATTCTAAACTATAACGAAATCGCTATAAGTAGTGGATTTTACAGTTATGTATATCAATTTCCTAATGTGAGATTATGTTTATGAAAGAAGCAGTTATTGTGCCATTTGAATTAATAAGATGGCTTAGTTATAATGTAGATATATCAAAAGCCGATAATAACGAAATTTGTGTGGAAATTCTTAAAGAAGGAAGTTTTATAGTGAGAACCAAATTCGCCAGAGAATTATATCATTTTCCTGTTCTGAGGTATTATGTATGAAAGAAGTTTATATGGGACATCTATTTAGAAGACATACGCTTATTGGATTAAATGGATTGATTGTGGGTTTATTTTTCTTAGGCGAAGAATTGTGGGAACATGATTTTGATGATATAATACTTCCTTTTAAAGGCGATGATCTAAAATGAAACAAGCGAAAATTGAGACATACTTTTTTCGGTTCATAGATTTAATGGAATATGTTTCATACAATTGTGAATTTAAATTTGGCGAAATAACCAATAGAATTTATGGTATAAGGTGTTTATAAATGAAACGAATAGCGGATGATTATCTTAATATTGTACTTGGGTTTAATGGTTATTTTCTTAATAATCAAGCGGAAGTAGATTTTGTTGATTCAATTTATGAAGTAAGGAGAAGTATGAATTGTATATAATTTTCCCTACTTTTTTTATTTATGCGATGTGATTTAATAATGAACCAAATATATATTATAGATTATCTATTTGATCAAATCGTAACTGTAGGAACAAGATTATGTTTATTTTATACAAACAATAAAATTTTTGAGAATATAAGTCTTCCTTTTTGTAGAGATGAACTACAATGAAACGAATAAGGAATAATGATCTCCATACAGTACTTGGATTTAAAGATCACTTCAAGTACGACCAAGCGAAAGTAGATTTTATTAACGCAATTTTTGAAGTAAGGAAATGTGTGAATTAAATGCCACTTTCCCCTACTTTTTTTATCTACTCTATATTGCCCAAATTTTTGAATGCTTGTAGATTGTAAAACCCTAAACTTTATAACGAAGGGTACTAATATAGTAGTAGTGATAACTATGTTATCAGAAGAAGAAAAGCAAGCGTATAGCGGTTTTTTCGCGCAGGTTAGTGTGGCGCAGAAAGTGACTATTGAGGATGTTGTCAAAGCATTCGAATCACAATTAGAACTTGTTGAGAATATGCCAATGAATGCCAACAAGTCCCGAACATTTTTATTACTTCGAGCCAAATCCGGATTGGATAGTTATTTCTCCAAGAAACAGAATAAGGGAGATCCGTTCGTGTTCGCATATTTTGGCAATGTTTGGAAGCCTAAGGATTGGAATGAAGGGGAACGCCAAGCCATCAAAGATGATTTAGACGATAATAAAATGCCGGAATTGATTAAGTCCGGTAAATTAATGACTCTAAACGGCAAACCGGTGTCCCGTATTGATAAGATGGAAAAACGACAGGCATGGATTTCTAACGGCACTGTTGTCTATGAGGAACCTGCGAAAGATGGGATTGAAATTGAAGAAGTGGTTGTAACTGCCGGCAAGGAATGGGAAGCCGGAGAACACCCGATCTATCGGGATAATCGGTTATTTAATGCGTTCGATAATAGCCCTAATAAGTATGGATACTCGAAAATTCTTGGGACACAATTTGAACTTACCGTCGTTGGGATTGCATGGCGACATAGCACCAATGAAGAAGAACGCAAAGTGTTTGAAGCCGATAAACGGTTATTCGTGAAGAAAATTGGGTATGAACAAGCCGATCCAAGTTCCGATAAATACTTCTTAAAGAACTATGAACCATTCGTTCCGTATGTTGATAACTTCGTTCTGGATGAACCTAAAGAGAACACTACCAAGCCGCTTTCTAAAACGCAACCATGGCAGTTTGTTTTTAAGGGGAAATCCAGCATAAGTGGCACAGCATACGATATGGATACATCCGGCTTTGATATTACCATCAATGAAACACTCGAAAAATTGCATAAAGAGTATGGAACAGTCGCCTTTATCCCGCGAGTATATTCGCTTAATGAAATTAAAGAAGCGCATATGACGTGCGTGAAAAAGGATAAAGATGGTAGCGTTCTCAAGACGGACAAAGGCTACGATAAAACGGAAGGCGATAGATATTTCTTCCTTCAAGCCGCAGTATCCATTTCCCAGAATAAAGATGGAAAAGGATGGCAATACGTCTTGAATGATGCCAGTCATACCGATGGTGTTCGAGCATTCCACGGCGAAGGAATCTTTAAACAACCTAAATTCCTGCCCGGCTCATGTTTAATGATGGTTACTACTAAACGTGATATGAACCGTTATGACTTTAAATTGAAGCAGAAAGTCTTTGATGCGGCTAATCCCGATATCCAACTCACTATCCAAAGCATCACATCTCTTGTAGGTGGTGCAAAGGTGGAAATCTCTGAGGTTGGATACTAATGCCGGGATTACCCGGTGTTCCATCTTCCCCGACGCCAACTCCAAAGGCGGAAGTAAAATCTCGTGATATTGAGATTGTCTTCCAAGATTGCGAAAGCGTGGCGGGTGGTGGATATACATTAGCTTACTGCGGTAAAAGTAACACAGGAAAATCCGATAGTGCTATTACACTAGGACATATGCAGAAAAAGAATGCAGCGTTATTCCGTTCACTCGGAATGACTTTTTTAGCTGATGCTTTAGAACAAGACTTGATTCCGGAAGTTAAGAAGATTATTCTTATCGAATCGGAGAATGCCTATATAAAGCAAAAAGATCGTATCAAGGAACGTTCCCTATATGGCGAACTACGTCCCATGATTAAACATTATACCATTGATTCAGTGAGTAAAGATGAAGCAACTGCTACAGATGGAGGAACTCGAATCACTGCCAAGTCTATTGAAGACATCCAAACTTCCGCTGAAAAGTATTCGGCAGCAATTGATGCAGCTAAGAAGTTGGCAGATGCAAATACACTTGTTATACTCGATAGCGCCTCCCGTTACAAACTTCTCTTAGATATCAAAGCGGATATGATTGAAACACTCCGTAATGAAGGTAAAGGGGAAGAAGGTATTAAATCAAACTCCATTAAGAAATGGCAGAACCGAAATGGTTGGTGGATGCGCAGTATGACGGTTCTCCGTGGGATGCCCGGTTGGGTAGTATGTACATTTATGGATGAAGATGTGGCGGATTTCGTACAGGATATGCAAAAGAAAAGCGGGAAGAAAGTCCAAGAAACTAAACGTGAATGGGCACCAAAGACTGCTTTCAATTTTGATATTATCTATAACTTTACTCGCGATACACCCACCAGCGAACCATATGCTTCACTCGAATCTTCGCGATATCCTTATGCCGGCGATCCCGACGAAAAGGGGAACCTACATGGGGAAAAATATAACGAGATTTGCTTAAATAATAAATACGCTATCTTGTGGATGATAGAAGGGATGCTCCGTGGGAACAAAGAAGCATGATGAATGTTTAGGCGCCATGCGATTATTAGGAACGTTTACTCGATGGGATATAACGAAAGCCGGATTTTCCTACGTGGAGATTTCGCGAACTCTCGCCGTATTCCACCATTTTTTTACTCGAACTTGTAAACCGAATACCAAACGTCAAGGGCGTCCGGAAACGGTTTACACTTATGTAGGCGATAAGAAATGAAACTCACAGTAGATAAGAAAGAATTTTTAAAGCGTGTTGATGGTTTGCTTACAAAGGGGAAATTGGAGCGAACTGCGAAAGAATGCAACCAGATTTCAATTGTGGCTGCCACAGCTTCCCCTACCCAATTACATTTGGTCGGGAGTAATGAAGGTAAAACGATCTTCGGTCGTACTAATATTCCGTGCCAATCGGATAGCGATTTCAAATTCACAATCTCGGATTTGGCAGAGTTCTATGACTTTGTGAATGATCGGAAAGAAAGCGTTGTGACGGTGGAAATAGTCGGCAACGATGTGAAAATTTATGATAAGGATGGTTTCGACACTATCCCCTTAAATACTTCTTTGGTAGGTTTAACTAAAGCGGTAGAATGGGACGAAACACTCGTTCCCGGCGATATTCCGCTTTATAAACTGGATGGGCAAGAGTATCCGTATTGTAAATGGTTCCAGTTCAATGCCGATATGGCGAAGTTTATGGCGAAATGTATCAAGTTGCATAATGAAGTTATCATAAACACGCAGGATGGCAATATAAAGTTCAGTTCCGGTAACATTGAACTCCATAAAGCCACGGAACTCACGTTTGAAGGACAAGTATTTAGCAAACAATTATTTGCCATGACATATTTGTTTCCGGTATTATCCTCGGCAATCGGTGTTACAAATGTGTTATATTATATAACATCCGAAGGTAAATTCCGAGTCTTTATAAAGGACCAGTATTGTGAATGGCAAGTTCTTAAGAAGATTATTAAGCCGCCAACTGAAGAGTAATCTTCTTATTTTTTTATGAAAGGTATTACGAATGATCCTATGTCTGATTTATGGAATGAACTAATGAATGTTGTTAACGGTAAATATGGATGTGGCTGGACCGCATTTGATGGAATAAGGTGGAGTATGAATGAAGTTAATTAATAAAGAATTTTGGTGTGTAAAACCTGAGTGTTCTCGTCCATTCTATTTAAAGAATGTAATTAGTAATCCACTCGATTTTTTCCACAATAGACAATTTATGGAGCGATTAATAGATGAGAATTATTTATATGCTTAGAGATATGTATGAACCGGTATTACTTACACCGCTGAATATAGATAACATATTTAGATTTCAAGTTATCATGACTTATATCGGCGCTAAATCACAACTTTATGGCGAGGTATTTAAATGAAACTTATAGACGCTGAAATGTATAGATATACTACAATACTTAAGGACATTAGCATGACTGTTAATGCTATTGCAAATAAGTATGAAATAGTATTGCCAATTGATAGTGGGAAAAATAGTAACTATTTAAAAAGGGAGTTTGCATTATGTTAGTTGCGATTGATACATATTCATATTATAATAACAAATCCGGACCGATCTGGTTCGGCGTTTGTACGGCAGAAGACGGCAAAGATATTATTCTTCGGGTGCAAGATCCACTTCTCGCGCCCAATTTTTATATACTCGAAACCGATAAAGCATTAGCACTACAAGTCTGGGAAGAGAAGAATCTTTCGCCGCTTATTACAAAAATAGAAGGGGAAGTATTGTGCACCGCCGTGGGTGAACGCCTTATAAAGGTATGGACCACATTCCCAAGCGAAGTGAAGAAACTCCGCGATGGAATTGACGGGCTACTTACATTTAAAGCGGATGTATGCTGGGAAAAGAAAGTCGTGCAGGAACAAGGCTGGAAGGAATTTTTAGAGATAAAGGATTATGATCCAACGCGCTTTACGCCACTCAATGCGATTTCCCCTACCGATAGAAGATTTGTCGTGAAGCATAATTTCGGGTATTGGGATATAGAAACGGATTCGCACGGTGTCCGGAAGTTCTCGGACTGGCGTAATGCCGCAAAAATGGAGATAATTAACTATTCAATCTATAGCGATAGAACGGGGAAATTTGTTTGGTATGGATGGAAAAAAGAATGGAAGTGTGAAACTCTCACAGGAACGTATGACAGTGTTGTACCCAATACGGCGAGATTTAGAACGAAATTTAAGGACTATCCGCTCCGATTTCCCCTTACAATAAAGAGGTTTTCAAATGAAAAGGATATGCATAAACAATTCATTGACGATGTGGCTCTGGGACATTTCCATGGAATCATGGTATTCAACGGGCGCGGTGGTGTACGGATTATCCGCAAACACCGGAAGTGGTTCGATGGATTTGATTCACAGATGTTTTATGAGCGATGCATTCATCTCGGCTTGGAGGAATATATTCAACGGATGAGTCCTGTGCCGTATGAGAAGAAAGGGTCCTATTTAATGCAGCGTTCTGTTCGTGCCTTTGATGAGTTTGAAGAAGGGGAACAGACAAAGCACGAAATAACTATTAAGTGTCTTCCGATTCACGACCTTTATTATGATGATAACATTCTGATGTATACCAAAGAAGAATATGATATGAAGCGGAAGAATCTGGATACCTACATGAGTCACTTCTTAGAATGCGGCAAGGTAAAGCATAAAGGTTCATCTGTCGCAGAATTGTATGCGAAGGATTGGGAAAAGGAAATGCGATATAACTTAACGGATGTTGAAGGAATGGTTGCATTAAACTTGAACCTTCATTACATGGAAGATATTATGGGACGTGCCCTTTTATATGGCTGCAAACCGGAAGATGGTGTGTATGCGTCCAAGATTCACGACCATATCAATCTTATGTTCACTGCTAAACAGTATGTCATGGATACGCGAGATAATGAACGCGCTGGAAATTGGAACGGCTTGATTGAAACCAAAGAAGGCGGATTTAACCTTGAACCTAATCGCGGTGTGTATGGCTATGATAAAAAATGTTATATGTTCATGTTGGATTTCTCAAAACTATATCCATCATGCGGGATGACGGCAAATGCAGATACTCGAACTAAGATCAACCTTAAAGGACTTAAAATTGATAGACGAGGTTTATACCTCGTCGATAATTCTGGGATGGAGTTTGCTTGGTCCGAGTGTGCACGATCTCCGGCAGGCTTCTTCCGAAAGGACATTATTTCTCTAAATACACAGATATACTCGGAACTTATTGGTGCCCGAAAGAAACTGCAAAAGGAAGCGTCGAAGTATAAGGAACTCGCGTCTAATGAACCAGATCCTGTTAAGAAGGCGTATTATTGGAGTTATTACTCGCTTTATAACGCCGCGCAATTTTCCTATAAGGGATTAATCAATGGAAAGTTTGGAGCCGACGGAATGGAAGGCACGCGAACTTATGATAAGGTGGTTTATAACACGCCACCTACCATGGGACAGGAAATTATCCAACACGTTATATATTCGGTTCTCCCTTCTTTAAATTACACCGTAGAAAACAAGCATGTCCTATTTAGTTCGACCGATTCTGTTCTCTGTGTTTGTTTTACGGAAGGAACTGTTCAGGACGCTATAGATGAGGCGGAAAAAGTTACGGAGAAAGTTAATACCGCAGTTGAGGCGTATGTCGTGAAAGAATTTAATCCGATTAAATCCTATATCAAAATGGATTGTGAAAAGATCGCTGATGTAGGAGTTATCTTTGATATGCGCCGGTATATGTTAAATATTGTGGCGGAAGAAAAGGAAGATGGTTGGATTATACACAAAGAACCGCGTCCATTCTGGAAAGGGATTGAAAAAGTTCGGAAGGATACAGCAATGATAACGAATGATGTTCAAACGGATCTTTTAAATATGATCCGTTTACATAAGGATAAAGAAGTAATATTTGAATATATAAGGAAGTTGGATGATGAATATATCAAAAAACCTTGGGAATATATTTGTGGAAGAGCTACGACGTCAAACAATTCAGAATCAGTCGAAATTGATAATTCCCACTATAGAGCAATTGAGAATGCCAATCGACTTTTTAATAAGGGATATGCGCCGGGAGATGCTCCTATGTTGGGAGAATTTATTAGAAAGCCAACGCACATGGGCGATGAACCAATATCTGTTTCGGAGGATTTGATTATGGCATTTGAAGAAGAAGATGAATTTCCGTTGAAGAAGATGGGATTTGATTTAAACTATGAAGTCCTGAAGAAGAAGCATGTAATAGATAAGATTGAGCCAATTCTAAAGATTCTCGGATTACCATCGTATAAAACTATTGTTGAAATGTCTGTTGGGAGCGCGATTGAAGTATGAAAAACCTTTGTAGTGAATTTAATATCCATAAGTTAGATACAAATGTACTTGGATTACATAGAGTATTATTTAGTTTTGATCTATATAATAGACGACCTATATTTCTTGCTTGGGAATTTAGCGCAGAAATAGGATTTGATTTAAATGGGATGCTACTATGAAATCTTATGGACAAGGATTTGCGCTCGGTGTATATCCAACTGCTTCACCGATTAAACCTACGGGATTAGTATGGTTTGGATTTAACGCGCCTGCGAAATATTCATGGGATAAACAAGGAATACTATTTGATTTTAAGGAATTGGTTTTATGGAATTAGTAGAGTCATCAGTTAGTTTGGGAAGCTGGTTAGATCTTTCTGCTATAAATTCCCAATTTTGGTATTATTTTAGGGATATTCAAGATAATGTAGCATCATTTAGGAGTAGATTATATGAAATGTGTTATAACATGTTGGTACATACAGGAATTTTTTAGCGGAATGGATTGTTGTAGACGTTTATATAACTTCAGTTCATATTATCCACATTCTATAGAAGCAATGATGTATGGTGTTTTCTAATGAAACAGGTTATGACACTTTGGTATTTGGAACAGTATATAGATTTACCAAGAGATGAGTTTAATATTGACTATACATCATGTTATCCGCAAGTTATTTATGAGATAAGAGATGGGTTTAAAAGATCTAATGGACGTGTTTTCTAATGCGATACGCAATATACAAAATTGTAAATAATACAACAGCGGATATTAACCATTTCGCCGATACGATTTACTTCCAAGGCTGTATGGACCACTGTTCGTTCTGCTTTAATCCGGAACTCATTCCGTATCATAGCGCAAATATGAGTGAAGGGGAAATATTGGCGCAACTACAAAATGATTGGGTAGTATTAACCGGCGGTGAACCATTTTATCAATTCATACTTCCCCTTTTAAAAACATTAAGGAATGCCGGAAAGAAGATTTGTGTGCTAACATCCGTTATGGGTATTGCCTACGATGCCGACGCCGTGCATATTGATTTAAAGATGCACCGGAATTACACCAACTTTAAACTGCCGAATGCTAAGGTGTCATTTGGTGTGGTAGGGGAAAGTGTGAGCATAGAAAAAATTGCGTATTTAAAGGCGCAGTTGAAGTTTGATTCGCTTTATATAAAAGGACAAATAGATAGTAATAAAAGGCAGCAATTACTAGATCTACATATAAACCTTTTGGAGCCACCTATTAATGTCGTCATATAAATTTTTAGATTATCCATTTATAAGTAAAACTACGTATCTATTGTTTAAGACGTGCCGTCATCGTTTTAAACGCATTGTATTGGATAAAGTTTCAACTACAGGGAACCAAATCATGCAGGATGGCACAAATCTGCATTGGATCTTTCAGCAAACACTTCTCAAAGTGGATAAGGAACATATACTCGCCCTAGATTGGGAAACGGCGCTGGATAGGCAAGAGAATGCCGTTTACAAATACTTATACGCTTTGGCATGTACGTTTGTCCCGCCTAATTTAGATAACCGACATATTTTTATAAATCTCCAATCATGGGCATTATTTGAGACTACGCATTGGATAGATATACGGCGACAATACCGTAATCGTGCCGATATCTGGAAATACTGGTTTCCCCTTGAGATGGAGTCATTTTATTATGATGAATGTGTCCAGCTTTTTGGAACGGTCGACCGAGTGTTTGCCGACATTGGAGGAGAAGTCATTGGCGATTATAAAACAGGTCGTGTTCCAATTTCTGTTACACGCGCTAAACCGGCAGATTATGCAGGCGCTACAGATTTGCCACCTAAATACACTATAGAAGGCAATTTTTATGTGTTATTACGCAAACTTTCTCACGGCTATAAAATAGCGAAAGTGGATGGCAAATGGAATTTTTTTAAGAATGGAAAGATAGATAACTCGAAAAATTTGGATTATTGTTTTATGTTTACCAATGGATTGGTTAGCGGCATTCCACACACGTACTTATTGCGCAAGAGGATGTCCATGGCGTCTATTGGAACTATTATGGATACATTGGAGAAGATTCGTTGTAATGAGGATTGGTCTCGCGTGGGCGAGATTCGGGTTTGCCAATGGTGTCCGCTCTATGAAACGGAATGTAAGGGGAAATTACCATTTGAGATATTTGGAGACGTATTCGGAAGCGAGAATACCGCATCGGAAAGTATTCCAGACGAAAGATGAAGCCATACGGGATATAAACCAGTTCGTTACCTTCTCGAATGTAAGTATCTCGCCATGGTATTTCACTAAATTAGAACAAAAATACAAAGATGGTTTGCCAACTCGAATTGGACCGGACTATTACTCGGCGGTCATTGATTGGCTTTTTTTCGATATTGATGTAAAGAAGAAGGATGGGACTATAAATGAGGAATCTATTAAATCAAGGGATATTCTTGTTAAGTGGTCTAGAACAAGTAACTTTAGAAGGGAATATACCTACAGTGGCGGCGGATACCAGATATTTATCGGAACAAGTATTAATCCGAATATCTATCAACCAGTTATGGGGGATTTATTCAAACGCTTTGGTCTAACTGTTGATGAATTAGTTCTTCTACAACAAATGCGTCGTGTTCCGGGCAGTTTCAATTTTGGCAAGGATAGCAAATCGAAGCGCTGGTTGTTCTGTATTGACTTAAAGGAAGACGAAATACTTCTGCCATTTGAGAAGCATCAGGAATTAGCGCAGAAACAACGAACGGAACGCTATATATACGGAAGTGAGAATTATAAACCTACTGGAAAATTCACCGAACGGGCTAAACCTAAAGTATTTACACAACGAGAAATGGCGTTGGACGGAAGCGCAGATGATATCTTATCACGCTACGGCTATACATATAAAGACTTGTGTCCGACTATGCGTGCAATCATCGAACAAAAATCCGTCGGACATATAGAACGAATCATTGTAATAAAGTATTTAAAGGACATCATTCTATTAAAGTATGAGGATTGTGTAGCATTGCTACCAAAAATATTAACCGCCCCACACGATCAGTCGAATGACGGATATCATTCTATTGAGGAATGTCAGCCACAATCTGTTTATGGTGGTAAATCCGAATTTAACCCGTGTTGGATGAAAGAAAACGGTTATTGTCCTTCTACTTGCACAAATTGCGAAACATATTTAAAGGGTATGAGAAGTTTATGAAAAAAGAATTAGACGAAGTCCTACAATTCTTATATGATAATAGCGCCGATATTAATGCTAAAGCGCTAATTTTTTTGTTGAAGTGTTATGAACCATACGGTAGTCTTAGTGTTTCTAGCAAGGAGTATATAGCAGACAACTTATTCTCCAATGCGGAACGCAATAAATACTACTCGAATGGTTCTTCGCACTACTTTTATGAAACTTTAAAAAGGCGAACCTAATGGGTGGAGTATATAAAACCAGAATTTTTTATGGTGTTATGGTAAAGGAAAATTATGACGATGATGAATTGGAACCGTTTAAATTACGCGGTCTTTATATCGGCGAAGATAATTTAAACGAATACGTCATTACCGATGAAGACCATATATTCGGCGGAAGCGACGAATTTAGTGTTGTAATGATTCCTGCCAATACCAAGATTATTGATGAGAAACTGATTAAGTTTCTCCAAGTGAAGAACATAAAGAGATTTAAAGGACCGGCATGGTTCGCGGTGACATTCTATGATAATTGAAGATACATGTGAACAACAACTATCAAAAAGCGGACATACTCCGATTGGTGATGCTTTCATATTCAAAGGTATCCCCTACAAACGCGAACAGATTCGCTTTGAAGGATTCCAATGCGGAGATTATACAAACGAGGAACATGATTTTTTGGTGGAACGGAAACGCGCAGATGATTTCGTTGCTTCCGTATTGGAGAAAGGGCGATTATTTGATGAACTCGCTAAGATGCATGATTATTATGAAGGTTATAGAGAACTCATTTTTATCGGAGACTGGGAAGATACAATTAAGACTTGCTACAAACGTGACGCAGCAAACGGAACATATACTGCCGGTTTTATCCAATCCGCTCAACTTAGACTACAACTTATGGGAGTTCAGTGGTATCAAGCTTGGGATGAACAGCAAGCCGCTGACAGAATCGTTTTTCTTGACAAGTATGCTAAAGGAAATAAGAAATTTGAAATGAAAGCGGACAAGCGTCGATTCCATGTGCGGGACGAACGTCTGAAACTTCTCATGATGTTCCCTAATATCGGAACGCAAAAGAAAGGGGAAGTATTATTGGAAAAATATAAAACGATAGATACTATTATACAATATGCTATCCAGCATCCTAAAGAAATGGAAAAAGAATTGAAAGGAACCCGTATCGGGCGCGATACAATAGATAAAATTAGTGATATAGCAACAAGTGAGAAGGAAGTTTATTATGAAACCCGAACAAGTCCGGAAGTTGATATCTCAGAAGGTAATAACGTTTTGCCAGCGGGACCCACGAAGGTATCTAGTCCTAGCAACTTTTACCGGCGGCGGAAAAACTACCAGCACCCTAAAAGCGCTGGATGAAGCCAATATCCGTTGGATTTATGTGGCACCGAGTCACGAGATTATCGAAGAGAACTTGGAGCATTCCGCATATAGGAAATATACTTTTTTACATCTTCGCGGGCGAGAGAAATGTTGTGTGCGGCAAGATATCCAACCGTATTTAAAAGCCGGATTAGAGATTGGTTCTATATGCGAGGAATGTCCATTTCTACGTGATCCATGTGCGTATCGTTCCGATTACGAGAAGGCGTATAGAGATCGACCTAATTTAGCTATTACACACGCGCATATAAATACTTTTCTACCACGCTTTCTAAATACCGATGTCGGCGACCACAAGATTCGCGACGAGTATGACGTAATTATTATTGACGAGAACCCGATTAAAGTGTTTAGTCTTGAGAAGCGACTTTCTTTGGGTGATTTGGAACAACTACGGCAAATTTATATGATGACCGGAATGGATCAAGTCTTGATCGACTTAGTGAATGAGTTATTAAAGGGAGAGTTGGATTATACTGCCCTAATGCGGCTTCCCCTTAGAACATTAAAGGAAATAGAGTTAAATAAGAAGTTTATAAAGCGCCTAATGGAACACAGTGAAGATTTAGGAACAATGCTACCAAAAGATATTATTTCCTTTATGTTCCGTATCTATGAACGTGCCACAGCGGATAATCTTCCTTTCATGGTATATAAACACGAAGGGTATATAAATCTCGCGTATTTCAACGAATACCCGTTAAACTTAGGCGTTAAGATTATCGGTCTGGATGGAACAGCGTCCAAATTGGTATGGGATCAAATGCTTCACGATGAACTCATAGAAGGCGATACGCTTTATAGAATTGATAACTCCTATACGTTTGATCCTGATAATGGATGTTATGCCATTAGCTATCAACTGTCTGGCGCGCGTTATCCTATATTTTCTTTTAAACAGAAAGGGGATTTACTACCGAAGAAACTTAGCGCCCAATTTGATATAATCGCTAAACAGACAACCGCGAATGTTCTTATCGTTGCTACAAAGGAAGTTTATAGGCGAATTAATAAGTATATGGTGACTAAGAACCACGAGTTTGCGAACTATTATAATCTGCGTTCCTTTAATCGGTATTATAAAACATGCGATACTGTAATACTCGCGTGTGAACCAAATCCACCCAAAGAGAAGATTCAATCAAGTGTCGCATTAAGTGGGTGGTCAAACGCTGTATGGCGACTTATCTATACCGAAGAAGAAATGTTACAAGCCGTAGGACGTTTACGCGCAAATGTTCCAATTACTACACAAGGGCGCATAAGAAGTTTACCATTACATGTGTATATCTTTCCATCTACCGGTGTTAAGGCATTCTGTTCATGTGGAATGATATATGAGAAGGAAACGAAGCGTTGTGTATGTGGTCAGAATTTAATGTTAAAACCAACGCTTTTAAAGGAAGCAAGATTAATAAAGCTGGGAAAAATAGATGAAACTGATAAATATGGACGGGATTACCTTGACGACGACGAATGTCTCAGACGGGATATACTTAAAAGTTGCCCAACGAGTCCGTCTAAGTATTCGGGCGGAAGTATCTCAAGAACTAGGATTAGGAGTCGATTTAAGTACCTTCTTGAGGAGGGACTCATAGAGTATGAAAAACTCGGAACGTACAAACTCACTCAAAGAGGATTTGAGCAATTATCTCAAAGCGAAAAGGAAAATAGACACGACAGCGATTAGACAGGTGGGTAGTTATAAGGGGCAAGCGCAAATATTTTCCCAATGGTTAGAACGCTATATCGAGTATAATTCGCTACAACCGAATGAAACCGGAGAGATATTTTTTACAATTCCGTATACCAAATATATTAGTATTACCGAACTCAACGGTTGGAATCATACTTTTAATATGTACTTAAAGGCGTATAAGTTTGTTTTAAAGAAACATGGAAGTATAGTCGAAGTTTACCACCAACTTTAAATACCTTTATGACCTTTATATAGGTATATGCGAATTCTTAGTTATAATGTTCTTTTAGAATCGAATTTGTCGTATGCACATACTATGCGTCAAACAATTGACCAGCTCCAAGATATCTACGGTGAGAAGGTTGAATGGTATTATGGTGCCTACGAAACAAATTTACCGATGGTGGTGTCGCGCGAGAAATTTACCTATATTCCATCCAAGTTTGATGCGAATATGACGCCGACGAATTTTAACGATATCAAGAATCTGATTCATCCTAATCTACTTTTTATGCACGACGATCCACAGAGATGTCTTTGGATGGCGAACGTGGATGTGCCTACAGTGTATTGGCTGCCGTGGGATAATGAAGATCCCCGCACCACACAACTTCCCCTTTTAGATAAAGTGGATCGAACCGTAATGGTCGCCAAGTTCGCTCAGAAGATTGCGCAAAATCTGGGGTATGAATGTGGACAAATCTATAATCCGATCAATACTGACGTCTATCATCCAGATCCCGAAGCGGGAAAACGTTTAAAAGCAAGAATCGGAATTCCGGAAGATGATCAGATACTTTTATGGGTTGGGCGACCGGGATGGCGTAAACGTTTAATGCACACGATTGAAGTGGCAGCACGGATTATGAAGAAGAATCCAAAGGTTCATTTGATGCTACATATGGATCAACACGATCCCGGAATGGGTTATAATATAGCTGAATTTCTACACGCAAGAGAAGTATTAGGCAATAAAAAGGTAATTATTCCCGGCGACTTAAACTATGGACAAGGGTATCCGCAAGAAACTATGAATGAGATCTATAACGCGGCGGATATTTACATCGCTACAAATGGCGGCGAGGGAATGAATCTCTGCGTAGCCGAGGCCATGAGTTGTGGTAAACCTTTTATTATGACGGATGTAACTACCACTATGGAGTTCGCTGGCTACGATGTTCGTGGCGGAGATATGATTGGTCCACGAGGAATTGGTGTTAAACAAGCATTAAACTTTGAAGACAAGGGCATTATCCGTCCGTATGTGGATATTGACGATTTTGTGAAGAAGACAGAAATGTTACTCGCGGATAAAGACCTACAGCATAAGATGGGTAAAGCCGGACGTTTATTTGTTCAGAAAGAAGTTGATTATCGCGTTGTGGGCGCAAAATGGAAAGAAGAACTGGATAAGTTCCGGTTAAATGTGGTGAAAGTCTAATGATACAATACTTTATAAAGGGTCGGGATCATAAGAGTGTTATTTATCGGGAAGGGGAAGTTGAGCATATTTGCGATATTCCTAACCTTTCTGATAACCAGACGGAATGGGCTACGCTTATAAATGCTATGCGAATGATTAGTGGATCGGAAGAGTTGCGTTATAGTGGCACAACTCTATGCACCGATTCCCTTTTATTATTCAAGCAACTTACAAATCAATGTCGTGTTAAGGCGCCTTCATTACGCCCGCTATTTTACGAGTATAATGAATTGCATAATCAACTCAGTGGAGTCGTTATCGGCATTAAGTACGTTGCGGAAAATAAAGCGAGGGAATTCTTATGAGATATAAAATATTTTTTAATTATGAGAATGAAGAAATGCAGAAGTCAATTCAATATATGTTCTTGACTAAGGATGAAGCTAAACAATATTGCAGAGAAGATAATAGAAACTCTATGGAGAAAATAGTATTTAGTGATTATTTTCATTGTAGAGACTGTGGTGAATTTACTTTAAGGTTTCGAAGAGATCCATGGTTTTATGAACTAGAAGGTATTTCTACTAAAGCCTTTTTATGTAATGCATGTTATAGACAACGATGTGATGATATATGAGAATTTTGCTTTTAAAGGAGAAGAATGAACCGAATAAAGCCGATTACCTTTTTTTAACGAAAGGTAGTGCGGAATACTTCCTTACGCAAGGAATAGCCGGCGATTATCACACCTTTGAGTGGACCATGGATAAGGTTATTATCCGCTATAAACTCGGTAATAAAACGGAAAATAGAGAGTTCTACTTTGAATGGAGAGAAGCCGCATGAAAGTCTATATCTTAACGCATATGGATGTTGATACTATAGACGAACTACTTATCTTTAATAAATTTAAAGCCATGCTTGATTGTAATATAAAGAAATCAGAAGAGAATGCCGCCACTTTTCCCTATAAAGAAGGAAAGACGTGGCAATTAAAGATGGTGGAAATTTTGAAACAATTTACCGAGGCTGAATTAGATTTAAATAATGGAAATAGACATCTTGGATACTATGAGATGTGGAGTCGAGATATATGAAAGTCTATTGTGTAATGGAGAATGATGATGGTGGTCAGGATAGCTGGCAAAATTTGATGTGTATTTGTACTACTCCAGAATCTGCCGAAAAGAAACGTATTGATTATGGTAATAAATTCTATGAATATCAAAGGGAATCACATAAAAGAGTATATAATAAAAATTTAACTCGTAAAGAATTTGATAAAGAAGCATATTATAAGAATAAATATGAAGTAAAGGAAATGGAAGTGGAAGAATGAAAGTCTATACTATTAAACAGAAATGCTGGGATGAGTATGATTGTTATTACACCATAATTAAACTTTTTGCTAATAAAGAAAAGGCAGAATCTGTCGCAGTGAAACTAACAAACCAAGAATTTGAACACCAGAAAGTAATGGCAGATAATAGAAATACACATGGTGAACCACGATTTACACGTGAAATATTTGATCATGATATATATTATTGCGAACCATACAAAATAGAAGAAATGGAAGTGGAAGAATGAAAACAGTAAATTGGAAAGGATTCTTTGATGGCGATACCGGATATATCCACGCCACACAGAGATATCCATTAGCAACCGAATTAGCGGGATTTCCGACGGCGATTACACCGTTGAATCAAATGAATCCGGCTAATCCATTATCTAAAATGATTTATAAGGGAGAACCGGCATTAACGATACTACATCAAATCCCCACAGTTTCCCCTTCCGAAGAAGCATACTTTACCGTAACAGAGTTTGATGTAGCACCGCATGAATGGTGGAACTCGCTGCGAAAGGCGAAGGTGATCCTGACGCAGTCCAAATTCTGTAAAGAGATATTCGCTAAGATCGATGGCGTAGATAAACAGAAAATTAAAATTGTGTATTATCCCCAAGCGGAATGCTATACACCGAATGGACCAAATATGCGCAATTTACAAGTGAATGGGAAACCTTTGAGCCAATACGATTTCGTATTTGGTTCATGTTTTGAATGGGTTGCGCGTAAAAAGCCGGAACTTATGTGGCAAGCGTTTATAGAAGAGTTTGATAAAAATGAGAATATTGTCTTCATCAATAAGCTTAGTATCCCGAATGGTTTTAGAGGATGGGCTAGAATATTACGTAATTTCCAGTCCAAAGATAGTCGTATCGTGCCTTTACAGGGATTTATACCAGATATTTCAACCTATTACAGGTCCCTTGATTCGTTCGTAGGCTGTTCTGCCGGTGAAGGTTGGGGTGCGGGACTAAGTGAGGCTATGGGTTGTGGTATTCCTACAATTGCTTCCCGACATTCCGGCAACTTGGAGTTCATGAACGATAAGAACTCATGGTTGGTGGATTGTGATCCATGGACGCCTATTGGAAATGATAAAACCAATTGCCTTTGGATGGTTCATGACTATCAACAATGGCGATTGCCGAAGATCTCGGCGATTAGAAAAGCAATGCGAGAAATCTATACGCTGAAAATGAGTGGCGCTACAAATACTCGCTCTTTAGAAGGAACCCGTGTAACGGATATGTGTTCGTTAAAAAATATCGCCAGACAAATGAATAAAGCATTGGTGGAGTATCTATGAACAAAGAAGATTGGTTAAATATTCCACTGTTAGTGTTTGCAGCAATAGGTATGTTCGGTGCTTTCTTTTTTGCTATTAATTTAATAGAGTTTAAAGCGGTTTACGGAATAGTATGGATAATAGGTATGAGTATTAGTATTTATATACCTTTATATACTCCAATTAAGGAACTTCATAAAGGATGATTAAAATGATGAAACTAAATAAGATAGAAATGGATGGTAAAACCGGTTATACTATAACAATGGATTTACCAAATGGTGTACTTTTAAAGGAATGGCTGCCGATGAATACCGAGATTGGTGCCAATAAAAGTAAAATTGTTGAATGTATGGCAATTGAAGCTATTTTAAGGCGGATTTTGTATGAAGGTTTAAAAGATATACCGGAATTAAACCTTACCATGGATAATTTTAAAATAACGAGAAACCTTTAAAGATATAATATCTTTAATTTTTTTATGTCTAAATTATGCAAACTTTGTAGTAAGCGCCCGGCAAAACTGGGTAAAGTTTGTCCCAAATGCGCGCTTCGAGTTTCTATAGATATGAATGAGACTATAACCAAGATCAAGCAAACTATAGAAGCTAGTTATGGTTTAACTAAAGTCGAACACCCACCTTATTTGGTATGTGGATGCAAAGTTAAAGAAAGTTTTATTGTTCCGTTTGATTACTATACAGTAAACGATTCTTTAAGTGAATCCGGTATGTATGATTTAGTCATCTGCGGCGTATGCCGCTACTGTGGTAATTATAGCGAAGTTCGTATGCCGATGAGTTTCGATATACCGATTAAAGATTCGCCTTACAAAGGTTTAATGTTAGAAATGAAACAGGAACCACAAAAACGTAATGAGATGATTATATGATATGGACCACGTTTATGCCTGTGTTAAATGAAGGGAAAATTATAGAGAGCAAAATCTTGCACTCACTTTCATTTTCGCGGCATGTAGTAGTTGTGGAAGGTTCAATTCCACAAACATACGATGTAAAAGAAAACGGATTGAGTAGCGATGAAACAAGCGAAATTCTCAAACAATACGCTGATAGAATTACTTACCTTCCAGTTGGAAGGCAATCGGATAGATCTACCTTGCAGAATCATGCCCTTAACTACATACATAAGAACTTTCCCGATACAGAAATTCTCCATCGAACGGATGCTGATGAGTTCATTAGCGATAAGGCTCTAAAATATATTGATAGAGAATTTGAACATTATCAGAATAAAGATTGGTTAATCTATACCGATTTAGTAAACCTTGTGGATGGTACGCGATATCGTCCCAATGATGCACCCAAAGGCAACACTTTCCCCTTCTGTAAAGGATTGACGCTATGTAGCGGCATGTATCATGAACGTTTCTACCGCTACCGACCAGATATGCTTTATAGGGGAACAGCGCATGCCCTTTCTGATTGGGCACAACGTCCATTCTACGCACATCCCGATTACTACTTTAATCGCAACAAAGTGGATTGGGCATGGGAACCTCAGACGCCGGGATATCCTATTCGGATCTTGCATTATAAATATATCGACGGCTTTAAACGCCTTTTAAAAGCCGAGATGTCTTATTTAGTCGAAGATGAACACATGATTCCTAATAGTGACGCCAACTTCAATCGCGCCAAAGAACGTTTAAAAAAAATTCTCGATGGTCAATGCGAACCGATACAGCGCGAAGAACATTGTCAAGAAGTTATAGCGTCTAAATGGTTTAAATACGAGAAAGCGGAATACAACTGGAATATTACACTCGACGAGGTGTTGTCATGAGTTTGCCGCTATATATCTCAATCCACACTACCCCTACAATAGAACGTAAGGCGATGTTCCATAATTGTATCCAAAGTGTGAAAGGCACTAAATCGCCTGCTACATTAGTGTATGATGCGGAAACGGAACAAGATAATATAGATTACTTTTTAGCGGCATTTCCCAAAGGTGTCCTTTTAAAGGCGCCAAATATTAAGGATACCGGACGTAGTAAGCTTTTATATGCGATTAAATACTGTGATGCTAAGTATATGGCGTTCCTCCAAGACGATGACTACTTCTATCCGGGAAGACTAGAGGTTTTGGACAAAATATGCGCCCAACAAGAGTTCGCCATGCTATTTACGCCTGCCGTGTTCTGTAATAATGGTATTCCCACCGGTTCACAAGGTCTCCTTGTAAAGGCAGGGGAAATCTATATTACGCCGCCTAGCAAATGGGTCTTGAACGTTCCATTAGCGAAAGAAGTTTTAGATTCGCCGGACGTTCCCGTTGGCTGGGACCATGCGTTCGCACACGCGTTATTGTCAAAGGGGAAGTTGGCATATTTCGATAATTGCCCGATAGTATATAATTTCTCCCACCATAATGCTACAGCGGCATTGGATGCCGCCAAAGACGCCGAGTATTTAAAGCAAGTGAAGGATTACGAAGGCGGGATTAAGTATGATATCCAAATCATGGAGGTTAAGGTTAGATGAAGATTCTTTTTCTCTTTGCCGATGAAAACCACTGCGATTATGCGTGCGATGGTGTGTATATCGGCTTAAAGAACTTGAAGCATATTGTAGACGCCATTCCACTTCCTATGGCGCTTTATAAAGCTAAACCGGAACATTTCTACTCGCGTGTCAACGGTTTCTTTAAAAACTACTTTAATTACGAACCTTTATATAGCCACCTTAAAACTGACTATGACGCAATTTTTATGGAATCTGCCGGTGTTCCCTATAAATGCTTCCCCTTTTATAAAAACAATGATGCCTTTGATAAACTGCTTAAAAGCGATATTCCTAAATGCTGTTTACTCGGCAATGACACATTCACTTATCAGCCGCTGCCAAATGTGCGTTATGATTACAAATGTAAGATGGCGATACGGGAAAAGCAATTCCAAACGCCTCTCGTAAATGTTCCTTATATAAATGATTTCCCGTTACATTTTACCGTACCACAAAACTGGATTAAATATATTCCGGAAAAGGAAAGGACGAAAGATATATTCTTCTCAATGTCGCCATCAAATTCCGCACGCCAAGATATTGCCACATATCTTCCCCTACAACATTATGAGACACTATCCGGCTACATTAACGCAATTCGGGAACATAAATATGGGATATCCGTTTATGGCGATGGATACACCTGTCAACGCGATGCGGAGATTGGCGGTAATTCGCTTCTGTGCCTTTATAAACATCCTAAATGGAAAGGGGAAAGCGGATATTACAGCGAAAATAACGCCATATACTTTAACGACTATACCGACTTAAAGCGACAAGTCTCCGATATAGAACGTAAAGGTGAATACGAAGAGTATTTAAAGCGATGTTATACCTTTACAGAACAAAATTTAACTTGTGAAGCACAAGCAGAAAAATTATTAGAGTGGACTATTCATGAAGGTTGAAATATTCGTTCCTCTTTATAAAGAAGAGACGCAGAATCAAAAGTATCTGCTCAATATTGCTATGAGCAGTGTTAAATGCCAAATTGTAAAAGATTATACTTTAGATGTTGTTTGTGGGTATGAATCTTGCACGCCACAGTATAGTATTGATTTATGCGAAAAGTTAGGATTTAAGGTGGAAGAATGTCCTAAGGATCATTTAACTCCCGGTTCGCCAATTGGTAAGTATGAATGGGCATATAACCGTTCCAAAGCTGATTTCTTTTCTACATGCCAAAACGACGACTTCTTCTATATTAATAAAACTATATTCCAATATGGGAATATGTCCCAATATCCAAATGTAGTTATTTCAATCGTAGGACATTCGCTATTTCATAACAATATACCGGTAGGAATTGATTATGTCCATATGGACAATGAAGGGGTTGCTGGAAGTATTCCGAGTTGTTGGATGATTAATAAACATCTAATGTCGGAATTTCCAATGGAATATAAAGGTATATTTAATTGGGATAATGTCTGTCTCTATAAGATTATGACGTATGGGAAACTTCTTCCATTAAATGCACCTTTAGTTATTTACAATCTCCATCCAGATTGTACAAGTATAAAGGAAAAAATCCCATCAGAAAGTTGGAATACTAAAAATGATGCCTTTCTTAGGTATAGAAAAGAATGGAAAGGATTCTTCTAATCCGGATTATAATACTTAATTTTTTTCATGTCCGGAATATTTCCGGTGTCATAGATATGTTCTAATTTCGAACACAATAATTCGTTTTTATGAACATTTTCATAATATTCCCCTTTTTTTATTGAATCGTGTTTTACATAATAGAAGATCATATTTGGTGAACGATATATATGGTGACCTAACTTCGTCCAACGGTATAAATACTCAACATCTTCATATCCCCAACCGACAAAGGCTTCATTAAATCCAATATAAGTACTTTTCTTAAACAGTTGAATACTCGGCGGATTTACAAAGGAATCAATACAGTGTATATATAATGGTGGAGTAAAAATAAGTTCGTAATCGGCGTTGTAATCATTTACAACAGCCATCATTCCTAGTGTTATATCATTAGGATTAGTCTTCTCAAAACTAAAAATATAACTCATATAATTTTTTGATGGATAAATATATGGGGTTGTGGCAACATAATATTCTGTTTCTATATGTTCTTGAATAGTATTAAACATTTGTGCGGCATTACTAGTATGAGGAAATCTATAAATAGTATATAAAGGGTTTTCTATAATACTGTTACTTCCGTCATCCATTATAATAATTTTTGTGGGCGGCATAGCGGATTCTAGCCACTTTTGACAGCATATTAAAACATTATCCCATGTATTATAATTTTTCATTAATAAAGTATATTCCATAATACTTAAATAGTATTTAAAACATATAAAGATTATGCCGGAAAATTATGATACTCCATACGCGAATCATCTTATGGAGATTAAAATAAAAGCGATGTATCCGTATATCAATAACAAAAGCGTCTTAAACATAGGCTGTGGAAATCCTGACATATTGTATAGTTTCATTCGTAAACAAGTTTCCTACTATCACGGAACAGATATAGTATTTAAAGACGATGATAATATACATTCTAATTCCAGCACGATACGTTTTAAAGATAAGGAATTTGATGTGGTAGTCGCTATGCTTCTCTTAGAGGAAATAGCCAATCCACAGGAACTACTTAAAGAGATGAAACATATCGCCAAAGAACGGGTCATTGTCGTTGTTCCTAATGCCAATAGTTTAAACCGTGTAGTGGGTTCATGCAATGGAATGCTTAATGAAACTACGGACTTGGGTATCTTTGATATTAAGGAAGGACATAAGCGTATGTATAATCTTGATACGCTTCAAACGGAAATACTTACTTCAGGACTCTTTATAAAGGATATATTACGTTTCGGTTTAAAGCCGGTTCATATGGGTTTAATGGAATCTTTAAAAACCTATTGGAACCAGTACGATAACGTGGTGAACCATCCGTTATTACGGAATGTATGCGCAGAATTTATGGTGATATGTAATGTCGAAGATACTACTCATCCAACCACCGAGTAATATTATGTATAATCGGCGGGAAAGTAAACCCTGTCTCCCGCCATTAGGATTAGCCTACATCGCCGGATATCTTCGTTCAAAAGGTCATACCGTTCAAATTTACGATATGATCGCAGAACATTATGATTGTGAAGAAATCTTTGCATATAATGATGGAAAAATAACCTATCCTTCAGAACGTTGTTTAGACGACGATTATCCTTTATCTAATGTGTTCATTGAGTATGGTATGAACCAAGTGGAACTCGAACGTCGCTTAAAAACCTTTGTTCCGGATTTTGTCGGCGTATCATGTATTACCAGTTCCCGACATTTCCAAGCCGTAGATGTAATTAAGTCATGCAAAGCGATACTACCAAATTGCATTACGTTAATGGGTGGTAATCATCCTTCTTCTATGCCGAAACTCGTTATGAAAGATTGTGGCGATAGTTTGGATTACTGTGTTGTAGGAGAAGGGGAAGTAGTATTCGCAGAAATTTGTGCACCAAATTCTCCCTATAAAAGAGGAATAGTTGAAGCCAAACAACATGTTTGTATAGACGACTTGCCACTTCCAGCGCACGATCTATTGCCATTGGATAAGTATTTGGCGATCTGGAATAGAACACAGTATCACTTTTATCCGGCACAGAAGTTTGTGATTATGAATACTTCTCGCGGGTGCTCGCATGGCTGCGAACATTGTCCTCACGAAGTTGTGTTCGGTTCCGGATGGCGGCGAAGAAGTTTGGAAAGCATTGAGAAAGAACTTCAAGCCGTAATCGCGTTAGGTGTTAAAGAAGTCCAGTTCCACGAGTATAACGGTTTTATGAGTCGCCAATACATGTGGGATATCGCGACTTTAATGAAGAAATATAATCTAACATGGAATGTGCCAATCGGTGTGTGGGTTAAAGTTCTCGACGAACCCTTTATAAAGCATCTCAAGGATTGCGGCATGAACTGCATTGATTTAGCGATTGAATCGCCTAATAAAGATGTTCTCTGCACAATGCCCGGTAAAAACGTAGATATCGATCACGCGAAAGAAGTTATTAAATGGTGCAAGGAAGCGAAACTTTATATTAACGGCTTCTTCATGATCGGATTTCCGGAACAATCGCTTAAGGATATGTGGGATACAGTTATCTGGGCGAGATCATTGGAACTGGATAGCGTTTCAATTTTTATTGCACAACCGCTGCCGAAAACTAAACTTTGGTCTAAGGCGCAATTTATAGATGGCTTTCATCCATTTATGTTGCGGTATGGCAAATGCAATACATCTTCCCCTTTATGGAAACCGGAAGAAGTAGAAAACATTCGCCTACAGGGACGGTTAATGTGTCAACAAAGTTCTACCAAAGAAGTTTGGGGCGTCCATACTAAAGTTTAAATACTTTTTTCGCCTATTTAACAGTAGGTATTTTTTTATGCGACCTTCTAAAGAAGAATTCGAATTGTTATGGAAAGACGCTACTGATGGAACATCTAATGAACAGAAGTTTAAGTCCATAGCAGAAAAGAAACAAGTTGAGTCTCGCACCGTTCGTAACTGGTATGAGTTCTACCACGGAGATTTACGAGTAAACGAAACGATTAAGAGTGCCAAATCTTTTAAGACTTGGATTACCGAATATCGTGACGAAGAGCCAAAGACGAAAGCCAAAGAAGCATTCATGAGTGTCGGCAAGCGTTGCTTGATAGTTTGTATGGCAGATGCTCATATTGGCGCTAAAGCGTGTTTACGTGAACGTTTGGCAAAAGATATTGAAGAGATTAAAGACTTAGATGATGTTTATGTCGTTTATGCCGGTGACATTATAGACTATGGTCCTGATGCGCCTAAAGGGTTGCTTCAAGATCAGCAAATCCAGTACCAGACACAAATTGCCGGCGCTAATCTTATGTTCGATGACATCGGGCATAAAGTTATCGCGACTACTTCCGGTTGTCATTCCCATTTTACAGCGAACTTAACAGGAAAAACGCTTGAGGAAGATCTTGCCGATAAAACCTTAACTAAAATCTTTCTCAACGATGGCGGGCTTCTGAATTTGACGGTAGGGGAAATCTGTTATAAAGTGTTTATAACGCATCGGACAAAAGGTTCAAGTCGCTTAAATCCATCGCGGGCGCTTATGCAGATGAATGAAATGGATCTCGATTTTGATGTAGGCATTGAAGCCCACCGACATACGCCGAATATTAATGTTTCTCTGCGCAGACAAAAATCTATTGTGGCAATAAATTGCGGAGCTTATAAAGGTTTGGATACCTTCGCAAATAGATTCGCGTATATCCAACAACCGTGTAATGTTCCCGGCTTTATATTAGATGGCAAGAAGCGTCAGATTATTCCATTTCTGGATTGGCACGAAGGATTGAGTATGATATGAAAAACCTAAAGTCTGGCTCTTGTGGCGTAACTTTTATAGATAGCACAGATATTATAAACTACGTTTTATTAAATAGATCTGGTAATCTGAATCTTTATGAACCAATAGTTAACTGGATTCACAATAATGTACCGCATATCAATTTAAACGTGAATAATTTGGAAATAGATGCTTGTGTAACGGCTGTGTGGAAAACATTATGAAGAAAGCGGCAATAAACCTTGAATGGTATGATTATAACAAAGGATTTCCCGCGTTTTATAAAGCGAATATGGATAATGAATTTTTTAACTGTTTTCACTCGATACAATGGGAGATTATCAATGTTCCGCTTTGATACGGTCATAGAAGGTAAAAAGGTTGAAGGTATTACAACTGGGACACGAGTACGAGGCGAGAAAGGATTTTATGAGCCGATTATATGCCGAAAGCGCAGCGAGAAACGAAACAGAGTCCGCTGTCGATTATCTAAGGGACATGATGTTATCTATTGCGACGGAGGAATGTTAGTTAAGCATTCTGGGCAATTGACGAAACTTAGAAGTCTTAAAGATCATGACGGATGGGAAATTGTTCCCGTTAGCGATTCTTTTTTGTATATCGGTTTGATTACGCCGAGTAGAAGCATAATGGTATGCGGGTTGGTGTTTTATTACTCATGAAAGAAGTTAATGATGAAATAAACATGGTGGATTTATATGTAATGAGAGGTAGTAGTGGAAATTGCGCTGATGGAATTGCTAAAGAAATTTATCCCCACACTTTCCCCTTTAATGATATAAAGCGGAGCGGATTCAATGAAGTTGACTTATAGAATGTTAATCAGATCTGTAGATACCTTTATAATGGGAGATGGTGAATTAATTCCGGAGGTATATACTCAATGTCTTAAATCCGGAGTATTTCCATTCCAAAACTTTAGGAGAATAGATTTCGATGAAAGAAATTAACGGAGGAGATTTTATAAGGGAAAAGTTGGAAGTAGAACCGGATGTAGAGTTTCTACGGCATTGGATACTGTATTCTGAACCCATATGTAAAGTATTTGACGATGTTTCCTTTATAAAGGATGTGTTTAGATGAAACAATGTATGCTTTTTGATGCTATAGTAATGTCGAATGTAATGTTTGGATGTACGGATAAAATTGATAGTAAGTTATACGCTTCTTATGGCGATATATTTAGTATGATGAACTTTGATTGGACGGTATTTAAATGAAGCAAGTAATGAGCGATACCTTTATCGGCGAACATATTTTTTGTGATGACTTTAGTTTTGATACTGTGCAAGGCGCAGGATTCTTACACGCAGGTTATAGCAACTTTGACAGTGAACCGTTTAATTTTATAGAAGATCAAATGGATGCGATAAAATTATGAACTATAAAGATATTGTAATGACTCCTATACGGACATTAAAGGATTGTATTAACCTTTGTGAACTTATGAAAGCATTGGTTATACAAGGACAAGCCATATCGGAAATCCATTCCTTTTTAGATGGATTCCAGTGGAGATAATGAACATGAGTGAAGAAAAATTAGCAGTATCTTTTGACTGGAGTGGTATTAAAATACCACTTGGTGTAGATACCAAGAAAGCCATTTCTAAAATGGTAAAAGATGAAGCATATAATCTTATTAATAATGATGCAACATTTATGAAAGATATGCTTGCTCATGTATTAATAGATAATAAAAAATGTATTGTAGAACTTCTCAAACCGGTTATTAGAGAGTTGTTTGAAGAAAAAGCCTTTACCATTAATATTAAGGGTTGGTGGAATGATGAGTGAAGAAGAAGAAGACGATGAAGGAATAGAGAATTTTGATCCTTCTGAATGGGCAATTATAATGGAAGGAAAGTATAAGCAGGCAAAGGAACTGTATGAACAGATTCCTTCCACTTATAATCCCAAGATGATGAATCTCATCGAAAAGATAATTGAGATACAATCCGACAATACCTATATAGCGTTAGATATTGAACGGAAACTTAAATCTTTTATCGAGAGTAATTATAAACTCGATACATTAAGCGAACTATTCAAACCGAAAGAAAAGAAAGAAGATAAACCTTCCGGCGATATGTACGCTTAATATTTTTTTATTTTTAGAAACATTTTTAACTGTTTTGATTCATAGTCTCTTTACTCAATTTAGAGATGGATATTTATGGTAAACACGTTTGAAACTGATATGTCGCTCCATCTTACGGAACGTAATAGTAAACTTCTTGGGTTCGATAAACTCAACCCTGTACAAACACTTGAAGCATACTTCTCAAAGCCTTTAACAGAAAATAGTGTAAATCCGAACGCGAACGTTGGTGGCATTTCACCTAATAACTGTTCCACCGAAGTGGCTAATCCTTTTATGCGCTACTTCTTTTTTAAGAAATTATTTGAATTTGGTTCCAAAAAGAATCCCAATTTTTCCTTAGATTATGTATGGGATGGTATGGCTTATGTCCACAACAGCACAAAGTTACAACCTTATTGTTTCGGGACAAGTGCCACCGAAATCGCTACAGAAGGAAGACCTTATGGTAAAGTTCGGGCTGGACCCCCTAAAAGACTTGAATCCTTTATGGGACAATATACGGAATTCATTATGGACAACTCCCAAGAGTTCGCCGGAGCAGTTGCGTCTACTGACCTTGTACCGTGGATGGCGTGGTTCGTAGAGAAAGGGAAAGGTGGGAGTAGAAACTTTAATGTTCAAACCGGATTTCATAAACAAAATTTGGTTAAAGGGGAAACTTATAGAAAAGTAGGCGAAGATGACTATATAAAAATCGAAGAAGTTAACAAAGACGAAAATGTAAATGCTTTATTCATTGACGGAGAATATTCCCAAGGAGTATCATTAAATCTTTATACCGACAAAGAAATAGAGAACACGTTCCAATCCTTTGTGCATGTATTGAACAACAATTTCCGCGTAGGTGGTGATTCGCCGTTCACTAATGTCTCCGTTAACTCGGAAGATGTTTATAAAGACATTTTCTCTCATTATACCTTTCCCGACGGTAAAACGATACAAGATTTGCTTCCAACTATCTGGCGCGTCCAGAAGATTATTGTGGAGTTTATGATTAAAGGACAATCTAATGGCTTACCCTATCCCTTCCCGATTCTCACAGCGAACTTTAAAAAGGGTGAAGGGGAAAGTGAGTGGTTCCGATATATTGCCGAGAAGAATTGCAGCGGAAACATGAATATCAATTATTCTGAACGCTTTTCCATGTGCTGCAGAATCGCGCTTGAGTTCGATTTTAAGCAGAACTCATTTGGCGGTGGTGGGGTTAAAATCGGTTCCATGTGCGTTATGAATTTGAACCTTCCACGTATCGCGTATAAAACATTAGCGGCGAAACCGTTAGGAAAGGGGAACGCAATTAAGGCGGAGTATTTTAAACGGCTCGATGAACTTACCCTTAAAACGATGGAATACCTCGCGGCGTATCGGGATATGTTCCAATGGGAAATCGACTGCGGCTTTCTTAAGTTCTTTAAGGACCCGGCGCAATGGTATAACATCAATATGTTCTTCGCGACTGTAGGATTCTGTGGTATTTACGACGCGGCGGAAATTCTGTTCCCGGAACACACACCATTAGCATTCAGTGAACGGGTTATCTTTATGCAGGAGATTGTACAGCATCTCGTGGATAAAACAAAGGGGAAATCTAATGGGATAAAATTTAATGTTGAAGAAGTGCCCTCAGAAGCCGCAGCCGGGCGAATGGCAGCAATCAACGCCGATTTTGGAGAAAAGAAATTATACTACTCCAATCAATTTGTGCCGCTAGCCGCAGATATTCCTCTATGGCGACGAATCGAGATTGAAAGCAAACTCCAAAGCGCACTCACCGGCGGTGGTATGACATTTATAAACTTCGAGAGTAAACTCACGCCGGAACAATCCTTTGAGCTTCATAGTCGCATGAGTAAAATCGGCTTCACCGGACAATTCTGTATTAACTACGGCTACTCCTGTTGTGGCGAACACACCACGTTTGGAAAGATAGATAAATGCCCTAAGTGCGGTGAACCAACCAGTTTTTATACGCGAGTCGTCGGGTATCTTGCCAAAGACATCAACATGGCGCGAACCAAATTAGCCGAAGTTAATGATCGGAAATATTATACCGCAATCTAAATTTTTTTACTTCTTTATAAATGTTTCCATCAAAAGGTTTATATGTCAGCGGTCACTTTAGTAACTTGGCTGCATGCGTAGTGGGATAAGACCCATCTTCAGCTTGACACTAAGTCACCTTCATAAACTTTTTCACAAAATTCTCTGTTTTTCCTCGTTGACATTAATGTAGTTTTTGACTGTTTTCTTACCCTTTATAAATGAAAAAGTCAGTAACAGTTGGAATCTTTCCAATGTTATATAAAGAAAATCAAATGTTAGAATTTAACATTATTAACACTCCTTTTAAATACCTTATTCTGCCGTATAAATTACGCTACAGAATGATTTTCATTCTCACGATCAGAAAATGGCATGATAGTACTTTAATTAAGTACAGGTCGGCGAAGTTCTGATCGTAGAGTGGAACCGAAATGGTTTTGGCGACTTTGAGCACTTTGGACTTTTTCTCACGATCAGATGCCATCCTGATAGAGCAAAAATGACGTTAAAAACAACGAGTTTTTGGCGTTCAAAAGCGATGGGGCATCTGGCACCGCTCTCCGCCACGGAATTTGGAAAATCGTAAAAACTTAGAGACAGTATATTTAAAGACTGCACTTTAAAAAATGAGCTGTTCGATTTTTCGAACACCCGGTCTCCTACCTTTAAATACTAAAGCGAATAGAATTGAGGACAAAAGTGTATATAAGTCTTGTCGCTTACCACCTTATATACTACTTGTTAGATCTACAGTGTTACTGACACTTTTGTAATGTTACTATCCATTCCGCACAATTTCCCCTTACAAAAATAAAAACTTTAGCGGCATTAGTGTCTAGTATGCCATTTTCCGCTTATTAGATGCGTTTTAACGAACTTTTATTTTTCTAATGTAAAATCCATCACGTCTTGTTCTAAGATGAATTTTCTTTATAAAGACTTGTATTACATAAATTTAAAGGCGAATAATGCCTTTATTTTCTTATGAGTCAATATAATGTATGTCCTAAATGCGGTAGCGATAAAATGGTTTATAAGATAGGATATAATATAAAAACAAAAGAAAAAGATCCCGCAAAAACGCGGTTAGAATGTACGGTGTGTCACTGGTGGGAAAAGTTATAGGTTAAAGAAATTATATGAATCAGAAACCATATTACTTTGACTTCCACTTAACCAATAGGTAGGGATATACAATTCACCATTATACATATTTCCTATAAATAATCCTTTAGTGTTTGTACCCATATATTTATTGACATGTGTATATGATACTGTTTCGATATTATATGGTAGTAATGTATTATTTACTATTTTTATAAATCCAGATGATGATGTTAGAGATCTTAAAACATTTATAGTTGTATAATTATTAGCATTAATAGCATCGACTACTATTCTATTATTGCTTATTACTATTTCGGATGCTGTTTTAAAATCAATAGCTGCTAAATCATATACTGCTCCAGTTTCGCCTATATAATAGTGTATAAGAGAATCACTAATAGTATTAGAATTTTCAAATATATTAACAAGGGAATTAGAATTAGCACTTCCATTTCCATTGTTATAACTACCTGTAATTACACAGTTATTTATGCTACTGTAATTTCCATATATATTAAGTTTTTCTCCTTGCGGTATTTGTATTGTAATATTATTAATACTATTGTTAGAAGAAAGTATATCGGTTATATTTACTACTACATTTTTGTTACCATAAATAGTAATCGCTTTATCAATTTGTTTAGTAATAGTATTTGTCCAAGTTCCACACAGAATTAATATATCACCGTCATAACCATTGTATACGTTAGTTGTAAATAGCGATTCCCATTCAGCTGCGCTAGTTACATAGACTGTTCGATGATTCTCTCCCACTGTTTTATTCTGTATTATAAATCCAAGATCGTTAGTAGGGGAAGATATATAGAGTGGACTAATTATCGGACTATTCGGCATAGATAATTGTCCAGTTAATAAGACGTTGCCGGTAATAGTTTCGTTGCCAACTAGATTAACTATTCCACCGCTTATATACTGTGAACCAGTTAAACGGAAATCGCCTACAATAACTTCCATGCCACCGCTTAAATAGAATGAGCCGGTGGTATAGAGCGAACCATTTAAATACTCATTACCTTGAACATTTAGAGCGCCGGTAACTTGTGTATTACCGCTGAATTTTATGGTAGGGGAAGTGAGTGTGAGCAGATTATTACCCCACGCAATATTTTGGTTGTTCACCGCACTACCGCTTAAAAGGTAAATACTTGCGATTTCCCCTTTACTATACAATACGGAACCGCTAATAAGATGTGTTCCGTCCAGATCCTTATATCCACCGCTCATATGTGAGACATCGCTATATGGCGTTATAGAACGTAATAAGTATCCATCTACTGTTGCAGGAGCATTTTTTGGATCTATACTACTTCCACCTACATCTAAATAGAAGTCTACATAACTATATCCTGCTGTATCGGTACTATTTGCTTCGAAATTAACCAAAGCACTATTAATCATTGCCCAGCCGGAATGGATAGTGTATGTGGTACCAACGTTCGAAATCTCGAAGCCGCTGATATACTTAATGGACGTTCCTTGCGCGAAAAGATTATGAATACATCCCTGCATTCCACTATCTATATTGCCGGAAAGCATATCGTTGAACAAATCCGGCGTAATGGTTTTATCACCGTGAGGATGATCATACATATCACGGTAGAATTTATTGGATGTCATTAGCTAAAATCTCCGAAGATGTATTCAAAGATTAAATCTTGGTCCACAACCTTTGTGAGTGGATTATAAAGGTATTGTGCGCCTTGGAGAAGAAATCTTACGGCACGAATTATTAAAGCGTTAGTTCTATCAGTAGCCGCCGCAATTGTGACGGGATTAGCCGTGGGTTTTGTAATGTCCGAGCCAAGGAAGATACCGAACTCGCTTAATGCTCCGGCAGCACATTCGGCATTGGTAATACGTGCCTTTAAATAACATGTCTTACCACTACGGTAGCAAATCATTTGTGGGCGCGCGTTAAGAGTTACTTCCGTTGTGAGTTTCCAGTCTGCATCATCCGGTCCTTGCCATAGTCCGGTATTGGACACTGGAACTAACGCCGTTGGTCCATCGACTCCGGCATTGGTATTTGTAGATGAACCAACTCCCAAATAAATGTGGTTATTGGCGCTCCACTGCGTTGAGTTCATCATAGTATCCAAGAACGCAATCTTTCCGGCATCAACAAAATGATTCGGTATCTTGCCGTAGTCGGCAATTACTTTTCCATCTTTTTCGCTATATACATGAAAATATCCCATTTTAATAGGTCACTCCGCTAATCGGTTGATCATAATATAAAATTAACTTAATATCGTCATTACTTTGTCCTATAAAAAAGTTTGTCTCATCGGCGACAGTAGTTGTGCCACTTAAACAAGGACCAATACCTTGGGTGCCGGTATAGGAGATTCCTTCGCCATACCAGTATTGTCCCCACTGTCCATTTCCCCATTGCATTCCCGGCATAGTCGTTCGCCCTTTAGGGAAAATACATACACCGGAGTTTGTTACGGTTTCATAATTTATTATGCCACTTGTTGAACTTAAATAATAATACGGTTCGATAATGGCGCTTACGCCAATTGGCACGGTGTTATCCAAGAGTTCCTGTAAATCGGGATATTTAGTTCCGACGAGTTCCTGTGGTAATCGGACGCGAAAGAAACATTCCGGCGAATAATTCTGTTCTAATGTAATCCAGCCGGTATCTACGCGAGTAAAATTGGAAACGTAGCGTTTAATCTCATTTGGCGTTGGCACCATTTTCCACTGTCGCGCCCATATTCTTAACGCTAATGATTCATCGTTTTCATTAATACGTTTTATACCCACACTTTCCCCTAACTGATAAAGGAGGAAACTCTCTGTACCTTTACCATTAAATCCGTAGCCGGAACAATCCGGACATAATACGCCGGAGTAGTATTTAGAACCTGTGCAGGTCTGGCATTCCGAAAGAGATGCTTGAACACCTTTCTTGAGTTGATAAATTCCTTCGCGTTCTAACTCGGTGTTCATACCGTAGAGCATTTTCATACCATTATCGGCTAAACAATAAACGCTAATATCTAATGGCGGATTCACAGTGAAAGTGTTTATTTTGTGAATGTTACCTTCTATTAACCGTTCCTGATTAATACGTCCGCTTATAAACTCTACAGATGCGCTATATACACCCGTTACACCTGTATATAAAGGATAGTAATACGCGAGATCATACATATATCCAGTTGCCCAGCCGGAAACTATTGCAGTCTCGTAGGTTATGGATACAGTTGCGCCGCTATTAGCCCATGGTGCTTCGTCGTTGACAATGTATAACGGACCACATTGAGGAAGCGTTGAATCCCAGATATGCGTTTCGGTGCCTACTGTTTGCGCGACAAGATTAAAATTATGACCTAATCTACTACCAGCAGCGCCTTTATAAGCATCCGAGATATGAGAAAAAAATTCGCGCACGCTCATGTGAGTTGCGCCCCTTGGTATAATGTTGATGTATCTAACACAACGTACTCATGATTAGATACGGCTAAGTCTCGTTCTTCATTACGAGTAATCCACGTCCCGTTATTAATACATATTTGGAAGTTGGTAAGTTTCTTCACTCCCGGCGTATTCATAATCGCTTTTTCCGCTTGAGAATATACCACATCTTCCCCTACATTGAGTGTATCTAGGTATGCCGCGAGATTATATTTTGCCTCGCCTATTACGGTGGCTAATGTATAGTTAGGATATAGTGTTAGTTTTCCACGTGTTCCGAGATATACTTTCTCTGCTTCAAGAATGTTATATTGTATGCATACGGGCGAGTATCCACCGGATTCATTGTCTAATAGCGCTTCAATCTCCGGCTTAATGTCTGTTGCGAAGATATAGTTGGAGTAGGGAATAACTTCGATATTGTATGCCGGCGCTTTGAATCCCGTTTTCCTTACAAATCCGGAAGGGGAAAATGTGGCAAATCCGCTGAATGAATCGGAACGGTAATTAACAGCTATTTCTCCTGTGGTTGCGAACATCCAGTAGCCGGACGTTGGTTCCTCTGCTTGGTGGAAATAGAATGCGTAGGTTCGTGTGGTATCAAGTCCGTTGTATTTAATCGGTATCTCAATCTCTTGCCATAAATCTTCGTGTTCGCGCTCGAGGATTTCCATTGTGATGGAACCTGATGCGAGATATGTTCCGGTAGGGGAAATCTGTCCGGAGACATATTGTTTCAAGCCATAATCTAAATCCGGCGCTATACCGGAGGTTCGCCCATACAATGTTACACTAGATAGTGTTCCAATACCGCTTGATGGATAGAAACTCAAACCATACCAGCCGGTACCATTTAAAGCAATACCACTATCCAGAACATAGGTCCAATCGGTTGGAACGGCTCTATCTACGGTAGATGTTTGCCATACAGAACAATTCTTAACGCCGGCAAGATTCCAAACCATAGCCTCGACGGATTTAAGCGAGAATGTTTTACCATTAGCCGCTAAGATACGCTGACGGTAATCATTATCAGTTTCCCATTCGCGACCATTAGTTATATCTGCAACGTTATAGCAGGATGTAATATTACCTAATGAACTCGCATTAACGGTAATGGTATTTGATGCCGTATTTCCATAGGTTCCCGAAGTATCACATTGAATCGGAACGTATACCGCCATAGTTCCACTTAAGGACACATAGTAGTATTCGCCGGAAGCAATGAATCCGGTATTAGACCATGTTACAATATCGCCGCTAAAAGTATAGTAGCCGGTAGAAATTAATGTATTATAATCCGGATCGGTAAAGAGTCCGCTGATAGAAAGATTGGCGTAATTGGCTGGGATATCATCTTGGGTGCCGCCTAAACGCGTAAAGATAAGTTTGTCGGCGAAGTATCTTGCTTCGGTAGAAACATAAGTCTTGTTATTTTCCGTCGCGAATAAACTACCTTCCGGAATAGATGAGTTGTCGGGAACGCCGCTGCATAATACTTCCCCTACCGCATAAGATGGCTTTTTGCGAGTAAGACCCCGTTCCTGACCGTGTTTATCAAGCCAGACACCTTCGGCTGCCATGGGCGTAATATTTTGCATTCCATCGTCGATGTTCCCCTGAAGATAATACTTTTCAACGGCTGTAGTCTTAAGCCATTGATAGATAATATTATCCGGATTAATATTAATAGTTGGAAATGTTTTTTTGAGATCATTACTCATTCGGATAAAGATTTCGTCGATTGTCTCGCGCACGTAGCCGGTTGCGGTTAAACTCATACTTCTAAGACCTCTGTATATTCATTTGCACTTGTATCGGTGACTTGGATATTGACAATTCCCGTTGTTCCCGTAATAGACGCTTCAACAGAACGGATACCATATAAACTTTGAACCTGATAAACATTTAGAGCTTCTATAACCATGTTGCGAAGTAGAGTTATCTTACTTTCGCCGGGAGGAAGCTGGGATACATTAAATATATCAAATCCGTATTCGGGATAAAAAACTTCCGAGCCAACTTGGGTATTAAAAAGGTTATTAAGACGTTGTCGGAATTCGGCTCGGTCGGTTAAAAAATATAGATTACCTTGCGCGTCTACGATTGGTGAACCGCATGGCTCACAAAAGATTGATACCATGGTTATCACTTTGTCATTTGTAATTCGATTTTCTGGATTAATAAGCGATTAGTAAGTTCCTTATCGGCAAGTTTAGCTTCGTATTGGAGAACCATCTTGCTTTTCTCGGCTTCATGTGTTTGATCCTTAATAGAGATCACATTATTCAAAGCGTAAATTTCTTCGCTTTGTTTCTTCATCTCATCTTCATTGGAAGTAAAGATACCCCAGAAGATTTTGGTGATAATGGAAATTGGAACTACAGCTTCTAAAATCGTAAGTAGTTGCTGCCAGTCCCAATTCCCACCCATAGAATTCTTTATAAAGGCGATTATAGCACTAACAATCACCGTCAAGAATCCACCTAATAGCATTTTGAGTGTAGGAGAATTTTTAAGACCGTTTCTAATCTCGGTGCCGGAAATAACACCGTCACCATTTGCGTCGAGATCTTTCTTAATTTGGTTAGCTATATTATCTCCGGCAGCTAAAAGCGCTTCAGTTTTTTTCACGATTTCCAAATCCTTCACCTTATCAATAGCTTTTCCTACATCAGATAGAATTTTATCAGTGTTTTCCACCATTACTTTCCCCTTCCTTGCGGAAAATTATATTTTCCGCGATATCCATTTGCATAAGTGGCACGTCCTTGTTCCGCAGCCTTTTTCTTAGCATCTTTGCCGCGATACTTGGTTCCGTGCTCGCCCATTGCTCATAATGACCTTTAGAGTCTTCTCCACCATGAACAGGCATAGTTTATTTAAAACATTTCCTTTTTAAATACCTTTGCATCCACCTTTTGGTTAACCATGTTTTATCACCTCAAACTTTATCATTTATATGTTTATTCAATAGATCTAATGTACTTTGCAATAATTGTGCAAAGACACTAATTTGATTTTTAAGTAGTTCATTGTCAATTTCCACTGCAGTAATGCGGGCTTCGAGTTGCTCGTTGTTATCGGGAACGAGTTGTTTTCCAATTGGACTGTTTATTTCTCTCATTTAATTCACTCCAAATTGACAATTCACGAACACATAGGTATTGGTTGCATT